CCCCCCCCCTGCTCCATTTTTTAGATTACGCAGGTATAAATACAATGTGGTATTGACATGGCTACCTCTGCGTATTAACATTGCAGGTAGTTTTTTACATTAGGAGAAGTTGATGACTGAGTACTTAGGTATTAATATCGATTACAGTAGAGATCGAATTATACCGGAACAGGGATTGTTAATGTTGACCACTAAGGGTTTCTATAAAACTGAGTGGGAGGGTTCTCCTCAAGAATCTTTTGCTAGAGCATCTACTTGCTACTGTTTCGGCGACTATGAATTAGCTAAGCGTATATATGACGCAGTGTCTAGTAAATGGTTTACATTCGCCAGTCCAGTGCTGAGCACCGCTATTGAGATAGAGTGGCCGCGGGACTTGAGAGATTTCGAAGCTTATGGAGATTGGCTAGAGGATAACATAGACACTCCATCAGGCCTGCCTATAAGTTGTTTCTTAAATAGTATTGAGGACACTAAGGAGAGTCTAGTAGACACGCGTACGGAGGCTAACCTGCTGAGTATGAGTGGCGGCGGTATCGGTGTATACTTTGGTAACCGCTCCCCAGATGAGAAATCTACAGGTGTAATGGCGCACTTAGCTGGATGGGACGCCGACTGCCTATCATATAAACAGACCAGCTCACGCCGCGGTAGTATAGCAGCGTATTTAGATATCACTCACCCTGAAATCATTAAGTTCATACGTACCCGTAATCCTATCGGCGGTAAGAACTTTAACATAAATACAGGTGTTAACATTACCGATAAGTTTATGAAAGCCGTTATAAATGGCGATGACTATGAGCTTATCGATCCTAAGCATGGACCTACGGGGATATTCCTATCAGCACGAGAAGTGTGGGAAGATTTAATGGATCAGCGCTTTGAGACCGGCGAACCGTACCTATGTTTCATTGATACTATCAATCGTAGCCGTCCGCCACAGATAACTAAGGCCCTGTATAATGTCCGCCAGAGTAACCTATGTTCAGAGATTACTCTTATGACGTCTAATAAGCGTACGGCTGTGTGCTGCCTATCGTCTCTAAACTTGGATAAGTACGATGAGTGGAAGGATACTACGCTAGTAGCAGACTTGGTAAGATTCTTAGATAACGTGCTAGAGTACTTCATTAGACTGGCCCCTCCGGGTTTAAGCAAGGCAGTATACTCCGCCCGTAAAGAGCGCGCTATAGGCCTCGGTACTTTAGGGTTCCATAGCTATCTACAGCGTAAAGGCGTACCATTCGAGTCCGGTGGTCTAGGAAGCGCTTCACAGATAAACTTTAACATATACCGTAATATCAAGGCCCAGGCAGTAGAGTCTAGTAAGGTACTGGCTAGTGAACGAGGAGAGCCTGATGACTGTGTAGGAAGCGGCATGCGTAATAGTCATTTACTGGCTATAGCTCCTAACGCCAGCAGCTCATCCCTTGTCAACGTCAGTCCTTCTATCGAACCGTGGGCCGCTAACGCGTTCTCTGCCGAAGGTCGTGCCGGTGCATTCTTGATAAAGAACCCGCACTTAGTAACGGCTTTAGAGGAGTTAAATCTTAATACTGCGGATATGTGGGCTCGCATAGTTAAGGCAGAGGGTTCTATTCAGGGTATAGAGGAGATTCCCGAGAGCGTACGTAGAGTATTTAAGACTAGCTTCGAGATAGACCAGATGTGGATCATAGAACACGCTGCTATCCGGGCTCCTGAAGTATGCCAGAGTCAGTCGGTGAATACCTTCTTGCTGCCCGGCAGTACTGCTCAGATGGCTAGTGATATCTGTATTGCCGCCTGGGCTAAAGGCGTCAAGTCTTTATATTACTGCCGTTCAGATGCACCGGTCAGCGCCAGTGTATCACGATCGGATACCGTACGGTCTAGTAAACCCTCCGAGCCAGCGTGCTTATCTTGTGAAGGATGAATGTAATGAATAGTAATGAAGCGATAATCCAGGCCCTTGATTCGGTACGTAGACTATACGCTAAGGAGATAGATGATATTGACAGTAAGATACGTACGGCTGCTGGTATGGGGAAGTTCTATGTGTCCATAGATCTAACTGATTACCGTAGTGATATCACTCCTATGAAGGACGCCTTAGTTAACTTGTATAGATATAAATCTTTCACCGTGAAGTTACCTTTACCTGGTAGCGTGATTAACCTGGAGTGGCCTTTATGATTATCTTTGAGCCTACACGTACGTACCACCCGTTTAAGGCGGCGTGGGCCATGGAGCTGGCAGAAGAACACTCTATCAGTCTATACTGGGATAAGCATCAGCTTGAGTTTACGGATGACATCCGTCAGTATCACTCTAAGGATGGCCTTAAGACTGCTAACGTCAGCCATGAGTCTAACAAGAACATGCTGGCTAAAAATCTTAGCGTATTCACCCAGAGTGATGTAGCGGTAGGAGAGTTGTACTGCCGACTGCTACCTTACGTTAAGAACAATGAGATACGCAATTGGTTCATGGTGGCTGCTGCCCGTGAATCTACGCACCAGAGATGTTACGCTGCTGCGGTGGAGGAGTTAGGGTTCCCCGAGTCTACATGGGGTGAGTTCATGGAGTATAAAGCCATGAGCGATAAGATCGATCTTATTAGTGCTGCTAGTGAAGATCTATCTAAGCCTATAAACTTCGCTAAGACTCTAGCACAACTTCTGTTGGCTGAGGGTATTGCCTTATTCGGAGCCTTCGCTAGTATGCTCAATCTTAAGCGCTTCGGGCTTATGATGGGTGTTAACAAGATTAACGAATGGTCACTTCGAGATGAAGAGCGTCACGTATACGGTAACATACTCGCGTTGAACGACGTCAAGTCTTACCTAACCGATGTAGAGTTGGTAGAGTTAAATGAGTTCATAGTAGAGGCAGTTACTCGTTATCGTGCAGCTGAGCATAAGTTCATCGAGCTAGCATACGAGATGGGTCCTCAGGAAGGTATGACTGAGGGAGACATGAAGGACTACATAGATTACCTATGTGATTTACGATTAGAGCGTCTAGGGCTAGATCCTATCTACGGCACTAAAGATAACCCTTTAGAGTGGATGGATTGGTTACTAACAGGGCGTAAGCACGTTAACTTCTTTGAGAATCGTGTATCTCAGTATGATCACTTAGGATTGATAGGTGGTGTAGAATACGATAAGTACGCATCTTATCTATAAGGGTACCCCCTCTTACTTAAAAAGAGGGGTTTAGTTATAAACATATTGTAAGGGAACTTACGATCTCCAATATTTAAAGGAACATTAAATGTCTAATACTATCGTTAATATCCCAGGCCGTGAATCACAAACTCTTACTGGTATGGTCCTGAGCGAGAAGGAAGTTCGCGACGCGTACGCAGGTGTGATCGACCTCGGTTCTTACGTAGCCACTACAACTAAATCTGGAGATGATACTATTATCACCTTCGCTAACCGTACTGGCACTAAAGGTGCTGATACTATCGTTAATATCCCTGGTCGTGAGTCTCAGACCCTTACTGGTATGGTCTTGAGCGAGAAAGACGTCCGTGACGCGTACGCAGGTGTAATTGACCTAGGCTCTTACGTAGCTACAACTACTACTTCAGGCGGTAACACTGTTATTACCTTCGCTAACCGTACTGGCACTAAAGGTGCTGATACTATCGTTAATATCCCAGGCCGAGAATCCCAGACTCTTACGGGTATGGTCCTGAGTGAGAAAGACGTCCGCGATGCTTACGCAGGTGTGATTGACTTAGGCTCTTACGTAGCTACAACTACTACTTCAGGCGGTAACACTGTTATTACCTTCGCTAACCGTACTGGTACTAAGGGTGCCACTGCAGTGATTATTGATGGTGTCCAGGTCCTGTCTACTCCGGTAGATATGGATGAAGAGGATGTGCTGGATATCCTTGAGTCGGGCGCCTTTGGCGATGTCACTGACTACGAGTATACTACTCAGGAAGTAGGTAATACTACCTTCATGACTTTCACCCCAGTTATGGGTGAACTCGAGGCTCTTTTAAATAAGAACAAGCCTGTAGATTTGAAGGCCCTATTACTGCAAGGGCTAGTTGATAGTGACTCTTCAGACTTAGAGGAAGATGAGGGTGAAGACTATTATTGTTTTGATGAGTTTGATGAGTTTGATGAAGGCGAGGAGGACGAAGACGAGGTAACCTCTACCGAAGTTATCATCGACGGTATGACGCCTCGTGTTCTACAGGGCATCATAATGGATGCTAGTATGCTGATCGCAGCTTACCGTGACACTATTGACTTAAGCCAGTATGTAGCAGAAGAGCGTGTGCAGGGCAGTGTACTTAAGGTATATTTTACAAAACGCCAAGGTGCTAAAGGTGCCCTGGCGTAATTAAATAAGGGGCTTCGGCCCCTTTTTTATTAAGGGTATTTTAAGATGGATTTTAGATCTTCTTGCATGGCAAGAATACGCACTCTATTAGAAGAGTACGGTTCTACTAACGGATTACACCTACCAATCGGAGCTATAAATAGCACTTTAGGTTATATAGGGCCTTCAGGAGGCGTCTCTAATAATAATAATAGATTAATTTACTTAATGGTGGGCGCCTTGACAGAACCTGCCAGTTATAACCACTGGCTTTTAAATGGCAGATCTATACCTATATATCTAGAGCATAACGCTAGTGTATGTATAGGCGTAGTGAGTGGGTATAGAGAACAGTTAATGGAGCAGCTCGAAAGGCTACATGGGGCTACTGTATCTATCGTACACATGAGTGATACAGTGTCTACTGTAAGGATTAGATTTCAAGGAGGAACCCTTGAAGGCGTTATGGCTTCTTTAGTGCAGTTACGACAGATTATATCTGATATGGTTCTTAGTGGCAGGGCGTATGGATCTACTATACCTAACGTAAGTTATATGCTAGAGGAGGGTTCACATGGAACTTCTTGAGGCTATACTCGCCGTAGAGTCTAATGTAGCCGCGTCCCCTTTAGACGCAGCCGCAGAAGAGCTAATGACATTAGAAGCCAGGGTCCCTGATATCAGCTCTATAAGTGAGGTACTGCGCGTATTAGAGCGTGGCAATGACCTGCTTAACACTATCAATAGAGGTCCAGATCGTTACTGGCATAGCACATATAATAGTGTGTTCAACTTACAAAGGATATTATCCGTACCAACTTGTTCAGCAGGAGTGATTTATGTCTAGTTTAATTATAAGCATGGACCGTAAGGATATCGTAACCGTAAAGGATGCTACAGGCAGCCACTTGAAAACTATGTCGGTAACGTCATTTATAAACCTGCTTAAAGCCCTTAATCCAGAGGCCGTGGATTCCGTAGGGCGCCCTATATCCCTTCCTACCAGTATACTTACCATAGCAGGTTCCCCTGCTCTATATAGTATATCTATGTACTTTCCCGAAAAAGAGGCTGTTGTACGGTGTAGCGGCACTAATTATAACATCGTACTCCCTAATATAGTGCTAGAGATAGACCTGACCGAAGGTCCTGGATGCTGGACTATCACTAGAACTAGATGGATAATGACTGACAAGAGCCGGGTTGATTATAAACCTGAGTACGGTAAAGTTCTAGCTATGCCTAACGTGTATAGCGGCGGCAGTATGTGCTACGGCGGTAACGCACTACCCGGCAGGATCTACCATGATTGGACTATACTAGATAGCCTGTATCATGATGTATTACTGAAATCTCCATTCAACAATGACCTAGGTGTACCTGGAGTTGGTGCAAGTGCCGACGACTGGTTAAAAACCCTTAGCGATCGCCGACTTAACGGTGATAAATTCCCATATGAAAGATTCTTCTGAGGCTAATATGTCTATTATCATAAACCCTATTACTACCGTGTTACTTAATCATACAGAAGTGGATGACCCTAAGTACAATCACTTCATGTTCAAATATGTGCTGGAGAAGGACCTGACGTTAACTAGTACGTCTGTCATGACCGGTGGACGGTTTATCAAGAAGTACATAGCCAACCTGGCCGGTAAGAAACTACCTGCCGACGAGATACAGCCACTAGTTAACGGGGTTAAGATCCCTATCCTCATCATGCATCAGATCCATAAGTTCTTCATTGATGTTATGAAATTGCATTCTGGCAGTGAAGCGCAAGCTTTTGTGGTCATGAGAGACGGTGAGTACAAGATATTAATCCCTGAGCAGACAGTAAGCGGGGCTGCTGTAACCTATGACCTGACTAAGGAATTATTACCGGGCGATATTATAGTTATGGATATACACTCCCATAACTCTATGGCTGCGTTCTGGTCCGGTACAGATAACCGTGATGATAGTAAGAATACATGGATCTCTGGAGTATTCGGCAAGGTAAATACTAAGCTGGAGTATAAGTTCCGCTTCAGTGATGCTACAGGGTCTCATTATGATCTTGACATTAAGGACGTCTTTGAAGAGGCTGCCGAGGTATCGATACCTGCAGAGTGGGTATCTAATGTAAAAAAGTCGGTACTCTCACGAGCGCCTATAAGCAATTACCCCGGGTTATACCGAGGCCCTTCGAAGCCGAAGAAGTGGAAGCAGAGCCCGGGCTCTTTAGAATGGGTTGGTGGAACAGACTATTCAGAGGATGATCTATCCTTAGATACAATGATCACCTCTCTAGAAGATGCCTTAGTGGAGGACGAGTTGGTAGATATAATGACAGACATGATCGACCCGTATGCAGGGGATCGCCTAATGGTTAGTAAGGTACTGTCTAGTCTGGAAAACGCCTTCAGTGGTAACGGTAATATAGACGTATCGTTCCCTATAGGTGCCGAGAACCTATTCCATAAAACTCACACTGTATTATCAGGATATGGTACCGATAACAGTACCATACTGACGTCACTAGCTACCGTAAAGGGTATGTACAATGTTTGAGAGAAAATTTGAAAGCATAATATCTACAGTAGTAGTTATTGGATGCGGAGGTACTGGCTCTCGAGCCATACCTTTGATGGTGCAGATACTTAAGAATAGCCCTCGGGCGTTAGCGCCTCGCTTAGTACTTATCGATGATGACGTAGTGGAGCATAAGAACTTAGCACGTCAGAATTTTATCAACCAGGATGTTGGCAGAAGTAAGGCAGAGGTATTGGCCGAGAGGTATTCTGTTGCAATGGACTTCCCTATTGTATCCAATAAAGCTCGTATATCTGGTAACAATCTCGTAAATGTAGTAGATCAAGCTATGCATGGAAGAGGTTGGCCTTCTATCCGTGGTACACATAGTCCTATATTCATACTATGTGTAGATACCATGGAGGCTCGCATGGATATACTAAAACAGTTGCCGGGTGGATCTATTGTAATAGAGGCTGGTAACGAGGATACCTTCGGTAACGTCACGGTGTTTGACGTAAGTGAATTCCGAGGTGCTAACGAAGCAACTCCATTCTATGGAACTGTGGAGATACCTGTAATACCAGCCCCGGTAGCACGATACGAACATGCATTAAAAAACCCGTCGGTTAAAACGGGTTCCTGTGCAGATTTAGATCAATCTGCTGCCATCAACAACTTGATGGCCGCAGGGATAAACACTATACTCCAGAATATATCGTATGGTATACCTCTAAGATATCGTACTAAATTCTATGATCTGGCAGGTAGTGATCATACAGAGATAATGAACGTACACTGGTATAATCAGGAGTATAAGTGTGCTGGTATAAAAACTGCGATGCCAATGGCACATACGGCTAGGGCTGATGCTCTGAATCGAGACTTAGCAGCAGCCCGTAAGATACCTAAAGAACTACTTGCTGCTATAGCCTAGTAGTAAGTAGGCTTTTGCATAGCCTGCATTCCAAGTCCTGCTACCGACCCAGCTCCGTAACCCTTTAGTACTGTACTCCCTGCTACACGCAGGGCTGATACTAGTGCTTTAGGGTCTTTTTTAGCTATAGCAGCTAATAGGGCGGGGGCGGCTAAACCTGATGCAGAAGCAACTCCTATCGCACCACCTGTAAGAGCGGCAACTCCGTAGTCAGGGTCGAACGCCTTCTTCTCTAGCATTCTAGCTTTTTCCAGTAAAGACATTTTTCTTCTCCATTAATATAGTTAACATCCTGCGGAATCCGAATACCGCCACGAAAATACCTATGATTATCCAGGTATACCAATCCGGTACTCCGGTCTTTAGAAATTCGAAGCCGGCCTTGACATTATCTTGAGTCTGAGGGAAAAATGAAGCTACGAATGGCGCTAGGAAAACTAGCATAACGAATTCATCCTTCCAGGAATTCTCCTGACTCTTAACTGCTAGCATATCTAGATCATTCTGGGCGTCTGCGTCTCTCTGCATACGCACGATAGAGGCATTGGCCTCTGCCTCTATAAGTCTTATTCTAGCATCTACTTCAGCAGCTTTAATGTTAAGCTTCTGCTCCTCAGTCATAGTCTTACGATCCTGCCATTTACCCACCAGTTCAGTAACCGGTGATATAAGAGCTGACCATATACTCATTCTAAATCCTTGCGCCTCTCTTTGGAAGCCGCGGTAGAACTATCACTTACTTGGAACTTACGCATCTCCAAGCCATTATCATCGTAAGTAGTTAGGATACCCTGAGCTTTATCCCATTCCCAACTACCCTCAGCCTCTACTAGTAGGCTATCCACTTTAGCGTCTATCTCTACCATGTACTGATATAGCTCAGCCATAGTTGGATTAAGAGGATCTACTGGTGTCATTTATCATCGCCTCTATATAAGTGTCCGCGGCTTTAGTAGCGTCACTGGTGATTAACTTCTCGTTACTAAACCTAGCTAACAGAGGGTGGTAAGGAGGTAGTCCTTCTGAGTTAAGTACGTATCGCACCACCGCTGTTATCATAGGAGATTCTACGTCATCTACTAACTCGGACAATACGTGCAGGGCCCACACCAACTCCAGAGAGGTAGGCATGTGCGTAAAGTACTCATCAGGATAGTATAAATTAGAAACCTCTATGAATCGCAGGAAGTAATCAGCATAAGTAAGGAATTCCTCTGGATTACGATGTAGTGATATTAAAGTAGTCAATACCGCGTAGTCATTTTCTGTAAAGGACACTCCTAAGTCTAAGCTCAGAGTCTCAGGTTCCAACTCCCAATACTCTTCATATTTATTAGAGAGCATTTTATCTAGCTTAAGTATGTTCACACTAAATCACCTATAAGACCTTTATGCGCTGAATCCAGTGCCTCTACCGCCTCTGGACCTGCGTCTATAGCATCAACTATCTCCTGCCCCATCACTCTACGTATATCGTCAGCTTTTGACACTAAAAGCTCATAGGATACCTGGCGTCTACCTAGGTTTATAAGCTCGTCGGGGCGACGGACTGTGAAAGCCTCTTTCTCAAAACATTTATGCAGACCGTTCTTACTATCCAACATACGTACCATACCGCAGATAGATCTATTATCCTCCACAGTTAGCTTACTAGTATTAGTACTCTGTATGAACGAAGCTATTTTAGTGAAGTTATCATCACCTGTATAGGATGCGCGCCATGACAATGCGTTAACTGCAGACTCTTTATTCAAATGTCCTGCGCCGGCATAAACCTTTAGATCGTCCGAGATACCTATAGAGTCATGCAGGGCTACACATGCTGACGCTACTTTCTCAAAATCTACGTGTATACCTGATAGATATTCTCTTAGGAAGTCCTCTTCAGATTCCACGTTAGAAGCGACCTTAGTCATAGAGTTAGTTAAAGCAGTTACTTTATCTCTTAGATCGTATAGAGATACTGCTTTATTAACTCTCATTAGAGTATCGTAGTCTACTACTTCATGAGCCATTTTCTCCATGTACGCCAGTTCTAGCGCAGATACCAAGGTCTCGTTCATACTACCTGTAGGGAATGATTGTTCCAGGCTGGCAGTCTTTATCAGGGGAGCTATCTCAGGAAGCAGCTTCACCATATTATTTATATTCTTGATAGGCATTATTTCCCGTATCCTTCTATGTAATTCATTAGTTTCTCAGCTTCCGTCATACTATGCTCGTAGCCGTCAGTATCGCCGCTTTCACCCATAGCCTTAGCTTTAGCCACCAGGTCGTGTACATGCGGTTTGTAGTACTCGTTAACCTCTCTTTTAGTAGGGGCTAAATCTACTCCACTCATTAATATATTTTTAGAGTTAGTTTTTAAAGTATCAGATACTATACTAGGCTTAGGAACGTGTCCAGTAAGCATGAATAGGTTAAGATCATCCTCACCCTTTATATTACGCAGCGATCCTACTACATCAGCCTGATTCCTGTTACGCGCCCTATCAGTTAGTACCTCTGCTATAGTCCCACCGAGCGTAGCTACACCACCTAACGCTAGGGTAGACGGCAGTGCTTTCTTTATAGTAGAGTACAGTAACCCAGACTGTCCAGGCACTGTAGGCGCCCCGCGGGTCATCCACAGACTACCGATAAGAGAGCCTAATACTGGTACGGATGCTAAGCTAGCGGTATTCGACAGAGATCTCCCTACCATACCGGGTAGTTTAGCTATTATACTCCTACCCTCTTGCACATCCAAGCCTTCTGCGGCTACTATTCTCACCACCTCTTTCTGATCCGCCGTAGTCATGGCTTTGAAGAAAGGGCTGTTAAATGATTGATCTATAGGCTTAGAGCCGTTACGATGCGCTAGCACCATAGCTCTTGCCATGCTTTTAGTGTCCATATTATAGTTCCTATATGTTGATACTAGTATTTTAAGGCTTAATGCCTTTACACTTTTTTCTTATATATGGTATAAGTATTGTACACACACAGGAGTGATTATGAACATCTCTAAATTCTTATTTTCTATATACATAGCAGTATCTACTCTAGCTCTTCTATTAGCAGCATGGAGATAGCCCGTATTAAGAACGGTTTGATTTCTTTAGATGATCTGTATGCCCACCTACAGGGTAGGCAATTGGCGCCTAAAGAGTGGATGGCCACGGAGGAGGTACAAACCGTCATATCTCATATGGAATGGGATGGATCCGTATTACCTAGTAACCGCATATATAAACAGGGCATACACTGCATGGTGTGTAAGGAGCTAGCAGTGATGTATGCCTGCGTAGATATTATGGTAGCTTGGAGAGTGGTCGAGTTATATGATAGCCTAGTAGAGGTGCTTTTTAAGAGAAAGGAGTTGGACTATAAGTGGGCTGCCAGGGCCGCTCGTGTAGAAGTGTCTTTGGAGTATTTTATAGACCTAGCTCAAGATGTGGCAGGAGTATCTATATCAGAATCCATGGTGATGGTCGGTATGACCTTCCCTGAATGGCTAGTGATGAATAAGAAGTTCCAAGAAGTTGATGTCCTAGAAGATCTTTTGCTTATAAGCGAGGTGAAGGGTGAGGAAAGGGCGTTAGCATATATAGGAGTTGATATACGACTGCCTAAATTACATAAAGCTATAGAGGAGTACACAGCAGAATGTTTATCCCACCACTGAAAGACGATACATTCAACAGACTTAAGAGTACAGGGCTAGCCACTATATCTGGCATATCTTCTTTGAACCGGAATAACGTTAAAGGTAAGTTTACTACAAATCTACCTAATGGTATTAGTAGTGCGTTTGTAATACGTAACCATAAAGGCCGCTACAAGTATTTCCCTATAACAGTAGATCGGGGGATTATCAGCGGTCTACCTGAATTGATATGGTGCGGGTATATATATCACGATGGAGTGTGGTATTTCGCGTCTACCGATAACATGCTTAGATTACACAGAGGGGAAGTCCTCGGTATATGTCAGGTAGTAGAAACCTCTATGCTGGAGCAGAGAGGCGGTATTACGGAGGACACCAGACGTACCGGACCTGCTCCCGTACCTCCCGTACTTACAGCCCCTCCCACACAGCTAGAATTGGAGGGGGATTTAGAAGAGTCTCTCTTAGATATCCTAAACAGCGCGGAGGCTGGAGAGAGAGGGCCTAGTCTAAACGCTTCAGAGCAGGTAATTAGAGTAACTCCAGTAGAGCCAACTCCGCCTTTAATGCCTGCAATTAGTGAAAGACTGGTACTGCCAGAGCCACCTAGAACACTAGTACTGCCAGTGCCGCCCCTGATCGATTCGTAGAGCCTTCTGAGAAGGTCTTGAGGCCTACCTTATGGTAGGTCTCATTTTTAGATTAAACGCTGTATACGTGCGTTACAGGGGCTAGGAGGCTACCACACTGAGTAGGGTCCGACTCTCTAGCTATAGAGATGCCGTTTATTAATACCGTAGGGCTTCCGGCAGCTACTACTGGAGTGTGCGGAGGTAGGGGTGGAGACGGGCATGCATGGTCTACACATACACTACCGAGAAGTGCTACAGGCTGGCCTTCTATAAATACGAAGTCTGACCCCTGTGACACTGTAGTAGGTATGAATCCCGGGGGATGTGCTGTTACTACACTACCAACAGTAGCGACTTTAAGTACCGCCATAATCTATCACCTTCTGTCCATGATATTCCCACGCCATCTCCACCTTGCATAACTGTACCAGTACCTCTGACAAAGGCGCACTAGTGACGGTGTGCACATACGTGGCCGTAACCGTGTATGTAGTATCTACTACTGTAGTAGGAGAGCACTCGAACTTAGTTAATTTACCTACCGTAGGATCTGTTAAAGCCTCGTACGCCTCCCAGGTACTTACGGCGCCTATATTGGTTACGTAGTTATCCTGTAAATACGCATACTCTATATTATCCGGTGGAAACGGATCTAAGAACATACCGCTTACAGTGGAGGTGGCACCTTCTGAAATAGTCACACCTGAATCAGTACGTGTAGTTTCTACCGTAGCACTGACGAATGCATAGCTAGGAGGCGGCTCGCATACGAATGTTATGATAAAACTCTCTAACTCTTTAAGTAGTACGAAAGGTGCTACCGGTACTAAAGGTGCACCTCCATTAACTGTTATAGGCATTATGATTTATTCCAGTGTATCTGTGCTCCGGCTATAGTAACGTTCTTAGGAGTAGACATACTGATATTCTCTGAAGACTGAAAGGTGAGACCGGCAGACGTTACGTCTAAAGACCCTCCTATATTCAAAGTGGCAGCTCCGGTAGTACTGATTGACATAGTACCATCGGTATTAACCAATATGGATATATCCTTAACGTTCAGCGCTACTCCGGTAGGAGATACGTCGTAGCTTATTACCGCGGATGCAGTGGTAAGCGTATGGTTTAAACCGCCGTTATGCACTACAGTATCAAGGGTATTATCTCCCTGTACGATCCTATGGCGCTTACCATCAGTATAAAGATCTTCTACCGAGGTTTGAACGTCGGTATAAGTATACGTTCGACGCATTACCCCGTCGTCCTCAGGATCAACCGGGAAGTCTGCTTCTAGTATCTCTCGAGGGCTGCCTATAGCCTCTAACGCCTCTCCCACTATTACAGCACCTTCATACTCTACTAGCGACGGTGTCTCGGTATGAGAAGCCGCAGGATCACGGTATAGACTTTTTTTAGAGTATAGACGGCCTCGTATAGAATTCTTCTGTACAGAGTCTACCTCTGTAAAATGATCGAAGTTACGCGATACGATGCGTACTAAGTCTCCCAGCCTAGAAGTTAATATCTGTGACAGTGCAGAAGATTTAGCTATGAAAGACCCTAGGCGTAGGAGCCCATATAATCCAAATTGATTGCTTACTATTTCATCGCCGTTAGACTGATCTTTAGGAGTACTACCACGTTTTATATCTACGTCTACCATAGAATAATCTGCGATGTCTAAAGTCTCATTGGCTTGGAGTGTGATATTTTGACGATCTATGTCTTCCGTAGTGTCTGAAGGGATGAGCCCTATTATAATAGGCATCCCCGTAGAAACATCTACGAGGACCCTATCTGACTCTTTAGGCCCCAAGCCTGACCATATCACTTCACGAAGGATATCGCCATTATCTCCGAGACATTTAGCGACCTTGCGCCGCAGATCTACTGCAGTTACAGTAGCATGTTTCAGACTATTTGACTTATAGGGACTATACATCATTCCACCTTAACTGGTACTGCTCTATCGAATATGATCCCGACGTTTTCCTGGATTACCGGAGCCTGAGCGGCTACTTGGAATTGGAAATTAGTCAGGGTGCATAGTTCTAAATAAGTAGCACCTATGATCTTACCATTAGTGCCATCCGTATCACCCTTAGTCTTGAAGACCATAAGGATACCGAATGGTATGTTAAGAGCTTCAGAGTCAAGGTTCAGGAACATATTACCATAACCAGGGGCTTTTCCGCCACTAGTATTTAAAGTATATCCATCACTGACATCCTGTCCAGTCTCTTCGTTATAAGCCATTTGAGACAGAGCTTTCATCAGAGACGATTGGTCTGCCAGCATAGCTGATAATTGTAATTGACTCTGCGTTTTACCACGAGTAAAGAACGTACGGTTAGAACCGATTTCGTATAGAGGCTGTACAGAAGCGTTAGTACTGTAACCGAATGAATCTACCAGTCCGATAGCCGATAGGTTAGTACCGGTCTCATTAACTCCATTGAATCTAGGAGGTCCAGCATAGAGCAAAGTAGTATCAGGGGTCAAAGACCCCTGGCTAAAACGCTCTAGACCTGCACCGCTAGATAGACGATCTACATAACTCTCTTTCCAGTCCCAACCGGCTGCAAGACCTGTAGTATCTGACGTAACACCTAGTGCCATTTAAAAACTCCTTATACAACCAAGTACAGGTTAGTGTAGTTATTAGGATCGCCCATAGCAATAGCTATTTCTACATCCAGCGCGTCCTTAGAAGCCGCATTCTGAGATACTTTATTAATAGAGTAGCTGACTAGCGGCGCCCCTACCTTAGGTAACTTCTTACTAGTCAATCGACTAGCGGCTGAATCTAGGGTCTGGCGAATAGTACGTATAGTATCTACGTTGATATTCCATACACCGATGAACGGCTCTAGAATCTCTTTAAAGTAGTACGATAGGTAATCCCAGTTCTTAACCTTAAGTATCTCGCGATACTCCAAAGTGCTCATGTCTGATGTAAGAGCGTGTAGGCAGTAAGGGGTCGTACCCTGCGCCTTCTGCGAGAACATCAGCATACCGCTACCTGCCAGAGTCTTGATTTGACTATCTGAGAAGTAGAAGTTCGAGTGTACTAAATTAGTCACACCTGATAGAGCTACCTTAGTCATACCTACCTGTGGAGACACTCCGGATACATAACCTGCAACCGCAGCTCCTAGGTAATACCCAGGTACTTCCACTTCGACGTCACTAGATACCACTGTCACATTACCAGGGATTATCCACTTGCGCTTATCAGCCCAGGTAGTAGCTTGAGCTACTAGGTAGTTAACTTGATCAGTCTTAGAGGCAGCACGTACTACCTTGAAGTCTACCACATCACCTTCCGATAGGGTAGAACCAGTACTGTCAAGTACTATAGTGTAAGCAGTAGCGTCAAGCACTTCTAATCCAGCGCTGATAAGATCAGGCTCGGTTAAAACACTCTCTAGCACTAGTATATCAGACGAAGTAGTATCGCCTACAGTACTACCATCGGTAATTACTACAGTAGTCTCTGCACCAACTACACTTTGTACACGGCCTGTTATCAGACTAGTAGAAGTACCTACGATATCTAGGATATCAGGTATCTCAACGTTTAGTATAGCCGCACGCCACTTACCCACTAAAGGGTCACTCATAGCAGTAGCGTGAGATCCTACTAAGGTTCCTACACTAAGATTGCTAGTAAGTGGTACTAGTGCATAAACACCTACGCCTTCTAAATATTCTACAGCCTGTGTATACGCTAGAGTCTCTTCCAGAGAAGGGTCTACAGGCATTGCATACACAGTAGCTCCACCGGCGTTAGCCAGGGCTAGAGATACACCTAGTGCCAAAGGATTATCAGGAGATACATTACCTAGTAAGTTAACTAGGGCAGTTACATCCTCTATCTCTACTACAGTAGAAATGTCCTTACGATCGGCTATATAACCGATGTGCACTTCAGCTTGTTTACCAGTCCCTTTTACCGCTAATTCAGATGAGAACGCGTAGTTATCAGTGAAAGTATCAGTGGTAGGTCGTAGGGTACTTAAAGTCAAAGCTCCGGCAGACCATGTAGGTACTGGAACAGTTACTTCTGGAGTAGCCTTATAAACAGTAACTCGCTTAGTAGTAGAGAAACCGGTAATACCAGCGGCAGTATCAAAAGAACCGGTGGTATAGTCTATAGTAGTCAAGAAGCTAACAGTAGGATTAGTATCCGTGCTAGCATCAGAAATAACTACGATGTCTCCAACTTCAACATGGCGTGTGCTTGTTTTAAACGGTAGTACATCAGATATTAAATTATCAGTACCTCCAATGTCATTGAATTCCAGAACCGGAGTGGCTACTGAGAAGTCAACGTCTTCACGGAAGGTCTTTATATAAGAGTCGGCCACAACTACAGTCATAGAGGCTTCATCGATTATCTGACCGGTGTACGCAGATCCCGGTACAGCAGTACCAGTGAAGGTAGTGACACTGGCTGCTAAACTAATAGCGCGCTGTGCTGTATCTTCTAGATCTATTTTCACAACATTTTTTAGCGGCCCTATAATACAGGCAGGTAGATCAGGGCTTATAGCCGCAGCTCCTCCTGAATTAGCCAGCTCCTGGTAGACTGCTACCTGGGGTAATACATATGACATATCATAATCCTTCTAGTTTTCTGAAGATGTGGCTTATTCTCATAGAATAATCGGTCACCTTCCACCGATCTTCGACTATGTAAGGTACACTTATAGTGATTTTAAACTTTTCTGTGTCCTCTCCTACCATCTCGCATACAGATATGTCTATATCTGATCCGAAACGCTGCATGCCGAACTTAGACTCTATGAGGGGTCTAGACCACGAGAGGAATTTCCTCAAGTAATCTGATATGATTTCACACTCGCCTTCTTCCCTGGCTTCTACTAAGAACATAAACATGCCGTTGACGTCTTGGCGCATTATAGTATCTGCCGTAGCATTGGACTGTAAACCAGACCCTATAAACTGAGTGCCTGAGCGGTAAGGTCCGCGCTGTAGCATAACACGCGGCATGACCTGTATTTTCTCTTCGTTACGGTCATTTATCATCTGTACGTGTACGTTCATATCTGCCATATCGGCAAATAATGCTTTAACTAGTTTAAGTATAAAACCACCGATATGATAATTACTATACTCCATGGACGTGCTCCTTATAATTAAACAGGTCGACGTATGGTAGGTCGAATAGTAGATTCTCCACGTGATTCTTACCTAATTCTTTAAGTACTACGGACTGGTGCTGTACGGTAGTCAACATCTCCGTACTACCTCGATGCCCTTCTACTCGGAATACCTTGCGATCTGATAACCTTAGTACTATAGCATGAGGCTGTAAGCTCGGGTAAGGTATAGTCCACGCTGAGGACATTATATCCTCTCTATTACCTATATAATCAGCTTGCATGCTAGGGTCTATAGGACCGAAGCTTATCTTAGTGAGCATACCCGTATGATACCCACCTTCATAAGAAGTGCCATAGCAAGTACGGCAGTGATCTTTTGTAGTACGCTTAGTATTATCATCCCAGCATTCGCTACATCTAGGACCTCTAATCTTAGGTGTAAATACTACTGAGTCCACACCTACGAATTTCTTAAGGAGTATAGACTCTCTGCGTATTATATCCCTCCACCTCAGCCAGTGGAACCTAGACAGCTGCTGAGAGGGTCCTACAGGGGTAGTGAACACTCCCTGACCTTCTACAATAAATAGCTCATCGTAGAATTTACGATCCTGTAAGCATGGGGCTACATAAAACGTATCGGTTATCGGTATCGCAGTAAGCTTACGATAAGGACCTCCCTCTGAATCCATAGAGTAAACAGTATATGGTCCACCAAAATCCTCCCATTCTATAAATGAGGTAGAACCCCAGGAAGGGGTGACCTTCACAGTTATATTCGAGAAGGTCGGTTTGTCTATCACCTCTCCGGTGATAAAGTACTGCCAATCTATCTTTACCATGTAGGGAACGTCGCGTAATCAGTTGATACAGAGCCCCAGCCGGCCTCCATATTAATAGCTATCTTAAGACTCTTAGCACTCTGTGAGAATAAGTCTTGATACATACCGGCTAGCTGTATGTAAAACTGGTAGCGCTCTTCTATAGGTACCGTTAAACCTCCGTCTGAGTAAGACATCTGGTTACGAGCTGCTAAGGCAGATTGCCCTAGAAACAACTGCCATAAAGTACCGTATAATAGTACTGCCTTACTACGTAGTGTAGTCTCCGTATCGCTAGTTAACGGTGGAGTATTGTTGTAAGAATCCAGTGCCATACTCTTAGCCAGGTCTATACGGGCGTCTGAGAATTCTACACCATCCAGTAGATGGTTATCATCTACAGAGTCTGCTATATAAGTCCTTACTTCCTCTGCTGTTAAACTAGCCATAGATTACCCCTTGAATTCAGCTATCATAACGGCTTTAGACTTACGACGGTCTAGCTCTACACCTTTTGATCTTGCGTAGGCTTCGATCTCGATTTTAGACATACTCTCCAGATCAACTTCATCAGTAGACTCAGAACTATCAGTATCAGTACCGTCTTCCACCATAATCTCAGCGATTTCATTAGTATCTTCGATAAGCTCTGCTTCAGGCTCTGCCAATTCTGCTTCATCTGATTCACCTGCTTCACCTGCCAGTTCTGCTTCACCTGCCAGTTCTGCTTCAGGCTCTGCCAGTTCTGCTTCATCTGCGACACCTTTAAGTTCGAATACTTCTGGTATAATGCGTAAAGTCTTAATCTTATCTCCTCTACTATAAATATCTCCATTAGGTGATATCATATCATCAAGCAGGGCTTTGGCCATTGTAGCTTCTAAGCGAGTCATGACACCTTCTGCCACACTATCAATAACCCATAGGTCAAATGTATCTCTAGTAATCATATACTACTCCTTTGTGTATACTTTATTTTAGGTAATAAAAAAGGGTCCCTAAGGACCCTTTTATTTATCAGCTCAATCGAGGGCTGATCTTACCGATCACGAAGGCTTTCGTGTTACCGATACCTACGCCTACTGCCTCATAAGTACGGAAGCTAATCATATCAGCTTCAGCCTTCAAGAACACAGTCGGTTCTTGTAGAGAGTAGAATTGGCCCAGATACTCTTCCGGAGCAAACGCAACAACTAGGTTACCCTTGTTAGTACGTGACACTGCGGTGCCATCCAAGAAGTCACTTGACAAGATGTCAGACTTGTTAGAGGTCACGATGTCTAGCCCGTAGAAACCTTCCATGCTACCAGTATCAAAGTGGCGAGCTGCAGTAGCATCACCAAGCTGAGTAGCTGGTTCACGTAGGATGGCTAGGTACAATTGATGAGACATCAATACCTTACCAGGCTTCTGGAAGTCATCTACCAGGAACTGAACTAGCTGCATTACTTTATCAGTAACGCGAGTACCAGTCAAAGACAGATCAGTTAGATAAGGCTTCTGTGCAGTTTCCAGAGGGAAATCACCGCTAGCACCAGTGTTACGTGCATTAAAGATTGAACCTAGAGCAGACACGAAGTTACTGTCTTCTGCTTTCTGAATATCCTTAACGCTGTTCTCTTGCAGGATCTGACGGATGTCAGTCTTGTAAGTAGCTAGCTCGAACTTAGACTTAGTGAATTCAGCAGATTCAATCTTACTGAAACCTACTTCATAACGAGTACCTTTGAAGTAGCGCAGTTCGCTCTTACCGCTCAAGTCGATAGTAGCAGCTACTGAGTCAGGTTCTTTCTCGATGATAACACGAGGTTGATCATCAAGACCGCGGTCTAGATCGCTAGAGTTAACCATTACAGGAGTGAAGATTTTACGAGTAAAACCGTCTTCACGTAATTTTTGACGTACGAATGCAGACATAGCCGCAGACGCTTCTTTAGTCATGCCTTTATCGATCTTGTCGATGAAAGCTGAGTTCATGTATTGAACATTGACTGTTTCAGTGTTGTAATCCATTATTTACCCCTTAACGTACAACGATGGTAGCTGATTTAGCTGCAGTACCGTCAGCTAAAAATACATCGCTAACATCAGTACAGAAACCACGCTTGACAGTAAGAGTACCGTCTACAGCAGCCCATTTGCCATTAGCGCTAACGCCTACAGCAGTTCCTTTTACAGGGATAGCAGCACCTACAGTAGCGCCTGTTTCGATGTTAGTAGTACGAACTACATAGTTACCGAATAGTACGATAGCAGGAGTGGCAGTTCCGCCTGTGCCTACGCTGTTAGTACGACGATCGCGGGGACCGCGAGCAACGATACCGATTTCTACAGCATCAGTAGTAGCGCCAGCAATGGCAATACCATCAGACGCCAGTACTACCAAATCGCCATTACCAGCCTGGGCCGCACCGTATGAAGCACTAACTGGAAGATTCATCTCCAGAGTAGGCTCCGCTACTGGCCAACCACGTTGGAATTCAGCGACGTATTCCATAGTGTTTACTTGTGACATAATTGTCTAATCTCCGTTAAATTAAGACATGCAGAATCTAAGCATTGGATCGCCGTCTGTATCCATTTTAGTAGAAGGACCACCGTATGATGGGACGTCCGCTGTAATGGTTCTGGCCATCTTCTCTAGAAGTGAGGGATCTAGCTCCGCAAGTTTTTCAAGATCTTCCTCGCTGAAAGCATCTTTCAGGGCTTCTACTGAAGTTCTGCTAGAGGCTGATTTAGTAAGGTTTTTAATCTCTACTTCTTTATCACTTAGTTTAACCTCTAAACCAGTGATGTGTGAAGCTACTTTAGTAAGAATATCACCCATACGGGCATATTCTGATTGTAACTTAAGCTCGAGTTCTCTATTAGGCGAGACCTCTTCAGCAAGTTTTTCAAGCAGCTTGTCGGCTTCTTCTTCAGATACGCCTTCAGCTACCAGCTTGGCAGAGGCTGCTTTCTTAACCATCTGCCAATCGCCGTCAGAAGCTTTAGCCTCGAGTTCGCGAGCCTGACTTAGCAGTAACTCTACGACTCTAGACATATTAACCTCGAGCTGCTTCGTTTACTAGCTGCAATGCTCTCTCTACATCAAGACCATCTTCTTCTACTAAAGTCTTTACAGCAGCTGCCTTCTCTAGATCGCTGTATTGTGGAGTAGTCATATACGCCACTGCGTCATCGAATGAATAGCCACTTTGTACGGCTTCTAGGATAGAGGCTGCTTTAATCATCTCGTTTTCAGCTAGCTCAGAAGCCTGCTTAACTAGAGCTACCGCATCTTCAAGATCGTAACCTTCAGCAGTCAAAGACTCGATGAAAGCACGCTTCTCACGAGAAGCTAGAGCTGCACCAACACCGGTAGCAGCAGCTACGCCAGCAGCAATGCCTAGAGCTTTCTTATTTTTCTTAGCGAAGGCTTTGACCTTGTCCATTTTACCCATAGGGGCAGCTTTAGGGGCAGCTTTAGGGGCCTGGTTAAATGCCTTGCCCGGAGTAGGAGTACGTTTACCCATAGCTGGAGTACGTTTACCCATAGCAGCCTGTTTTACCATCTCTACCGCGTCATCGAATGAGTAGCCTGATTCCAATAGTTCACCAAGAGCCGCAGCTTTCTCGATAGTATCTTCAGTGTCTTCATCCATGTCTTCGTCTTCATCTACGCCTGCACGATCCATGATAGCCTTAGCGGTATCAGTAATAGTACCTACTAGAGGAGTATCTTCAATAGCGTCGTCAGCGTCAGCTACCATATCATCAGTTTCATCAATAACATTGTTAGCACGCTTAAGCATACCAATGATATTATCTGCTAAGGCTAGGCCTTTTTGGCTCATAGTGTCGTCTCCGTCAGAGGCTTGTTTAGTTAAAGTTTGTTCAAGCTCGTTAGTTTGAGGGGCTGTTACGCCGGATACCTCATCTAACAGAGCGTCAAGGGGTGATTTCATAATTTCTCCAAGTCCTTAGATAAGGATAAATCCATTAGCAGGACAGGTACATCTGCCACATACTTAGATTTTACAGCGAATTTAGTTAAAGCAGAAGATATATTCGATATCATCATTTTTGCTATAATGGCTCCACCTACTAATTGTAATAGAGAGCTACTACTTTTACGTACCCGAGATGAATCTACAGGCTCCCTGCCAGGCTGCCAGTTAAGATAGCCGGAAGCTCTCTTCTCTACATATGGCATGGCGTAACTGCAGTGATCCATATAGCGCCATAAAGTTCTTACCAAGTATGGGTTAGGTTCATGATCTTCGATGTCAGGCACTAAATCTTTAGAAGATTCTGGTATGGCCGAGAGGCCTCTAGCAGATAACTCTGATAGTGCACTAGCAGCTACAGAGGACACATCACCGTCTACATACTTACTTACTAGTATTTTAAGCATAAATTCTAGTGATGGATTAATGCTTAAGTATCCTAGCGTAGATATTATATCCTCGAGAGAATATCCTTTAAGATCGTCTATCAGGCTATCATCTGGATCTTTAATATCCTTAAGTATACTCTGAAGAGTATCACTGATATCTACTATATCACCCGGAGAGTTCTTAATTAAATCTGAGAACTTCTCTATAGCCATCTTAGTTATATTAGAAGTACGTGGAGTGTACTCTACACCTTCTAACTCGGCCATCTCTGCGCTACCTATCTCTACACCTGCTACCTTCTGAAGTACAGAAGATGTTACATCAGCAGGACGCATTACGATAGATATATCGAAGAACTTAAGAGGCCCGCTGTTAATAGCGTATACCCCACGGCCGTCACTAAGCACCTGCCTTAATTGAGTATTTAAGTGAGAACAATACTCCGAGCGACTATGGGCCTTATTACCACAGATAGAGCATACGTCGAATGGAGTGTGGCAGGCCATAGAGGTCTGAGGATACTCCCCGCGCACGATAGCTAGGTATTCAGGTGCCGCACGCTCACGATCAAGTTCGGCTATAAGTTCTACTCGGTGCATACGCTCGTTATAATACGAGTATATCACACGGCCTATGGCTATCTCAGGATTCTTATTAATGTGATGCCTGTACACATGGGCAGGGGTGGTCTCGAAGGTCTTGTGCCAAGCCTTAAGATTTTCCTCCGGGAAATAATCGCCGTTACGATTATTCCCGTAGTACTCCCCTGCGCCCATAGCGTTAATATGCAGGTAGAACTTATTCTTATCCGGAGTGATACTAGAGATGAAATCAGCTACCTCGCTGGCAGTAGCCCTCTTCTCTAGTGAGAAGTCGATCATACCGCCCACATCGTCGTATTCGAAGTGTCTTAGTAGCTTATCCATTACATATCCCTGATTATCGCGTCTGCGTCGTCTTCAGTTAAACCGGCTTCTAGTAAAGCTGCTTTTTGAGGACTAAACACCTTCTTAATAGTACCTACACCAGCACCTATAACACCGCCGGATAGACCACCTTGTATGGCACCGCCTAGAGCTCCTAGGGCGGTTCCACCTGCAGCAACTCCTAGGGTGGCCCCTCCAAATCCCATCCTATGTGCCATTATACCAGCTAGCAAGCCAGCGCCTGCACCACCTAGCCCAGCACCAATCTTAGCACCTTTCTTAACACCTGCCTTAGTGTCTTCCCATACGGTCGCCTGCTTAATTAACGCATTAGCGTCAGCTTCAGTAAGGCCTAACTCTAATAATTCGTCTTTCATCCTAGTCTCTCTCTTATTTTCAAAGCTATATCATCCATTTGTCCCGCGTCTTCATTATGACCACCGGCACGTAAAGAGCTGGCTAATTCACATGCAGCTCGATAAGTAGCCTTAGTCAGACCTACGCCTAGACCTAAGGTACCGCCTGCAGCGTAGCCGAGGGCCTTACCTGAAACACCGCCTACCATAACACCACCTGCCACACCAGCAAGAGCAGTACCTATACCAGGTATGGGATCCCTTACATTAATACCGGCTCTTTCTCCTACAGCTAGAGCCGTACCAGCGCCAATCAGACTACCAACACGTCTACCTGCTACCTCGCCGATAGCACCCCCGGCAGATGCTCCACCGCGGATATCGTCCCATACACCGGCCTTTTTCTTCATACCGGATACACGGGCCTTCTCTACAAGGGTACCTACTACTGATCCTAATGCAGCACCGGCTACCATGTTGCGTACACCTAACTTGTGGGTGCGAGAGTTAAACTTAGGTATCTTCCTTTTTAAAGAGCTTTGTAATGCATCTCGGAGTTTATTATTCTGATGGATGCGTAGACCGTAATCCGCCCCGGCTATAATAGCGCCACCCACAGCGCCTCTAGCAGCCTCGCCCTTTAGATTAGAGGGGCGAGTATTATGGGTAGCCTTGCGTTGCTTGCCTACCTTATATGCTCCGTATGCAGCAGCGCCTACGCCTAGGGCGCCGGCGGCGGTGGCGGCACCTTTAAGGCCTCCTGTAACTTTTTTACGTCGGGCAGCTTTGATCTTATCCATATGATGGACTATAGCACTTGCGTTATGCAGGCTACGGTCCTTCATATAATTATGGTATACGGACATGGTATCACTTCAGCAACTTAGCTGCCACAGAAGGGTTATTATCTAAGTAACGTTTTTCTAAGTCAGTTACTGCGCGCATAGTCTCTACGTCCATAGATTCACCGCGAACACTGTGTGTTAGAACGTTGGCTAGGATGTTAGGGTCCTGAGCTATGTTAGGGCCGTAGCGGTAGATGGTATCCGCGAAGCTCTTAACCTTCTCATAATCTTCCTGCTGTAGAATAACGTTACGTTCTATAACAGTTTTAAGAGTACGCTCGAACTTAAGGCGATCAGCTGCGTTACCCACTGCTTTAATAGCTTTACTCATGGCTATAGCAGATAGCCCTACTAGGGCCGTGGCACCTGCGGCACCTAAAGCTTTAGCTGCAGAGCCGGAAACGTTCTGCCCGAAAGTATCTTGGTGCAGTATTCTATTGCCATCACGATTTAGTACCGGGGAGCCTACGGGATGATCCCATACTCCAGTAAAAGCGTCTGTCCAGTCTGCTAACTTCTCCATATCCACACCTTCTAGAAGTGCTTCCATCTCTAATGAAGCTGACTTGATAAGATCAGCTTTCTCCGGGATGTCTTCGATGGTATTCTCTAGCATTTCTTTAAATTGTTCTATCATATTAACCTCGTAGGTCTGACCAGGGATTGTAATTCTTCTTAGCTCTATTACGTACTTCAGACGCCATACCAGCAGCCTCTACCATACCGACTCCTTTCTTAAGCTTGCTCACACCCTTGACTTTACCGAGTTTTGAGCCCATTTTAGATCCTGCGCTGGCAAGCATAGACGCTCCTCTTACCAGTAAAGGTGCCATGGCTTTCTTAAGAAATTCGTCCGCTCTATTTAAAGTAGCCTTACGGGAACTTAATGTAGCGTCTATTTCAGCTAGTTTTTCTAAGTTATCTGAAAGATATTTTACGTCAAGCAGAGCACTAGGGGCTAGTTTACGATGATCAGAAGCCTCTTTTTTAAAGAACTCGCGTACAGTATCATAGTGTTGTACTGCTACATCAAAATCATCTCTCTTAGCTATACGAGATGAATCACTAGCTATCTTAGTCATTATAGAGTCTCGAGTCACCGATAGTTCCTCTATCTCTCTGCGGCATGCCTGAGCCTCGCGATATATATCTGATGCCCGTACCTCATCAGAATGCTCTGCTACCTTCTCCATGTCATACGAGAACATATCTCGTATAGAGACTGACGCAGCCTTTTCTATCTCTGACGGTACCGCGATAGATCCCATGACAGTATCATAATCTGCTAGTGGAAATTCTATGGTACGATCGCCCTTAGTCATCCTAGATAAGTAGGCTAGTTTATTAGTAGCCTCGATTAGGCGTTTAATAAAGTCTGAAGATAAGTCCTCGCGTAAGGATATTTCTAATACAGCAGCATTTAAATCTTCTTTGGCAGCAGCTTCCACTGCCAGCATGGTTATTTCGTCTTGGTTCATGTTAGGTCCTCTATAGACATTATATTTGAATTGGACTCGGTTATCTTCTCAAGTTCTAGTAGAAGCTGTTCCTCTGCTTCATCCACTTCAGGCTCTATATCAGTAAGTTGTTTAATAAGTGCAGAAGCGTGTTTAGACCAGTGACGGGCCTCTTTAGAAGCGTCCGCGGTATTACCATTAAAAAACGCCTCTCTACTACGATACACCGCATCGGCGCATAACTGTGCTAGAATAGACGTTTTATCATAGTCAGGCAACAGACCCATACGCCATGTGACGAAGGGCAGGCCTGCTGATAGGGCCCACTTCTTCATCTGTAACTCCGAAGGATCTCCTATAGTGGCTATATGAGCCACTACATGTATCCTAGAGAGATCGTGCACCGAGTAGTACAGGTCGTGATACAATTGGATTACCTCTAAAGGTAGTCCCATCAGGTCGGATATAGCGTCTAAGTCCTTAGTGGCTATCAAAGATGCTTCCACGTAGGTCTTGACTAACTTGTCCCTACCCAGGTTTGTGACTTCTTCTACCAACTCTTTAGGTATAGTACCGTCTAGTATATCATCCACTAAAGGATCCTTACCTTCAATACTTCTAGAGAGTAACCAAGATCTATATCCGACGCTACTCATGCAGCCACCAGAGCCTTTAACCTAACGTAAGAATTACCTAGATCTTTAAATGTATTACGGATAGAAGTGACTAGTGTAGATATCTCGTCAGAGCTAAGCCTATCGGATAGCTTACTAGTATTCAATCTTACTAACAGTAGAGTGCGCCCTAGTTTATCAACCGCGTCTCCTATGTCAGGTATGTACTCAGATATAGTACTATCCATATCCGTGTTACAAAGTATCTGGGCTATAATACTAGCCTGCACTACCTGAGGGTCTCCGGTGTTAACTGCAGACCTTACGGTGGCCATACCTCTGTCACGATCTTCTTTGTTACCAGTCACTGCTACTGATGGCTGTGGAGTAGCTCCGTACGATACTATAGGTGATGGTGATGTAGAATTAGGTCCTATACCTGCCATTTTAATCATAGTGATACCTTTAGAGCGTACACTATCCATTAAAGAACGGGCTTGATCAACCGGCATAGCCCAGCGTACTACACTATGCTCCATCATCTTGACTTCAGGACCTATCTCTTTACCATCAACAGCGAATACACCATCACGATGCATTATAGTTGCAGAGTATGGCAGTACCATATTCTCTAATCTGTTATGGTTAAATTGAGCCTTGTTAATATCAGACTCTAAGTCCTGTATGTAATCGCCCTTTACTAATACAGCAGCGGCAGTGGATCCTAGATATACAGTATCTCCTATACGCTCATACAAGGTCTTGATATCCGGAGAACAGACTATAGTATAATCCATACTAACTATACGCACCCCGCGGTTAGTCAGAGTTACCTCGACAACGTCCATGGGGGATAGGTAGCGCAATCCCGTGAAGGGTACTATACGCTGCCCTCTTACAACTCTATCTAGCGGTACTATAGTATTTCGGCTAAGTACGTCTGGACTCTCAGTACGAGCGTAGCATACGAATTTATGGAGGTCTCCGCAGGATACACGTCCGTCTTCAGATAAGTATGCTGATTTATAACCCCTTTCCATGGGTAAGCGCATTACACCTAAGCCACGACCTTCTATATCTACTGCTATAGTGGAATCGCCTTCGATCATAGCCTGGCTATAAGTAAACTCATCACGATCTTGGGATTCTACCATTACTACAGGTATAGTACAGGGATGGATTACAGTGTAACCGTTAGCCAGAACTTCCTGCTTCTGCTCTTCAGACAGATCGCCTTCACTTACTACTTTAGGTATAGGCTTAGCGTCTGGAGTAAACTCCATATCATCTTTACCTAGAGCTTCTTTAAGATCTTCCACATCCAGGAACTCTGATAGTTCATGGAGGGTATCCTCTGATATACCAGCGGATATGTACTGGCGCATACTAGGTGGTAGTGCATCTATAAGTGAGGTTAGACGACTAGACGCGTATACGAACTTACCAGTGCGTGGTGGTACCACAGCTTCTAGAAGTGACGGATTCTTCTCTACACCTATAGGCGTATCCACGGCGCATCCCAGAGAGAAGTCCTCGTCTAGTACCTTACGGATTACGTCTTTAGACACGGGTAGGAATTTAGTACCATCATTCTCATACATAATACACTCTATAGGGAATACTACAGTGCCCTGTCCGATAACAGGTATGTACATAATGCTGTTCTTAACTTTAACCGTGAAGATACCCATATGGGTATCGGTATCTTCCGGTGATTCATCGGATACATCTGCGAAGGTAGTCACATATTGACTAAGCTCTGGCAGTTGTTCACTTAAGCGCTTAGTGGCTATAGTAGTGAAGTTCATAGTTTTCTCCTGTTAACTGAATATATTTTAGTACTTACCATCTGCACCATCCCCGAAGTTACGACCCATAATATAAGCCGCTATAGGATCTGTAGAAGATATCTCCGCAGAATGTCCTTCAGCTACACCAGTCTTTAGAGTACGCGCCTGGTGGCCCAATGTTAATTTAGAAATCCAATTATCATCGTAGAATTTGACAGATTTAAGACCTGGCACTATAGCCTCTGTGGTAAGACCCGATTTACTGATCTTAACTTCCTTGACGCCGTGATTAAGTAAGTACTCTATATGGTTATTATCCATCACAGTACCTGGTGTTAACTGCAGGTACTGCTGTGCTAACTTACTACCTATAGAGTTCTTAACGTCTACAGTGGCAGTGTCTTTAGTCAAAGCATCTTGTATAGCATTTACCGTAAGTACCTGTCCTGATAGATAATCCGTGTCACCCGGGTTTTTAACTCGCACGTGCTTGATTACATTCTTGGCTACTATTTCAAAATGTCTTTTATCTAAAAAGTTACCAGAATCCTCGTAGATGCGGTTCATCTCCTCTGATATGTATTTACGCCCGTCACCGGTACCGCGTAAAGATACTAACTCACGAGGATCCGTAGTACCGCCAGATAACTGGTCGCCGATACGTATAGTGTCTCCTACACTAACTCTTAGGCCTCTAGTGCGCGGTACGAAGTGCTCTACTCCGTTAACGAATACCTTGTTATCTTTAAGAGAAGTCTCGGTTATATCATTGACGGTGCCATCTACTTTGGATATAGTCGCCTTATCCAAAAACTTCTGAGGGTTAGTAAGCAGGTTACTGACTAGGTCGAACGGGTTTGACTTCTTACCAGCCTTAGCATCATGCTTAGTACCTAGTACCATCTGAGTCAGTACTTCTGATACAGACTGAGACGCTATCACACCGACGTTCTCTCCTATATCAGGAAGATGTCCCCGGGAATCTAATCCGTAGCACTTCTGACACACACCGTCTTTAATCGTACAGGTCATAGGAGAGCGTACTACAACAGTCTTCTTACTACCCTTAAGATCGCTCCAACGCGCCTCATCTATTAATACGTTAGTACCAGCTTCATATCTACCTATGATACCACGCTTATCATCTATCTTAACAGGTATACCATTGGAAGTACCACAGTCATGAGTGATAACCACCTCTCTCATAAGATTAGGAGTGATCTGCTTAAACATATCTCCAGGCTTAGATGTAGCTAACTGTGCCGCTACAGTATTACCCCTACCCCAATAACTCATAGCCAGCTGCTGTGCTGGAGTAAGTCCCTCACTATAAGATTTAGTGATAGGTAGTGGTATAGGAGTCTTATCTATACGCTTGGATATTAACGGAGTGGACGTACCCTGCATTAATTGGTTAGGGTTACCACGAGCTCCTGTCTGTGCCATCAAAGCTGCTGTACTACCGTTATTAAGTAAATGACTTAAGTTCTGTGTATTTAGCAGTTTCTCATAGTCATGAGTTATCTCGTTAATACGGTCATCTTTCTTAGAGCGTTCCATGTCTGAGGATTCTACTCCGTCTATCTTGGAACTGAATTCCTTAATAAGTGCTGCGCGATCTTCTGAGTCGTTCAAGTAGTCTGCTAGAGGTGTAGAGAACCCGTTTACAGTAGCTTGATGAAAAAACTCTTTAGATATGTTAGATATAGTTGTACCAGCGTCTTTACCACCGTGGGTGATGATAGATGCCATCAAGTCCTTAACACCGCCTTTGTCTAACTCTACCTTAGGATCGTAGTAAGGCTTAACTGAATCAGGCAGCATATGCTTGATCTTTATAGATCCTGCAGTAATCATGTATCCCTCCTAGGGGCACCTGTAGGTTTAAAATTTACGGGCATACCTTTCCTGGCTACAAAAGCCCTGCCAGTGCCCTTCTTTACGTCTACGCCTTTACGTGTTAATAAGCGTGCCGGTTTATGTACTTGCATAGTCTGGTCTGCGTATGATCCAGATGCTCTTATCTTAGATATCAAGCTCATACTCGTCTGTTCCTAGACTCTCTCCATAGCTTAGATACTATAAATCTCTTAAAAGCGTTCTTACTGACCCCATGGTTTACCACTACACCTACAGCGGGGCGTAGCTCATCGTACACGTCTGCTTGTTTAAGCATACGTGCCTTAGAGGCAAGCTCTTCTATCCTATTCATAACCCACTCCTTTGGCTATCTATAATAGGTATTTTAGTGTAGGTGTGTAATAACATCGCTTTGCATAAGCATCCTATACACTTCTTAAAGTACATTAGCTATGGTATTTTGGTTATAAGTACTATGTACATAAATTAGGAGTATACCATGAATAAAGTAACACTGTTAAAAGAAGCCGTCTCTTTGCTAGAGGAACTTCAGGCCCAAGTGGCTGATTACGACCGTACTATTGAGTTGTTAATATCTGAGGGTAAGGAGGTAGAGAATAAGATCAATACTCTTAGCAGTACTCTACCTAAAGTCATACGAAAGAGCACTAAGTTGAGCCCTTCACAGTTAACCTCTTCAAAAGAGAGGGAGGGGTTGCTTGTGAGTAAGGTGGTATGGGATGCTCACTTAAAAATGTGTATGGAAGAACGCGTTACGTGTATAGATATGCACGACCGTGTCTATACACTAGCTGTAGTGAAATGCTGCTACTAGTGTGTGGATATTATAAGGGTTGATTCGTCAACCCTATTTTTAAACCTGTACAATTTTATAGTCGGAGACGTATTATGTTAAGTGAGAAACTTGAAAAACTGTTTACGCACTGTACCGCACCTTTAACAGTGTTAGATCAGTACATTAAGAAGGGGCTGTCTGGTCAAGGATGGGGCCCTATAGAGGGGGTGGATGACTATTATATAAAACAGGTGGAGGCAGCGGTAACGCTATACCGTGTGGATTTGGAAAAAAGTACTTCAATATGTATAAGATTCCATAATGATAGTGCTAATATCATAGGGATTCGTAACAAACTTATAAGGAGTGGTCTCTCCAAAAGTACTAGTGACTCGCTAGTATCCGGTGCATTGGAGAATGACGAGTGGGCCAATTTACTTACAGTGTGCGATACCCTGGGGATAGATACTGATGAACTAATGAAGGGTTATGAGGAGAATCCTATACATGAGTTTCAGTACGACATCGAACCTTCAAGTGATGAATTCGAGGAATTTTCAAAGAATGTAATACCTTCTTTGAATATGCCGGTGGAAGAGGCGATCATCCTCTTGAAGAGGGCAGTTGAAGAGGATGACCTAGAAACATGGAAAATCCTAGTGGATAACGGAGGACCGCTACTCGAAAAGTTTCGCATGATTATACAGGTGGCACGCGAGTACTACAATTGTGAAATAAATCTGTACAATGGTAGACTTCCTGATATCAAAGGACTAGATGATATTATAACGTCTATGATAAGACCGACTCTAGGATCCTCAATAACGGAGACTATGTTAGAGAAAGCTATTTACCATGGAGATGTTGGTATAATAGAACCCCTGTGCACTATGGCAGGAGTGGACTCGGCACTACGAGCACACATCCTAGGACGGGTTTCAGATAACAAACCTGACGTAGTCTTGAAGCTGAAATAGCATCGAATGGGGGCTTAGGCCCTCATTCTGTTACAAAAGCCTTAAGAAATGTAACACGTTTGTAACACCCTAATTCCAGTAATGACGCGGCTTTTTTTAGATTTGTTACAAAAAAACATTGTTACATAAAATAATACACATACTATGAGAGAGAGAGGGAGAGGGAGGAATGTATATATAAATACACTATATAAGAAAAGTGTGTTTTTATATATAGGCCTCTCCCTCTCTCATAGTATGTGTGTGTTCCAGTGTTTCTGTGTTTTCTGTAACGACTCCTCCTCAACCCGCATAGAAGCTAGGATCCGGCGTTACACGGGTGTTACAGGATTATGTTTTAATAACATCTATGTTATTTAATGTTATAAGTACTTTAGTACATTAACTAGGAGTATAGTATGAACAAATTAGCTGAGCTAATCCAAGAAGCCTTAGAAAATTGTGAATCCGTAGACGAACTTGATGAAGCGCTTAAGAAGGGGTTTGCAGGGGACGGCTGGGACGACGTACCGGGAGTAGACCCTGTTACGATGAAAGAGTTATCACTAGCGGTTTTAGCTGACCGCCTGTGCACACGTAGTACGAAGGAGATGTGTATTAAATTCGGGAGTAACACCCCGGCTATAGACGCTGTTTTAAATGGTATGGCGGCGGCAGGTCTAAGTCCAACGGAGTGCAACGAGCTGTTAGGTACGGCACTAAAGGATTCCAGCTGGGTTAACCTCCGCGTTATATGTGATGGGCTGGGGATTAGTGGACTGGATGCTATGATAGCTAGCTTAGAGGCTAACCCTTTAAGAGAGCTATCATATGATATCACTCCCGTTACTAATGGGTTAGATAGATTTGTTAAAGGTATAATACCTGCAGTGGGTCTACCTATATCCCAGGTAGAGCCTTTGTTACACGCTGCGGTAGCTGGTGACGAGAGCGCCTGGCAGATACTAGTAGATAAAGGAGGGGAGCTTCTCTCTGACTTCAAATATTTAGTATCCAATATGAAATTGCAGGTATCTGGCTCCCTGAGCCTATATGATGGCGTAGTACCATCCCTGGATGATCTTGATGAATTACTCCTTGCCCTTATAGACCATGAAGTACCCCCTGAGACAATATCAGGATTAATTAGTCTAATGGCTATTACCGGTAGTATGTCCGAGGTAGAGTCGTTATGCGCGGCCTTAGGGATAGACGGCGGGGTAGTTCGGATAGCCGAGCGTTGGGTCGCGGGTAACCGTCCCGCTATAACTCTTAATATACAGTAGTGCTACATTAGCGCCGGCCTACGGGCCGGTTAGGATATTATAATGACTGTAGAAAAGTGTTTTGAAAGAATACTGATTGATATAGCGTCTGGAGACACTATCGTGTCTCTAGAATCCTTCATAAACGGATACGCCGCCTTAATATTAAACGGTGATTACTCTGATCTACAGAGTTCTCTACCATCGAGTTCATTAGACGAGGTAATAGAGTGCACATCCGGTAAGAGCCCCGCGGAGATACATAGTGAGGCCGGTCCAGTGATGGATAATGTGCTGGACATGTATCTAAGTACTAACCTAGTAGATATCGTAGGGAATTATAGACGCGAGCTAAGAGAGGTAAGCTACCAAGTGAAGAATAAAGGCCCTCTCACGGCGGCCACTCTACTCAGCAACACTAACGGGGATGATCTAGTTAATGGACTGAAGGCTAGTGTAAATGAGTACCAGGATAATATAGCATCCTTACTAACGTCTATAAGGGCTTACAATGAGTAGCCCTCTAGCCGAAGTACTCCATGGGATCAGCACCTACGGAGTATCGCTTAGCAAGCTGGCGGCCGACCTCATCATCGTGTCCGGCGGATCTCTACCCGCTGATATAGAAGATCGCTCTCTTAGACTTCAGTCGTTCTACCGGAGTATCTTAGGGGATCCACAGGATCCTCTTATAGAGGACCTATTATACCTGTATAAGTCTGGATGTATCCTGAGTAAAATCATGGCGCAGGCCGAGAACATGGTGAATTATCGAGCCGATGACGTAGCTAGCGCCTATACTCTTGCTGATGACGAACTACGCGGCTTACTAATTAAGCGTGATAAGGAGTTATTGGTAGGTACTATAAACGATATAAATGAGATGCTGGAGGAGCTGGAAAACTTGTAACTTTCGACCTCCTAGCGGTTATAAGTATAATGTACAGACTTATAATTGGAGAGACTCATGGAAAACCGAATGACGAACCGAATGGCGTACATACAACACTGCTTGATAAAGGCGGCCATAGCAAGTGGAGTATCTGAGTACGCCCTAGCTGAGCTAGTCGATCAGATGCAAACTGGGGATTGGAGTGGGTTAGAAGGGATTAAAGGGGCAGAGGCTCAGGTGGCGAGCCTTAAGGAGTATTACGAAGACAATGGGGTCCCTTATAACTCCTTCACGTACCTGCCGACCTCTGCATCTCTGCTGAATAGAGACGAGACCCTGAAGAGAGCTGAGGGTGTAGTATCTCCTGAATTTATAGAGTCTATGAAAAGACTCTGGAATTACTGAAGTTGTAATTAAAGTAGAGCCTAGCTCTACTTTTTAGCCTCACCAACGGTTATAAGTATAATGTATAGACTTATAATTGGGGATAGAAATGTTAAACATGCTAATGGAAGTACACCGTATCAAGGCCTCTATGGCAGTTACCTTCCCGCAGGGGGTGAACGATATGAATAAGTTCGCTCATCTCGTGATTAACGAGGAGGTAATACCGGATCGTAAGATTCGAGATACACAGCGTAAGGTAGATGCCCTTAACCACCTGCTAGATGCGTGTAGGATTAAGAATGGGAAGGAGTTGAAGATGAGCCAGACTATGTGGGCTCATGTCAACTCGGAAAAGCCTAAGGGCTTAACTATGATACTTAGAAAATTGGTTTGTGAACACTTGGGGGTGAAGAGCCACCCAATCACTCCTAAACGGATACTCGAGCTATACGCAGAGTATCCGGAGGATCGGGTGATCTATAACGTAGCCCGAGCTATCACGCTGCTCGGGTGATTTGAACCGGAGTATCCTCGGAGATGGTACCGGCTGCTAACGCGGCTAGTACCTCTTCCTCGGATGAAAAGACTACGGTCTTTTTATCTGACGGACGGGTCATGTACACAGATCCTAGAATAGCCTCATGACCAGGGGCGTACATAGGACTGCCGAATCCCTTACGGGCGTCGTGCAGATGGTTAGAAGGCAACAGTTTCTCGTTAGCCTCTTTTATAGCCTCTGGAGTAACCGGTACGTGCATACTCAAGGCATCACCATCATAATCCGCTGCATATCCTGGTAGATGCAATATGTTAAGACCTATAGTCTTACCTGTAGTAGGTATAGGCTTAAGGGCTAGAATGTTAGTTTTCATAAGAGTAGGAGCACGATTAAGTATAATCGGTATTTCCTTGATAACCTTATTGAAACTACTTACTGCAGCCATATTACGATCTTCACACGCTTTTTTAGCTGCAGCAGGATTGTACCCCTTCTGAGCTAGGTCACGCTTGATATGCATATCGTACATAGTCCACAGCTGTTCCGCCGGGATCTTAACTTCATCAAACCCTAGGTCTGGCGCTGCGTAAATAGTACCGCGGCCTGACATATCCTGCTTACGACTCAGTAGCTTAGACTGGAAGTAACCGGTCTTAGGACCACCGTCACCGCCTATCTGTTTCATCAGGCCTTTAAGATGTTTATTCTTAAAGCGAACCGGCTCTCCCGCAGCCATAATAGCCTTGGCAGCAGAGTAGGTATCAGCACGTGCCTGTTGCAGAGTAGGGAAGCTATGATCGTATAGATCTTTATTCTTATCTACCCCATCGTTAACCAGATATAGATCCTGGTACAGACTGTTAACGTCCGCTACTACTGCACGCCCCTCATTGACAGATATAGGACGCATCACCGGAGGTATAACTGGTATATTACGTAGCAGTACTGCGCTACTTAAATCCTTAAACCCCTGTTTATGCAATCCATGTAAAGCCTTGATACGCTTGATGATATTATTCTTAGTGGATACAGCCTTGGTAACCTCTAGCTCTCGCGTAAGGGCCGCTATCTCCGCCTCAGGGTCGATATCATCCAGCATCTGCTTAAAGGCTTCCCCGCCTATAACAGCTTCATCACTAGCCGCCTTAGTCATACCGGCGTTAACGTGGATAGAACGTACTAGCTTCTCAGTATCACTATCGAGTATATCGAAGTTACCGGAACCTTTACGCTTAACCATGTACTTACCGGATACTATGTTATCGTACTCAGCCTGTTTAAGACCTAGTATGCTAATAACCGTGGGCTCTAACACCGGAGATACTATAGACTCTGATAGAGGTAAGTGTGACCACTTAGTACCGTCTATACCACCGGTCATACCGATATCGAATAGGCCACCTTTACTGGTACGTGCGTCACTGCCCTGAAGCATCTTAGTGTTCCTCAAGGCGCCACTGCTCATAGACAGTATCTTCTCGTCTGTCAGTGGTGCTAGCGTAAGTCTACCGTCTCGCTGAGACACTTCTATACCACTACCTTTCAGATAGTCGAAGAACTTCTGAGTGGCGAAGGTAGTAGAAGGTTTAGGTAGAGGCTTACCTCGTATAAACTTATCCCAGTAGTCGCCTTGCTGTGATAGTTTACCACCCTCCGCCTTAATAGTAGCCATTTCCTTAAGGTTACTACGGGCGTTAGATCCTAGAAGTCCTAAGAACTCCATATATCCTACTGCCTTAGCACCCTCTTCACCACCCTTAGTAGGCTGCCCGACGTTATCATACTTCCCTGTACTACGGGCGAAGTAGTTAGCGTCTACCGTCTTATCTAACTTAACGATATACTGAGGTCCTGCGAATACCTTACTACCTATAGTCTTACCTGTCTTAGGATCATAGATCTCCTCGGTATCAGATAGTCCGCGGTCAGCTAGCTCTTTCTTAAGCGTGCCGATGTTGCTCGCGTTCTCATAGTTCTTAACCATGTAAGGCTTACCGTCGTGCTTAGCGATCTTAGCAGCTACGGTCTCCATGATCTGGCCTAGGTTAATACGCGAGGTAACAGACGCAGGGTTAAATAGTACGTCTACAGGCTTACCCGTCTCTCTACTATGAGGCATCTCATGATCATCTAGGATCAGAGATACGATACCCTTACCGCCGTGGAAGTTGGTTATCTTATCCCCTTCGACTAGACTCTTCTCAGAACGTACTATAATACGTATGTTCTTACCGGTCTTGTCTATGTCTACTATCTCACCTAACTCCTCGTGATCCCATATAAGGCTAGCGTCGCGATATTTATTTACCAGTGTCTTATGCAGACGTCCTAGTAGCATATCCATCTCGCTCACTTCCTTTTCTTCCAGGATAGGCCAGATTATATCACCCTTATGCAGTACACGGCCTTTAGCCGGAGCTCCATCCCTGGCCAACCCTTGTAGTTGCTGTGGAGTATACTTACGACCGAATTGACCTCGGAAGGTCTCAAGGTCTAGTACAGTCTTATCCCCTGCACTATAATCAAACTTGTAAGCGTGATTACTTATCATAGACTCCGCTGCAGAGCGGCTTAGCACTACGGCGTCTTCGTGGTTAAACCCTTCATACGGCATATAGGCGATATGTAGGTTCTTACCTAAAGCCAGTACACCATCCTTGGTATAATTATTGTCTGCTATAGTCTGCCCGGCCTTTACACTATCTCCCACCTTAAGATGTGTAGGCTCGTCGTCGTGAAATCCCTTCATGTTAAAAGGTAGGTTATCCACTAGACTTACTTCATGGTTACCTTCCGCTCCGCGTATAGTAACCTTCTTAGGTTCTACTTTAACCACCACGCCGTCTACCGGTGACTTAGTGGTGAATACACGTGCTAGACTCTCTGAGAATGAACGGCCTTTACTATCCACGGTCTGTACTAAAGGAGCCTCACGATCCCGTAAACTCAGAGTCTGTGGAATAGCTTTACCCGCCATGGTTAAACGTCCAGGGTGGTCACTATTAAGGAAAGGCACTAAATTAGTAGTAACCGTATACATGTCAGATCCCGCAGGGATCCAGTAGTCTACGTGGCTACGTGGAACTTTCTTAAAATTACCATTAACCTGAGCATGTACCTCATCACCATCATCTCCCGGGAATCCGATAGTATGTTCGCCCATCTCCTTGGCTGATAGGTACACTATCTTACCGTTATTATCCTTAACTCTAGCATACATGTTACCATCACGATCGCGACGCGAAGTCATGGTGAACCGCAGATCGATACCTGCCATGTCAGACTCAGGAGTACGTGACGGATCTAATATGCCAAGGTGGCTAGGATCGACGTTACGGGCTTCTGAAGGCACTCCCTGGGCACTACCTATACCACCATAGCCTGCACCGATGATCGTGGCCTTACCGACGTTCTCCATCGATTCTATAGGGTTAGTCTCTGTCGGTGTAGACGATAGACTAGACTCAGTAATAAACGAAGAGAACACTTTGTTGAAGGGCTTGGCGCCGATCAAGTTACGTATCTTAAGCGTATCTGGGTTAGCCGGGTTGACACGTCCTAGAGAACGAGCCATGTTCTTAACGGTACCTGTAACGCGTAGGTTACCTTTACTGAAGTGAGACGATATAAAATCTGGTAGATTCTGCACTTTCTTAAACTGCAGGCTATCACGGTTATCCTCACCTCTATCACCTCTATGAGTATCTACTAGATTCTTCATAGCGCGAAGTATGGCTTCCTGGCTTACATGACTGAAAGAAGCACCTAACGTTATCTCTGTAGTATCTACATCCAGTCTGGAGGCTTCCAAAGCCTCTTTAAGCGCTACCGTCTTCTCTTCTATAGAAGCATCCTTATTCTGCTTCATGCGGTTAACCATCTTAGAATATAAAGATGATATAGCACGATCAGCCGGCTGATTCTTATTAGCAGCGATAACGTCGTCAGGTAGATATCTCTTAAGATCTGAGTCGGTTAGCCCGAAGCAACGGATCATAACAGGTATCAACGGTACGCCCACAGATTTAGTGCTACCAGCACGTATGTTAAACTGTAGACTCTCAGGGTCTAACACGATAGAGAAACCGGAGCCACTATTAGTGTTAAACTCACTCTCCACCTCTCCGTTCTCACGACTGTGCAAGTATACACCTGGTTTACGTAGGATAAGGTTGGAGACGTTATAGTTATTACCGCGGTACACTATAGTGTGCTTACCTGTCATAGCGTAAGTATCAGACAGGTTAAAGTTCTTAACCTTATCAAGTACCTTCCCGGTATTCTTATCGGTCAACGTCATAGTACCCTTGATAGGGTAGGTCAAAGACTTACTCTTCAGAATAGCCTCTTTCTCGTCTGCATGACCGAACTCTTTTTTAGCGGCGTACACATCACTGACGTCTAATCTGTAGTTATTATCCTCTACAGGGAACGTGGACATTATACCACTTATCATAGCCTCATCAGTCTGATCATTTATCTCAGCAGGAGAGGCGAATATAGGGGTTAGTTCACTCGGATCTTTCGGCATCTACCGGGTTCCTTTCTAAATAGTTTATTACGCATGTATAAATGCCAGTGTTCGGAGATATGCTCTCCTTCCTGCTCATTATTACTATATCATTAGATCCATCGACGCCTCGAGTTAACAATCTCTCTAGTGCCATCTGATCGTCATCGTTATCAGTACCTAGGCGATATAGATTTATACGGGCTCTATAACCCGTAGTACTAGACGTATCTATGCCCTGCGCAAGCATGTCGGGCATTAAATCATTCATCTCCATTACCATCTCCTTGTATAAGGCTCACTACCTCTGCGAACATGGCAGGATTATCGTGTTTCAGTTGTATAGCCATCTTCTGCTGTTCTTCTGGAGTAGCCTGGGATAATTTCTGCGCTAACTTGACTACCTCAGCACGGTGTTCCTTATAGCCGTTATCATCCTCTCCATCATCATCACTTTGATTGGCCTGGAATGTAGCACGCTTAACAGCCTCTGCAGTGCGGACAGCCTCTTCAGCCTTATGTACAGCCTGTTCCCTTAATCTAGATTTGATCTTATCTGGGTCCATACCGAATATCTCTAGTACGGTAGTCTCGTCTATAAGGTTATTATCTAGCATGCTAAGATACATCTGCTTAAGATTATCATTATCTGTCAATTCGAACGGTACTAAATCTACATCAAGTTTTTCTATGTCCAGGAAATTAGCTATTTTAGAATATATCCAATCCAGCGTGTTACGTAGCTTACGAACGTACTGGTTCATGTTATTCTCTAATAGTCGCAGACCTACCGTAGAACTAGTCCAGTTAGTAGTACCACTAAGCAGCTCCCTACTCACGCCCTGGCCCATAAGCAACTGCTCTTCTGCGAACTGAAGCTCGTTAGTCACTAGTAGTGATTTACCCTGGCCTCCCATATATCCTACACCTATAGGTATAGGGCTTAGTAGTATGTGGTTAGGGTCTTGCTTAAACTTCTGCAAGTTAGTCTTCATAGCCGCGGTGAAGTTACCCATAGACATAGATGCTATAGGATCGGCGTTAGCAGAGCCTTGCTGAGGGTATATCATCCTCATAGGGTTCATATGCTCCAGCGCTATAGACTCGTTAGCCTTACGTAGGCACTGCATATAGAATACCGTAGAGTACATACTTAGTAACGGAGGTACTCCGAAGCCTGGTATAAGATCTCCCATAGATAACCCCTTAAGGTGGTATACCTCGTCCTTAGCGAACATGAAATCTTTATTCAGTCTGATAGCATCTATAAAGCCCATGGGCATAGTGCATATAAAGTGCGGGTCTCCCAGTATAACCTTACGTTTAACATCACCCGGTATAGTATAGTAGTACTCGCTCTCTCCTGATATAGGATTCTCATTTACCGCTATATGGTCCAACTTCCATTTAATAATGTTTATACGCGATATATCTCTACTACGCGTATCTTTAACTTTAAACACTCCGGTCGTGTGACATGACGGACACGTACCGTGGAACCCGAATTTAGTCCACTTGACCTCTTTACCTAACGAAGTACGTGCGTTAATAAGATTCTCACACTCTCTACATTCTAGCATGCGCTCAAATGGGTAATATATAGATAGGAATGCGTTACCGTGGGCAGAGTAATCAAAACCTGCGTCGCTAAGCTTCTCTATGACCCTTACGCTATCCGTAATTTCATTGTACTTCTTACGAAGAGATTCATTGTTAGTGGTATAACTCACCTCCGTCATAGGGTACGTAGCCATCTTACGTAGCACTTCGGTTACAGTAGGCGACTTTATAAGAATGAATCTGGTCTGCTTTAGCAGATCATGGAAGTTGCGTGGTATGAACTGAGTACTAACGTCGTAAGACGGGTTGGCGTAGGTGCCTAGGTCATATCTACCGTATAACCCTCTTGTATCTGTCCTAGAGCCAATCATAAGATTCTCCGGTTATTATTGAGTATATTCTATTTTACATTTTAACGCCGTACTAGGCTATAAGCAAGTAGAGCCTAGGAGGGTTTATGAAAATAATAGATGACGTACATGCACGGTTATATGAAGACTTGATATCTGGAGAGCGGGTCATCCACGGAGTTATAAGTAATAAGATGCTGGATGAGTTACGTGCTGTAGGCGTAGATGTATCAATCAAGATGTCAGCAGGGGCTGCTATTTTAGTACATATAGATACTGAAAACCTACATCTCATACGCCCGGCCGTATTAGAGTGCCATAAAATTCAATTTACACGGTTGTAATTGGTATAATTAAAGTATGATAGAATTCCCTATCATGAAACTGTATAGAGAGTAAAACTATGTCTGATTTAGAGAACTTAAAAGGCCGTGTAGAAGACCTAACTTCACGCATCTCAGAGATGGAAAAATCATCGGATGCATCGGTTGAATCCCTGAAAGATGAAATCTCCGGTGAACGTGACTGGCGTAAGATCGGCCTGTATGCTGCAGGTACAATCGCGGTTGCAGGTGTGGTCGGTGGTATAGCGTACGCCGTTCGTAAGAAGTCTGCTGCTGAAGTACCGGAAGTGGTACTGAAATGAGTGAACTGGCCGACACTACTGAGCGCGTACACGAGCTGTACGAGCGGATGAAAGTGGTAGGCCAGGGGCTGGGGCATGAGCCTCAGCCACCCAAGAGGAGTTACACCCCTCTTTTGGTCGGACTAACATTATTAGTAGCCGGAGGGACTATATATGTTCTTTCAAAGAAAGACTAAGAAAGCCTCTGTACTGGCAGTTAAGGAGTACGCCAGCTCCTTGAAGGCCATCGTCCCGACAGACGATAACATCTTAAAGGTGATAGAGGCTTTAAACTCTCTGTCTGCATGCATTCAAAAGGCTAATTATGAAAACGGGTCAGCAGAGCTGCTGTCCCGTAGACATAACTACCTAGCTATGCTAGACAAGATGGATAGGCTGGAGGGGCGGATAAACCCTGCCACAATATTGCTTATTAACAAGCAGTTAACCTCTATAAAAGAATCTCTACATCGGGCCGATGTAGATACAGAGATAGTAATACCTACACCTACCTGTGCCTTACTAGAAGAGTTACGGTTGATGTAGTAAAAGGCCCTGCGAGGCCTTTTTTAGATCTGATAGACTACAGCCTGTCGTACTCTGGCAGACGTAGCGGAGGTTACAGCTGACGATAGTACTATGTTATTAGTACCTGAGTTCCAGGTCCAGTCGAACTGGTTAACACCGTCTAGGAAGACTTCTACTGCGTCTATGTTACTAGTGTCAATACTAGTACCAGATAGAGGTATTAATGATTGACCTGTGGTTAACGAAGTAGTGTAGTGCACGTAGTCTATTCTAGTAGTGGCAGATATATTAGAAGCCTGTTGCAATGTCTTATATTCTAGGTACGAGATTATGGCGTTATTAAGAGTAGTAGTGCCATAAGGTACAATAATCTCCATAACAGGTATTCTACCTACGTCCGGTGATATTGAAGGCGCCGCGCCACTCATAGGGTACTCGTTAGAGTTTTTAATAGAGAATGTCAGCACTTTTATCATCGAGTCACCTGAAGCCACCCGGTCAGTACTAATCGGTTCTCTATAGGTAGCCTGTACTAGATACTTAACTGCGTTACCAGCGTTAGCTGCAGGTGCTATGTTAGTAAACCTAGTAGTCTTATCATGCACTGCCATAAGGGGTACGGAGGTGCTAATACTCTCTATAGTTTCTGTTAGAAGGAAGATACCGTAGCTAAAAGATAAGTCTAGCAGTAGAGAGTTACTGTAGGTAATATGCGAACCTAATACCCCACGTCCACCTAGTTTGGCGTATCCATTAAGAGTAGCGGCTAGGGCTGCACGCTTAGAACTACCAGTTTGTGAGTCTAAACCTTCTGCTACTAGCCGGATGTTATCATCCAAGTCCGCTAAAGGTCTATTATCTGTAGTGTAGTGGTACGGGTCGTTTTCTACGTAATATCTTACAAGGGTTAGGGAATCTAAAGTAGACATATTGTCTCCTATTGAGTTTAATAAAGGTATAGTATACACTGTGTAAAACAGTACAGGGATGTTACATGAAAATTGCAGACTACGACAAAGATTATTTTGATATAATCCCGGAGTCCCCTTCGGAGCGAGGGTTGCTAGATAAGTTCCCCGCCTTTCTACGAGTTAAGCGTAGATTCCTCATGGCTAAGAAGCCTCACGTCATACGTAATATTTTAGCTCGTCTAAAGTTAGTGTACAAGAAGCCTATCGCATCATATAAGGAGTTTAACGATATGTTAAGCTCTGAGGTAGAGCTTAAGGACTTACCAGAGGACTTCCCCTGGATAACCACTCCTCTTAGACATCAGGAGTTGGCACTTAAGTACTTATATACCCACGGTCACCTAGGATTACTGCTGTCACCGGGGCTAGGTAAGACCTACGTCATCTTGAATTATATCAAGCTAATGGGTTTTAAGCGGTCGCTAGTAGTATGCCCTAAGGCTCTGTGCTTCGTATGGGTAGACGAGGTGCGTAGACATAGGCCGGATTTAGATATACACGTCATGTCTTCTACCTCCTGGGAATCGCGTATAGAAGGTGCTAAGAAGAGACTGCTGAAGTGGAGCGGTGATGACGAGCGTTCAGTATCCAATCGCAGGATAGCAGAGAGAGATTTAGAGAGGTTTCCTAAGCTTAGAGACGCTGAGTACGCACGAGTAGAAGAGGCTGATATAGTAGTTATAAACTACGAGAAGGTTGCGCCTGGTATGGATTATCTTAGTACCGTCGACTTCGATATGATAGCCGTAGATGAGGGCCTTATTAAAGACACTAGCACTCAACGTACTAAGGCCATCACTAAGCTATCTACCGCTATACCGTCTAGAATAGTTATGTCTGGTACTCTTATAAACAACGGCCCTTTAGATGTATACGCCCCTATAAGATTCATGGAGCCCTCACTAGTAGGTACGGGGTACGCTAGATTCGAGTCGTATTACGCCCGGTATTCGTCAGGCAGACAGAAGTTTGTAGTAGGCATGGCGCCTAATAGCGTACAGGTGATAAAGGGTATACTAGAGTCATGCTCTATAGTAATGACTAAAGATTGGCTAGATCTTCCAGGTAAGACTTTCTTACCTAAATACGTGGATATGACGGAGGAGCAGAACCACTACTACCATGAACTACGTCGTAATTATATCACAGAGATAGGCGGGGGTTATGTAGAGGCTACCAATCCTCTTACGGTCGCAGGTAAGTTACATCAGATATGCAACGGGTTTATATACAGTGATAGTACTATACCTATACCTACGAATAAAGGTGCAGTACTAAAGGAGCTAATAGATGAGCTATCCGATAGGAAGGTTATTATATGGTATAACTACGAGGCTGAACTATCCATAATCAAAGAAGTTCTGGGAGATACTCCCTATAAAGTCATTAAGGGAGGTAATAAAGACACGGGCGCTGATGTGCATGAATTCAACGATAGTCCCACCCTTAAAGTACTGGTATGTCAAGCACAGGCGGTCAACTACGGTATAACAGTATTAGGTAGTGACCCTGAGAGCCTCGAGAGTGATATCCAGGTATTACCAGATTTTGACACTAGATGTTATACCCAGATATTCTGGAGTCTATCATATTCATTAGAGCGCTTCCTCCAGCAGCAGGATCGTATACACCGCATAGGTCAGGTCATGGAATGCGAGTATTATATACTCATGACCAGGGATTCTATAGAGGAGTATATCTGGGGATGTCTGGCGGATAAGAAGGATATAAGTGATACTATACTGGAAGACATAATGTATAGAATTACATTGCAGGACCTATAAATGTTATAAGTACTTTAGTCAGATTATTAATGGTGACAGTATGAATAACATGCAAATCATCCGCGATCTATACTGTGACATCAGTGATCGCGGGGTGGAAGCTGCAGTGGTCTCTGCAGACACCGTAGGCCTGCTCCCCACCGTAAGCGATATACTAGAGGAACTGTCGGTCTGCACATCCTTCAAGGACGTGCAGATGATATGCTGCGTACTGCGCTCACTACTAGCAGGGCAGGATGACTCTATAAAGAATAGATGGTTGTACAATCACCTCCTAGTAGATGCTATAAGTGTACTCCGAGAAGGTGATCCTGTTAAGGCTAAGAAACTAGCCGGTAGCTGCCCTTCAGAATTAGTGGACGAAGTATCTGTATGGGCTAATGTATGTAAGCTTGGAGATAAGGTATGTACAGGATAATAAAGAAGTTCGCAGAGGGTTGGCTAGAAATAGCCGACAGTGAGCACGCTCTTGTAAAAGAGATGGATTTGGTAGAGGAACTTGGTTATTTGAATGACCTGAAAGAGTTCATGCACTACACCCGCGGTAGCGGTCTAGTGTCTCTGCTCAAGGACAATCCAGAAGCCCAGGAGGATAAGGCTCTATGGCGTAAGTACTTTGCTAGACGTTCTAAGTATCTTATAGATACTCAAGAGGCTGCTAATGCCCGGAGAATAGCTATTATGCGTGCCGGTGGTACGGCAGCCCAGATGGAACACACAGAAGTAGCAGGAGTCGTAGAGATGGTCCATATGATGGGTAATCTAGACTCCTATTTGAAATAGCCAGCACCCTGGCCACCCTACTACGGACAGGAGTCCTGCGTAGGCCTGCCCGTATTAATACGGGCTTTTTTATCAGAGGTACATATGTGGGATTGGGATGAGTTTCCTAATGGTTAGCATAGTATTTCAGCTAATCGCTTTATAGAATCCTCTTTCATAGCTTTCAGTGCAGCCTTACTAGTATCCGGATACATATCCTGCAGCTGTGAGTAAGATAGTCTTTTACCCTCTCTAGTCAATCCATGTAGCGACAAAATCATATCCGCATCATCACCGTATTCAGAATCTATAGCGGAGTAGAGATCATTAACTAAAAGTTCATATTCTAGAGTTTTCATACCTTCCATGGTAGGCATCTCATCCTCCCCTACACTGTCCATGTAGAAGGTTAAGAATGCAGTACCATTAAGTTCCCTCAAGTCTTTTTCACTACAGTCAGGTAACTGTTCCTTTAATTCATCCATCGATAATGATTGAGAGCTCTCATCTTTTAGACGTTTAATCTTAACTGACAGTTGCTGCTTCTGAGTAGGTAGACTAACTAGTCTGAACTCAGACATCTGCTTCATCTGTCTTTGATATACCCACCAACCGGCGTAAGTCAGGAATCTCATACCTGACTTATGATCGAACTTCTCAAGCCCGACGACTAATCCTTCATTACCAGCAGAGATAAGCTCGATGAACTGCTCTGTGTCACCTTTAGATAGTAGCTTAGCTCTCTTGAACACGAAACGCATGTTACTGGATATAAGTCTGTGCTTAGCACTTTTTTTAGCTGACTCGCTATCACTCTCGAAATACGTAGTGAGTAATTCTAATTCCTCAGCCGCGGTAAGTATAGGGAACTTGCATATGTCTGCGTAGTAGTTGCTTAAATTCATAGTGAATCCGTAGTTAATATCTATTGACTTAAGTATCACATTAAAATATGATAATATCAAGTACCTATTGGAGATTATTATGATAAAGGTAGAGTTAACTAAGTTAGACGGTGTAATGCGTTTAGAGTTCACTAGTAATAAACCGGATGATCGCGATCTATTAGATACCATCGGTAACCTAATACTATGCAGTAACCCTAAGAGAGGTAGTTATGAAGGTGACGTTATGATGGTGGACATTAAAAATGGAAAAGTCTAGTAACCCCGTTCTTACCCCTGCAGAAATTGAAATGATTAACGCCGGTGTACTTCCCAAACGCTTCGAAGGGTGGTATACTATACAAGAATTAAAAGCGCTACCCCCTGGTAAAACTTTTTAGGTTCTTGCGGTATAACTAAGATGGTGAGGACCACCGATAATTTCAATGGAGCAATAAATGGAATTCGATTATTCAGTAGTAAATGGCGAAGTTAAATTCAATTCGTATGAGCGTGTCACTACACCATTAGGAGAGGCGGAGTGGGCCCATCTGGTAGAGCCTGATACTAAGTTTAATGTGGAGGGTGATTATAAAGTAAATATCATCTTAAAGGGTGATGATGCCTTATCCCTACGTGCAGTGATCGATAACGCCCATGAAGAGGCTTTCAAGATCTACTCAGAAGCTGCTGCGACTAACACTAAAGCTGGTAAACGTCCTCGTGCGGTTAAGAAGAGTGACATCGTCCCTTACGAAGAGTTAGAAGACGGTATCATGTTTAAGCTTAAGCGTAAGGCAGGCTATACTAACGATATCGGTGAGCGTATCGATTTCGATGTACCGCTATATAACAGTATCGGTAAGAAGTATAGCGATGAAGATCGTGCGGCATTGAAGATCGGTAATGGATCTACTATCCGTGCAATGTTCGATATCCTACCTTATAATATGGCTACTTCCGGTGTAGGTATCTCCCTTCGCCTGGTAAACGCACAGCTTAAGAACATCGTAGAGTATGAGTCTGCGTCTCCATACGATTCAGTTGATGACGAATACGTAGAAGAAGCGGAAGACAATACGTACACTGTATAATTACAGCGGGCCTAGTGCCCGCTATTTTTTTGCCCAAGGAAGAAGCATGACCACTAATGAGTTATTAGTAAAAGGCTACAAGGATGGAGTCGACCCTTTAAGTATTCTACTGGTAGTGGAAGTTCTACGTGCTCTGGGTTCAGATCCTGTAGAATTACTGAAGGATATCCCATTATCATACCTAGGAGCAGGCTATGTTAGATGATGTAACGTGGTCGCTGTCTAAGCTTAAGATGCTAGAGAAGTGTCCTTTACAGTATTATCTCAAGTATATTGTACGCTTAGACGGTACAGAGGGGGATACTCTAGAGAGAGATCTAGGTACGTTGGTACACTACGTGTTTGAGCGTATGTACTCTGGATGTAGTATCGACCAGGCGGTACAAGAAGCTTTAGATAAATATGGCGATAGTATACCGGTAGAGAATCTCCACAGGGTACACGATATGATACCTAACGTACGTCGCTTTGATTACATGATGCACGAGATGGACGCAGGTAAGGTAGACTTGGTTATACCAGAGCGAGAGGTGGCTATAGATCGCGAGTTCAACCCTGTAAGCTTCAATGATCCTAATGCATATTTCAGGGGTATTATAGATTTTAGTTGGAGAGCAGGGCCTAACGCTTTACTGCTGGATTTTAAGAAAGGGGGAGGTGCGTTCCTCACTAAGTATCATACTCCACAGTTAGCATCCTACATTTTGCTAGAGTACTGTACGTCACCTTTCCAAGAGGCTTCGTCTTACATTTACTATGTAGAGGCCGGTCAGCTATCCAAAGGACCTACGTTAAATGCAGAGGGTATAGAGAGGCATACCAGGGGTTGGTTAGTAAATAAGATTGAAGACGCGAAAAATGCCGTCAAGGACGCCGGTATATTCATGCACAAGAGAGGTAGTCATTGCAAGTATTGTAATTACTCAACTCTATGCGGTAAGGGCAGAGGATGCGGAGACCTAACCACTTACGAACAGCAGTCCAGGAGTATTTATGATGAAAGTGTACAGGGGCAACCGGGATTATTACTTATTGGATCCTAGGTTTAAAGATGTATCGGCATATGAAGAATCACGACTATCACTAACGCGGATATTTTCAGAGCTAGCCAAGGATAATATATATAATATTAGAGTCCGTGTCCAGGGAGGGCGTGATGAGCTTGTAAATAAGGGGGGTATCCAGCAGTTAGTCAACAGGCATCATACGCGTGTAATAGATAGTCGGTCGAATACTCCCCTTAACCGAATTTTAAGCAGAGCGTTTAGAAAAAACTCAAGCTCGGGAATAGAGTTATGGGGATGCCTTAGCAGACCTGTACTACTAGACAGTAGTGGTGCAATTGTTGATAAATGGGTTAAAGTACCCTCTGCCTTAAACAACCACAACCTCTCCATGATAAGATCTAATCATAAAGAGAGGGTGACTGGTATGGTGGTGGAAGGGGCTATAATGTACTGTGATAATAAGAAAGTACTTAATTATAACGGTTGTATATCCAAGCTAACCTTAGTGGCAAGCCTAGATATTATAAGGATATTTTATGAGCATGATTAAACTGGCCATGGTTACTACTGGCGATTGGGTTGCTAGGATAATAACTGCAGGAGAACCTGGCATAGGTCTAAGGGATGAATCTAACACCCATAAATGTTTAAAGATAGGCAGGAGTGACGGTTTAGCTCATAGGCACTTCGTGTATACTAAAGACCGAGGTCTTCATGGAGGTATATATGGTCGTCCCGCATCTACACGTGCTACTAGTACTGTAGATATGCTAAAGCATGGCCTGGATGTTAAAGGTATTATCAATCCAGGTATGATCTTGAGTGGACCTCCAAGATTTGTTTTTTATAAAGACCTTACCTGTACTACTAGTATATTAGGATGGTACTTTGAAGTCCCGAGGGGTGCCTATCGTGCACTGAATATGCGTGTTGGTGAGGATAGACGATTGACCTTTAATGAAGAGGCTGCTACGTATGCATCAGGGAGTGTTGATATGCTATTCACACAGCATGTGGACATGGAAGAGCCTACTATAGTACGTAGTGTAACTGAGATGTTAGTTAATGATGAGTCTGTAGGCTTAGCTACCGTATTACCTGCCGGTATTAGTAAGTTATCAGTACGCCTAGGTCCCTCCATCGGATTGACTCTAGAAGATGGTAAAGGTGACTCGGGGATTATTATATGAAAGCTGCTGTAGATGGATGTTGTAAAGGTAATCCAGGCCCCGGAGGATGGGGCATAGCCTTAGAAGATGGTAACACTTACTTCGGCGGGGAGTCCGCCACTACTAATAACCGTATGGAACTGGAAGCGTTCCTAAATCTCATGATTCTTATACAAAATGGATTAGAGATAGATGAAATATTCATAGACAGTAAATACGTTATGCAAGGGTTCTCTGATTGGTCTCCTGTATGGGCGCGTAAAGGCTGGGTTACTAGTCAGAAAACTCCGGTATTAAATGTGAGCCTATGGAGGCGTATACATGATCTAAGAAGCGTACTCGATGGCGTAACGTTGACGTGGGTTAAAGGGCATTCAGGGCACTCACTGAACGAGGCAGCAGATGCTGCGGCCAATAAGGGTGCCTTAGAATACTTATAGGATATGTATGGACAATATAAGCTTACTTAAGAATAACATAAGCATTGAAGACGTGGTTGCTAAGTATGTAGGTCCTGTAGTAGTAAGGGGTGGTGGTATGGCCCTAGAGGATGATGCATGCCCCTTCCACGGTGGCAGCGGTAGTTTTTCTATAAATACCAGAGATGGATATGCCAAATGTTTCGGAGGCACCTGTCCGTCTGAAGGTAAGAACCTAGATATAATAGGATTCGTACAGGAACTCCGCGGAGTGAGTTGCAAAAATGCCATAGGTATATTAGCTAAGGACTTTGGAGTGACTTTACAGTCACTCAGCAAGAAGGCCCAGGTGTTATATGCAGCTTATCATTATTATCGAGATATAATGCAGAAATGTCTTGATGATATGGATATACTAGGCGGAAGGACGCCTATGCAGTACCAGCTAGAAGTGAGGCATCATCTCGAGTCTACCGTTACCGGGCTACAGATAGGATGGGCCGATGGGGCGTTACACCGTCATTTAGAATCAGAGGGATTCTCTAGTGTCGAGATGTTAGAGGCGGGGGTAGTGTTCGAGAACGAGGATGGTACTATACGTGATATGGTGCCTAATGACTCTTTCGTGTACCCTCACTTCTGGGAAGGTAAGGTAAGCCGGCTGTCCTTTAAGTGTCTCCGTACTAACCGTAAGACAGGCGCTCCTCTGGCCTGGCAGATGCGTAAAGAGCATATGCAGAACGGCGTCACCTTCTATAGGCATGGGGAGGGGCAACCTACCGCGGTGGTAGAAGGTGAGAACGACCTGGCCACCTTAGTAGATCTAGGATGGAACGGGACTATCCTATGTACTATAGGTCAGTTATCCAGAGATCAAGTCAAATGGATGTGTGATAATCCAGGTGAATATCATACGTTCTTTGATAATGATGATGGTGGGGAGAAGTATAGGGATACTATATGGAAAGCTGTATTGACCGGACATCTTACCGCATCTCAGTACGTAGTGCCCGAGGTTAAGGATATAGATGACTATGTGAAAGGCGGCGGTAGTATAGACCTACTAGCTCCTATAGAGCCTCCTAGACGTGAAGACGTGGTGGAGACTAGTGTAGCATCAACTCAGGACATAACGGTCCAGGACGGCTGCTACGCTATCACTAAGGTCACTCCTGATGGTAAGGAGGTGCTTCATATTCTAAGTAACTTCCTAATACAGCTGATGTACGTCAAGGTGGCCAACGACGAGCGTTCACGTATGATTCGCATCGTGCGTAATGACGGAGTCAGATCCGAGCCTGTAGTAGTAAACTCCGAGGCTAAAGTATCCCTTAGACACTTCAAGATCCTGATAGCAAACGCTATAGACGCTAAGTTTAAGGGTAGTGAAGGAGACCTGGCTGACATATGGGACTACGTTTACTCTAGGCAGAAAGAAGCCGTGGTAGAAGTACCTCCGTACGTAGGCTGCACTGAGAGGGGAGGTTGGCTATTCTCTAATCAGTATGTAGGACCGGAGGGTGATATCGTAGGCGACGCAGATAATATAATGTGGTTCAACGAGACTAAGTCCCGCGGTATAGCACCTAAGAGTCTGCTGACCCAGTTATCCTCAGTGAATCAGGCGGGTGATATACCTGACGTGTATGAAGGGGAGGATACCATGGAATTGTTAGAGGGTGTAGTAACCAGCCTGGCTACCATATTCAAAGATCCCGGCCCTGCCTTGTTATATCTAGGGTGGTTAGAGAGCTGTGCGTATTCCATGGACATGTTCCATAAGGCTAACATAGGATACTTCCCGTTCATGCTTCTATGGGGGCGCCATGGTAAAGGTAAGTCTACAGTAGTAGGGTGGGGTATGGCGCTATATGATATGGCAGATAAAGGCGTCACTACGGTAGGTCAGATAAAGTCAGGAGTGGGTATTGAGCGTAAGCTAGCTTACTATAGAGGCTTGCCTTTCTGTATCGATGAGTTACGTGCAGATAAACAGGCTCAGGAGTTCTACGGTACATGGCGCGGTTGGTATAACCGCACTACACGAGTTAAAGGTACCCGTAGCGGAGAGAGTGCTATCACAGTACCGTTTAACGCGTGCCTAATGTTCTCCGGCCAGGACATCTTCACTGACGCCGCTATGCGCTCTCGTAGTATCCCTATAAAATTCCCTCAAAATGCAGGTGATGCAAAAGCTTTTGTGTGGATGCAGGATCACGTAGACTACTTCCCTGAGATCGGGTACATGTGGATCAAGGAGGCTATGAAGACTAAGGCTAGAGATATCAAGGAGGCTATCTCTGAAGTGTCAGCCGATCTCGCAGTTAGATGTCCAGGGATACCTAACCGTACTATAAACAATTATGCCATACCGCTATTATTCGCTAAACGTATGAGGGATCAGTTCTACCCTGATTATGACCTAGACGGATACATAGAGAATGAGATATCCGGTGAATTCGTAGAGGCCTCTGAGAGCGATACGGTAAATCAACTGTGGGAGATTATATCAGGCCTGCAGTCGGGTGATAGACCTATGTTAGACAGCACGCATATACGAGTCAAGGATAGTAACGTGTGTGTATGGATGGCAGAGGTATTCCGTATAGTAGAGAATTCTAATAGGGGTAAGGAATGGTTCTCTAAGACAGCTATTAAGCATGCACTTAGGGAGGAGCCTTACTACGTAGGGGAGTCCTTAGAGCGCCTGCACAACGTTCAGCGACGCTGTATGGTATTCCGTATGGATGGCGCTCCCGAGAACCTGTTAGCTATAGCCGAGGCTTCAGTGCAGTCTTATGGGTAATATGTACGTTAGTGAGATAGAAGTTTACGCGAGGAAGGATGAGATTTTAGGAAGCATAGATAGGAATGATGCCCCTAGAATTCTGCGCAATATGATCAGTGAAGGTTTGAACTCAGGTGAATTCCTGCCTGAGTTCAGACGTAGGTCCTTAATAACCGCGGCAGCGGCCTTACTAGTATTAATGGAGTTAGAATGCAAGTAGTATTGGATATAGAGACACTAGACACTAAAGAAACTGCGGTGATACTTAGTATAGGAGCGGTGAAGTTCGACCCTATGAAAGATGGCTACCAGGCTTTCGAGGTAAAGATAGACACTAATCAACCAGGGCGTACCGTATCTGCTAGTACGGTAGAGTGGTGGGATCTACCACAGAACGCAGCTGCAAAGGCTGACTTGGATAAAGGTCTAAAGGTATCTCTTCGAGATGCCCTAGGTAAGCTAGCAGTATTTATGTATGGAGCTAACCAGGTATGGGCATGTGATCCTGACTTCGATTTAAAGATACTCAGTAACGCGTATGAGCAGGATGGTACTAAGACTCCCTATAAGTATAGCTCCGGCCGTTCTATACGCACCATAGAAGATCTATTCTTCGGCGGATGTCAGCGGAATAAAGGCGGCTTGTTCTATCAGAATGATCTTAAACATAATGCGCTATCTGATTGTATCCTAGAGATGCGAGTAGTTAAGGCTGTGTATGATATCCTATCCAAGTGCAGTATATCAGGAGAGGAAGCTTGCTCTTACCTAGACGCTTTCGAGGACAATGTAAGTAGATTGGGTTAAAGTGTTACAAAAGCATCCTAGAATGTAACACGTTTGTAACACCCTAATCCCAGCAATGACGCGGCTTTTTCTTGATTTGTTACAAAAAAACATTGTTACATAAAATAATACACATACTATGAGAGAGAGAGGAAGGGGGAGGAATGTATATATAAATACACTATATAAGAAAAGTGTGTTTTTATATATAGGCCTCTCCCTCTCTCATAGTATGTGTGTGTTCTGGTGTTTCTGTGTTTTCTGTAACGACTCCTCCATAACCCGCATAGAAGCTAGGATCCAGCGTTACATGGATGTTACAGGATTATGTTTTAATAACATCTATGTTATTTAATGTTATAAGTACTTTAGTACACTTAAAACTAGGAGTTAAGGATGATAATAGCAAGAAAGCCACCTGCTGGGTCTGTAGTATACAAGGCGGATCGTAAGCTTAGTACCGTAGATGAGTTAAGGATCAATTCCTCCTCTACTAAATCGGTATGCTATAACCACGTAGGTACTTACCGTAAGGACTCTCCTTATGTTAAGGTGGGGTTACCAAGAGTATACTCATCTCCTGAAGATCTAGGAGTGGGCACTGTCAGTATCTTCCGTCTATTTAATAAAAGACGGTTTATCCTGACAGATAGTCTATCAGAGGCTATTGATTATGCGGGGATCTAACCCCCTAGAAGTCCTCTACCTGTTAGTAGTTATACTGCTGATAGTAGGAGGGCTTGCACACTCACTATGCCTGGTATATGATAGTATTGTAATAATATGGGAATTACCTTACTAATAAGGTAATTTCCTGTTATAACTACATGTGGCACTTTATTTTTTAGGAGTCCCTATGGACAAGGATAAACGTAAAGAGAGATTAGCACGTTCGGTTAAGGCTCGTATAAAACGCAAGAACGCTAAAGTTCGTAAGATTCTAAAGGAGGCTTAATGGAAACTTCTATTTTATTTAAGATAGATTCTCAGGGTAAGACTCGCTGCTGGCAGGGAAAGGTCTTAGAGAATGAAGATGGAACTGCGACTATATGTAGTGAATCCGGTATCTATAAAGGTAAGATAACATCTACACCTATACATGTTACTGAAGGCAAGAATGTTGGTCGTAAAAACGCCACTACCCCCTATGAACAGGCTTGTAAAGAAGTCAACTCGTCTATGCAGAAGAAACTCACCGAGGGTTACACGGAGAACTTAGATGAGTTTGTTAAATCTGGGGTCATGCTTGCGTTGCCTGCCGATCTACACCTTCATAAAATGTCTCAGCTGTGCCTAGCACAGCCCAAGATAGACGGTGTCCGATTGTGGATAAAGAAAGACGACCATTTAGTCCTCAACACCAAGTCCGGTAAATTACATCCAGAGTTCTTAAGAGAGACCGTATGGGCGTCCTATCTAGAATCGACTATGGTGAAAGGTGAGGAGTTAGATGGGGAGTTATACATACACGGCGTAGAACTGCCGGATATAAATGCGTTAGTTAGATCCTATAAGCTAACCACCCGAGAGCTACACGCCCTATGCTCTCCTGTAGAAGGCGGTACTTTAATCAAGTGTACTGCAGCCCAGCTCAAGAGCCAGGTATTCCAGGGTGAATTCGACACGGACTACGTAGTAGCCCATTCAGAGAAGATGTATAAAGGCATGTTCGTGCCTATCCACATGTCACAGCTGCGCACTATAGGTACTATGGACTTGGAGTATTGGATCTTCGATGCACCTAGCGATAATGCTACCGAGGATCGTCTGGCTAAGATTGAATGTATGCGAGATGCGGAGGCTCATATGATCCGTATAGTACCTTCTACTCTAATAGATAAATCCAAGCTAGGAGAATTCAATGATGAGATGGTAGAGCTGGGATTTGAAGGTACTATGTTACGAAACCCCTCTACTCCATATCATTATGATTATAGATCACCGTCCCTGCTTAAGTATAAAACGTTTATAGATGAGGAATTCCTTATCATAGACATGGCGTTAGATCGCGAAGGCAATCCTACACTAGTATTCCTGAGTGAAGCCGGTTACGAATTCAGATGTAGGCCTACCGGTAACAAGACGTTCCGCGCACGACTACTCAAGGATAAGTATAAGGTAATAGGTCTGCACGCCACTATACGTTTCCAGGCTTATTTTGAAGACACTCTAGTACCTCAATTCGGTAGGGTTATAGATATAAGAGACTACGAATGAGTAAGTATGACAAGCTAGATTTAGAAGAGCTCTACGAGCTAGCGGCCGTAAAGGCCACCCCGGGTATAGTACAGGCGATAGTATCTAAAGAGGATTTCTCCTCCTTCAAACATCCGTACTGGGATATAATCTGCAAAACCCCTGGTAAGCCAGGGCCACCTATAAGCGTAGACTACCGTCCAGTGGATATTCTAGTTATACAGAATAACCTACCATTCCCTGAGAAATATAAGAAGTCCGGTCAGCTCACTGCTATATATGAGCGCCAGATACGTTCTATGGTAGACGCCTCTATAGGGTTCACTTCCCTTATGAAGACTCCTGCTGTGCCATTTAGAACTCCTAAGGGTAAGGTATCTTCTACATACACCATAACCCACGCGAGACCGTACCTTCCGTACCTCCTAGAAGAGATACGCCGGCGCAAGCCTAAGGTGCTGGTATCTTTAGATACCAACGTCACTAAGCTTCTGGGCCTGGCTAAATCCAACGGTGGTAATAAGGGTAATAGAGGTGAGATACATATATCACCTCTAGTAGGCCTACCTGTGGTTATCACTCTCAACCCGCGCTTCTTAAATATGATACGCCAGCAGGCTAGTGGTGGTACGTGGGGTGATGACTATTACTCGGTCATTAAGCGTGATATGGAGAAGGCGGTGCAATTACTAGAGGTTAAGAAGCCCGCTCTAGAGGATGCAGTTAAAGAGGTTGCCTCTAGAATACACGTATGTGAGAGCATAGAGGACGTAAGATACTGGACTGACATAATGTGCAAGCTTCCGGCGGGGCAGTTTACCTCCTGGGATCTAGAGACTACTTCTTTAGATCCGTGGAGTGACGACGCACGTATCTTAACTAGTCAGGTAGGCATGCGCATAGACGGTGAGATTTTAAACATAGTCATACCTTTGTGGCATAAAGATAATAAGGGGTATGATCCGCAGGAGGCATTCGATATACATCGTAGTTATTTAGAGCGTGATTCTGCTAAGGTAGGCCACAATATAACTTTCGATATAGTATTTCTGGCAGTCACTACGGGCGTACGATTAAAAGGTACCATAGTATGCACCTTGCTAGCTCTGCATAGTATGGATTCTGGTATCACTGGTTGTTACGGCTTGAAAACAGCCGTATGGGATCACCTACCCTGGTCAGGGCTAGGTGGATATGAGGATTTATTAGAATGGTCAGGAAGTTAGTATTAGACATGATGGCTGTGGCGCGTAGTTTGAACGGGGAGGATACTATAGACTTAGTCGACTGGCAGGCTGGGGTTATATCGTCCGGTGTGTACGGTCGCAATGAGTTTTGTAACGTCCTGTCTTTCATGCGCAACTCTAGAGGTGCCGTCAAGCGGCCCTCTAAAGTTAAGTCTACTGATTACCATGATAATCTTAAGTTTATAGTGCTCAATTATTTTGACTTTAGAGATTTTATTATACCTACATTTTTAAGTAGTATCAGCGGTAAGAGTAAACCCTTCATTAAACGTTTTTTAAAGGATATATTCGGCAACCCTAACGTCTCTCTAATAGATATACGTTTTGGTGATTGTTTCACCGCCGCGGATCTGATACAGGCGTTAGTCAGCTACTACAGAAGTAGCGCGATATATCTACACTCGAGAGGCTTAGATAGGTTATATGGCTAAACCCCCTACATACGAGTATTACGACTACGACGATCTATGCCTGTACGCAGGTATAGATACCGAGGTTACGCTTAACCTCTTGGCTAAATTGATGCCACAAATACGGACGTCCCCTGAATACTTCAAATCTATTAAGGGTACTATAATCCGGAGTAACGCCACGTCCATCTGGAGGGAGTTGTTAGACGTAAAACAGCTAGCTTTAGAATTCACCTGCAACCTCAAGATAACAGGTATGCAGTATGACATACCAGCTAACGCTCGTATGGCCGTTATCATGGAGAAGGATCTCGAGGATACCCGGCTGCGTATCAATGCTGCAGTAGGAAGGGATGTTCCTCTGAGCGGTGATGGTTTCAGTAAGTTCTTATTCAGAGATATGCGTCTGGTATCTGATGTTAAGACGGACGGCGGTGACGACGCTACCTCTGGAGAGGCTTTAAAACACCTGTACGAAAAATATGGCCATGAGTGGCTGTTAGATATTAAGAGATACGTAGAAGTACGGGCTATGTATAATGGATTTATCAATGATTACGTAGATAAATTCGTCAAGAAGGACGGCAGGATACACTGTGACTACAATCTGCAGGGTACTAGCTCTCACCGTATATCCTCTACCAATCCTAACATGCTCAACATGCCACGCCCCTCAAGGGCGTATCCTCTCTACAATATCCGTACTCTATATACTGCCACGGAGGGTCATTCCCTACTAGCATTCGACTTCTCTTCCTGTGAAGTTAAGATCCTAGCAGCCCTGTCGGGCGATAAGAATATGATATATGCATGTGAACAGGGTTATGACTTCCATACGTTTACTGCGTCTATGATCGAAGGGGTTGGTTACATCGAGTTCCACGCCATGGTGGAGGACGAAAGCCACCCTCGACATAAATGGGCTAAAGAGCGTCGTCAATTCGCTAAGGCCGTAACCTTCGGTTTGCTATATGGCTCTTCTGTAGCTGGTATCGCCGCTACTCTTAACGTAACTATACCGGAGGCGGAGGCTATCATCGCAGGTTACTTTGATAGGTTCCCTGACGTTAAGGTATACATAGATGATTGTCACGCTATGGCCCGTATGAACCATTATATGGTCACTCCATTCGGCCAGCGTAAGCAAGAGCACGGTTCCCGTGATGTATTCAGAGGTACCTCTGTATACAACGCTTCATTCCGTAATGCCCAGAACGTAAGTATTCAATCACCTGCTTCTACAGTAGGTTTGATATGCTTCGCCATGCTAGATCGTGATTTACGTAGACGCGGTATAGGACGCGCAGTACTTACAGTATATGACTCTGTAGAATTTGAGGTATTACACGGTCATGAAGCAGAGGCTGCTGAATTAGCGTACTACTATCTAGATGATTGGCCTGTGGATAATTTCGACTGGTTAACCTTTAAGATCGGGTGCGACGGGGAGATAGGCTTTAACTTCGGTGAGTTGCATAAGATACACCGCGGTGTAACACAGGAGGATATAGAAGAGTTACTTAACGCTGCATAACTGTTATAAGTATCAAAAGGAGATACTTATGAAACTGATAGTAACTGCGTTGATAGTATACTGGATTCTGCGTGCGGCTAAAAAGGCCCACATAGCCGAGTCTATTCTGGCAGTAGTGGGGTTCTTCGGAGTCCTACTGCTGATCATAATGCTAGGAGGTGCTCTATGAGTATACTAATAGCGTTAGTGTCGTTAGTCGTCATATCGATTGTGTTCTTTAGCATAGTCTTTACGATGTTCCCACCTGCCATTATCGTAGCAGCTTTAATGGATAAATCCCCTACTGTTAACCTAACGGTTAATCAGTGGATTGTAATTGACCTGATTATAGGACTGATATTACTATGCTTATTAACTTAACTGATGCCCTCATACCGAGGGCAGAGGACCTAGAAGAATTACCGGTCCTTTTTCGTCTAGTGGGCAATATAGATCGCGTGGAGGACTTCGCAGATGCTATAAATGTTCTTGGAGTAGACACAGTCGTGTTGGATGTGTCTGATGAGTATCTAGAGGTTTTATCAGATCTAGTCCCTGACGTAGAGCTGATAGACCTGGCAACTTACTTGGAGTCTAGCGATGAAGTCGATAGATCATAGAACTGTAGAGGTTATAGACTGCCATGGAATATTAGTGTCTAGCTTCCTGTCAGACGACCGCTCTGTGATATGGATATCGACTAGCGATCTAGTAGAAACTCTAGGTTTAGATATAGAGGAGGAGGGCGAACCTTTTACTCTGTATGATTACCGTGGGCATCCCACTGTACACCGCTGTATAACGCATGACATGTTGAACCACTATCTATTCTCAGTAGACTGTGCCGACCGCGGTACGCTAGATGAGCTACGCAAGTGGTTACTATGTGAAACACTACGTTTCTGGGAGCGTTTCAAGAACGCACCTGCATCTATGTCCATACAGGACGCCCTAGCAGTCATAGACCGGCGACACGCCGAGTCGGCAGCGTGGGTATCTCTACCTGGGATAGTTCTTACTGATCTACCCTATCACTCTCTGGGTCTACCAGGCCCTGTAGCCAAAAGTACTCTTAACGCTAAGGAGCATATGTTCATTACTATGGTCCAAGACTTGGTATTATCAGAGTGCATACTATCTCTAGATACTGGAGATGATCCCGGCGAACGTTATTCAATGCTAGTCAACGCCATCGAAGAACCTTTACTCGCCATAGGTAATGTAATAAGGAGACGTTATGGAAAATGAACTGTTAGAAGCCCTAGCTAACTTAGTAAAGGAATGTGAGGATGACGGGTGGGATGATGAAGGCCCTTCGGATCCTCTAGTAAAGGCTCGTGAGGTGCTTGTTAAATATAATGCAGCACCCTGTTATAAGTTAAGTACCAAGGAGAAATTATGAGAACATACCTGCAAGACGTTACCACCGTTAATTTTTACGGTTCAGATATTGTAACCGGTTTCTGCGAAGAGACCTCTAAATTTTACGTACCCATGAAGCACATCGTAGAAGATCATCTGGGGTTAGGCTGGGAGGTTCAACGTAGAAAATTAGATGAATCACCTATCTATACACCTATCCTGGTATCCGGTGAATCACTAGGTGATAGCTTCAATAACGCCAATGAGTACATCTGCCTGCCACTGGCGGAGCTTAACATCTTCCTCTGCCAAATCAACGTACTGCGAGTACCTGTAGAAGTGCGAGATACCCTGTTGAAATATCAGCTTGAGTGTACTACAGTGCTCCACGATTACTGGATGTACGGCGCTGCTATAAACGGCCGTGTTAAGCCATTCGACGTCACCTCTGATCTACGTGACTATCTACCGCTTAAAGAAGTACACCGCCGTTTCACTCGCGCAAGTGAGTCCTATGCCGAGTATTATACTCGTCAATCTGATAATGACACTAACGCCGAGAGCGTACGAACTGCCGTATACTCGATCATCCAGGAATTCAATATGAAAGTCCCTGGCGATGATATGTCTGTCATTGAGGAGTTTATATTAGCCTACCAGTTAAAAGCGGTAGCCGATATACTGTACTTAATGATTCGTAATGAAGTGTGTAGCGTAGCGGATGAATTCGTCGAATGTATCACAGCTAACCTACTAGCATGTACTAATCACAGTATGGGCGATATCCTTACTATCAAGGCTCCATACTCACCATTCCCAGGCGCTAACGATGGCCTACCACGTGAACTAAGAGGTTAATATGTTAGATATTACTCAAATAACTGAAGTCAATTTCTACGGTGACGTCCTCCACTTAGTGGAGGGTACTGACACAGATACTGGAGAGACTGTGCCCTGCGTAAGTGTGGCGGAGATTACGGAGAACCTGTCGGTATCTAACTTCGATCGCTTTCTAGACGATGAGCGCGTAGACGTATTCAACACGGATAGCGGCTACATGGTGCCGGTACGACATCTTCCTGCAATGCTTATGCTTATCGGTAAAGACGAGGTTATCCCTGAGAAGTGGGGCGAGCTCCTGGTGTACCAGCGTGAGTGCGGTGATGCCCTATACAACTACTGGATTCACGGTGTAGCGGTAAACGGAAGAGAGACTCCTTACGACGTACGCTCTAAGTTCAAAGACTTCCGGGTATCTAGCCGTCCGGCGTTAATCGAGGCGTGTAAAGAATATGCCACCGCTACAGGTAATGACCCTGACACAGTGTTTAATAAAGTATTAGCTAACTGCTATGAGATTGCCCGCTTAAAGCCTCTGCATGAGTATGAAGCTTTAAACGGTACTCAGGCTACTTTCTTAGCCAGTATTGAAGTGCGTTACGCTAATACGTTGCGTCACTGTGTGGCGTGGGGTAAGAACCCTGAAGATATGGCGGTCGAGGACGTACGTGCGTACGCCCAGACTGTAGGTCAGATGTGGTTACGTCTAGCAGACGATATACCACCGGCGTTGTTTACTTAACGCTTTCTTTCAGGATAGCGCTAGCTCGGAACTTAGGTACTCTCTTAGCCGGGATATCGATGGGCTCACCTGTCTGCGGATTACGGCCGCTACGAGCTTCACGATTGATGGTATAGAAAGTACCTAAACCTGAGATAGACACTTCGCCTTCATCAGCGATAGCTGAGGCAACTTTATTAAACAGAATGTCTACTAGACGCTTTGCATGTGCCTTAGAGTTGATGCCTTCCTGTTCTGACATGAAGTCAATAAGATTAGATTTGTTCATTGTATTTCCTTTGGGTTGTTTTTGGTAAAAAGCTTTACCGATGTATATTTATTTTATACTAAAAAAATCTAAAGTAAACAGGAATTTTGATTGATAAGGGATTATTTATGGGCAAGAGCCTGATGATTATAGACTCCACCGGTTCTCGTATGGTAGCACTGGAGGATTTGGACACCGATTATTTAACCTTAGGCCAGGCTATGTATTCTGCTGCTGCCAGTATGCAGACTGATAAGCTCAACCTACCTAATTGGCCGCGATTCGCTTCTCCCGAGTATCTTACTCTGAAGGAAGAGATCGTCGGCCTGACTGATGCACAGAAAGTTTTACATTGTATAGATTATCTACGGAGTTAATATGGAATTTAATTTAGAATATATCGAGTCGCTTGTAGAATCCGTTGAATACGTTAACATCCCAGGGGCTATGAACACTACCTGCTGCCTTACTGTTAAGGGTGGTGCTGAAGTAGTAGGGGTGTCATACTGCTTCGATCCTGCTAAGTTCTCCACGGAGGCCGGTAGAAAGGCAGCCTATAAGGACGCCATAGATGAGCTTTTTAAAGCAGAGGCTTATCATCTTAAACGGCTGTCTAGCGAAAGTTAATTTTCGCAGTGTACCGTGTTATAAGTAATAGGTATACACTTAAACTCGGATGATATTATGTATAATTGGATCAAAGAAAACCCATTAGCAGCCGCTGGTATTGCCATCGGCGGTTTAATAGTACTCGGCCTGTCGGCTGGAGCCGCTGTATCTTATAACTCAGACGCGCGTGTAATGCTGCGTGCTTCTGAGAAAAAACGTAAGGAGGAGACGAATAGTATCCGTCGAGAGAAATCTCTTGAAGAGCGTAAGGCCCTGGCTAAGCTCGACCGCTCTACTAATGAAGCAGAGCTGGCCTTCTACCGTCGATTGGAGGAGGCTACCAACGAGTACGAGGATGAGATAGACGAAATCCGCATAGAGCTAGAACGCTCTACGCGGGAAATTTAAAGGGCTGAAGGGAGGGAGGGGATTTATACCCCCTCTTTTACGTTATGCAAGATATAATCGAAGAATTAGCAGTACTTTGGATAATGCAGCTACGATGTCTATTAGATTCTACTGAGGTTTACAAAGAGCCTTTGCTAGAGGTAATAGACATCATAGAAGCGGGGATGCATAATGATATTTTTATCGACGATCACCAGGTGGATCTAGTATCCCTACTGGCGAAGTATGTCGTACCCTTCTACAGGGAGATTTCAGTAGATGTGGAGATTGAAATTCTTAGTAATACTCTGGGCGGTGAACGTACAGGCTCATCCTGAACTCCACCGAATGGCTGAAGCCATTTACTACGAGGCTGACGGGGAGAGTCTTCCCTGTAAGATTTTAGTGGCGCAGACTATACTTAATAGAGTAGATGACCCGCGATTCCCCTCTAGTGTAGAGGGGGTAGTGACGCAGCGTAAGTTCCGTAAAGGTCGTTGGGTGTGTCAATTCTCTTACCTATGCGACGGTTTTCCTGAGGATATGTCTCGCTGGAATTCCGCTTACAATAGCTATAAAGTGGCGCAGATGGTATTAGATGGTGAAGTACCGCGGCTGACTAACGCCGATCATTATTATAACCCTAAGAAGGTTACGCCCTCGTGGTCTTCTGAGATGGAGGATGTAGTATCATGCGATGGACACGTATTCGGCCGTGTGCCGTGGTAAAAGATAATGACGAGGTAGAAATATGGGGCCTGACCGAAGAGGATAATCTTAATTATCTAGGAGGTATTGCCACTGTATTAGATGCACGTGCCGGTGTTAGAGTTGTAGATGGAGAGACGGTACGTGTGTCTAGGATTTTACACAGTGGTACTACTCTTATATGCACCGCTAATTGTTTATATAAGTTCGACCAGGACTGTGTCCCTGCATGGTTGCCTCCTTTTACTAACGATGATAATATGGATTTCCAATCTGAAGATCCTATATGGCTAAACAGGTGATTTATGAAAGTTATAATCATGGACGTAGATCAAGTATTACTAGATTGTATATCTAGGCTACGAGACTACATGCTAGAGCACGAAGGTAAGAAGGTAAGCTCTATGCCTACTGCATGGGACTTATCTAAGTGGATGGATTGCGATTCCGAAGGTGCCATGGATACCGTCAGATCATTCCATTCCAATTGGATGTTCGGCACCCTAGATGCCATGCCCGGAGCCTCTAACGCACTTAACCGATTGGTGCGTAAGGGGTACGGATTAATATTCGTAACGGCATGTGGTGATAGCCCTATCACTACCGCCCTTCGTAAGGTGAATCTATACTCAGAGTTCGGGGATATATTCTTAGAAGAGCATTTTGTACCGGTTAACGGATCTAAGTTAGCAGTACTGCAAGACCTGGCCGCTCGTTACGATGTAAGAATGTTCGTAGACGATCGTCCTAAGAACCTAGAGGCAGGTATTGAGGCCGGCGTGCCGGTTGTACTCATGAAAGCCCCTCACAACCGCGATCAGCGGGATAAATATACCTGCGCTTACAGCTGGTATGAACTTTTAGACATTGTAGAAGGATTAGAGAATGTTACTAACTAGTAAAGGCAAGACCGTAATCTATCAATCTAAATCGATGGTTACACCACCGTTCGTAGAAGAAGGTACGCCTGATTCCTACCTATGTGTGGTAGTTAATGAAGACGGTACTCGGTCTCAGCAGTATCTGCATAAACGCAATATAGTCGAGGTAAAGGATGCGTAAACTCCCCGATATAACCGGTCGTACCTTTACGGTCGGAGACATCCACGGTGAGTATGATAAACTTATGGAGGCTCTTGCCTCCGTAGGTTTTGATTTTAGCACCGACAGGTTAATAGCCGTAGGAGACCTGATAGATAGAGGCCCTGATAGTTGGAAGTGTATTAACTTAATATACGAGCCTTGGTTCCATTCAGTATTAGGTAATCACGAGGATTTAATGGTAGGAGCCGTGACCCGCGGTAGCGAAGAGCACTATCGCTGCTGGATGCAGAATGGTGGGCTCTGGGCTTTAGATCATCTCGATGAGGACGCATTTAATAATATAGTCTGGGATGTGCCGGATCGTATGCCGATAGCTATAGAGGCTAATGGCTGCGGGTTTATACATGCATGCCCTCCCGCTATATGGAGTCGTTTAGAATCCGTAACTCCTATGGAGCGTAATTACTATCTATGGAACCGTGGGCTAGTCGGAGAGTATCTGCAGGTAAAGGGTGTGGACTTCGTATACGTAGGGCATACTCCAGTACCTGAAGTATCCTGCTACGGTAACGTAGTATACATAGATACCGGGGCTGTATTTAACGATACACCCTTAGTGGTACTGGAGGTCTTAAAGGTTGAGACTTAAACTTACCATCACCCAGCTGTTATAAGTATAATGTAATGCAATAGCTCAATGGTTAGAGCATAAGACGGTAGTCTTAGTGTTGTTGGTTCGAGTCCAACTTGCAGGGGCCGCAAGGCCCACTACTTTTAGGTGAGCAGACTTAAATGACAGGGTTGGCATCCCGAGTCGCCCGGTAGCTTAGACCCTCGCGTTTTACAGGACTAAAGATCCTTAAGGCCAGGTAGCGTTCCGGTGGAAATATTGCCAGGAAGACTACTCAATTTTAGAGATGAGATTAATAGAGGAATATGAGACACCTAGGTTGACCTAGGTGTCTCTTTAAGAGGAATAGCATGATAACCACTAAGTTTACTGACGTTGGCAGTGAAATACGTCTACTGACGTATGAAGAGGATAGACTGACTGATACCTTGCCTATGGGCATTTATTCTGTTAAGTACCTCGAGATGACGGGAGAGTACTATCTGTCAAAGACTACTATGGCAGCGCATTCTACTAAGATATACGGTGACGTAGATGAAATGGTAGATACTATCTGTAGTAGATACTCTACAGGTGACTCCTCATGGGGTGTGCTACTGTCCGGAGCTAAAGGCTCAGGCAAGACTGCTATGGCTTCTAAAATATGCCTTAAAGCAGGCGTACCTGTAGTACTAGTTGAAGATGAGTTTGACTCATATGGATTGACCACTTTCATCTCTAAATTAGGACCGTGTGTGCTAGTTATAGATGAGATGGAGAAGAAATTCACCAATGATCAGGATGGGCTTCTAAGCCTTTTAGACGGGATGAACTCATCTAAAAGGTTAGTAATATTCACTGTTAATAATATACACCTAGTCAGTGAAAACATAGTTGGACGCCCTGGCCGGATGCACTATCTCCGCGAGTTCGGTAAGGTAGACATCAGTATTATCCACGAGTATTGCACGACTAATGATGTACCAGGATCCTTGGTAGATGACATAATTCTGTGTCAGCAGAATAGCCTCGAGTTCAGTTTCGACTCTATGCGAGCTATAGTGCTGGAATATAAATTGACAGGTTCTACTGACTTTGATAAAATAACTAAATACTTGAATATCGAGAAGATAAAGCCCAAGGTATTCTACGACGTCCTTAACGTCACTCTATCATCTGGTGAGGTAGAGGTAGAGACCTCTAGATTGCGCCTTTATGGTAGCGGGAACTTCGATGATCTAATACTCAAATCAGGAGCCGACCGTATATACCTGGGAGACCTCTCTCTTCAGAACATAGTCAGTGCCGCTGATGGTGTATACACGCTAGTCACTCAGAGAAGAGAGGGTCTTATAACTATTAACTTGAAATTAAATTCTATGAAGTAATCTGTTATAAGTAAATTAAGGCGCCCGTAGCTCAATAGGATAGAGCATCGGCCTTCTAAGCCGAGGGTTACAGGTTCGAACCCTGTCGGGCGCGCCATCATAATATGAAACTGGGGATACAATATGGAACGTGTAAATACTGATTACTCGAACTTAACCTTGGAAGAAGGTAAGGCTCTGTGGTTAGAGAAGAAAGGTATAGTCCACACTTTAGTGGCTTACCACCCCGTGGCGCGAGGCCATATCATTGAAGGCCCTTACTGGGGCGCTAAATGGGTGGCGACCAACGGTGTTGGTAACCAGGGTAAACTCATTATCACGCCTCGATGTAAAGAGGCACGAGACTTCGTCCGTGGTGAGGTAGTTAAGGGGCTACAGGAGAAGTATAGTATTGACGAGGCGCTGGCTCTTAGAGTATATCGCGCGCCTATAGAGTTTCGATATGAAATTCTAGACACCGTCATGATTATGCTGGAGGATAAAGCGGCCGTAGAGGCTGCAGGGCACTTCCCGGGAATAGGCCCTAGAAGCCATATACCCTGGCTTGAACGCTGGGGTAATGTAGTCGAAGACTACTTAGTGTACTCCTGGCCGCGTAACCAGGCCGTGCTTGACGCAGTTAAGCATATAGGTTGTGACAGCCTCGGTTAAACGAGGTTTAAGGGCCTTTAGCTCAGTGGTTAGAGCATGCGACTCATAATCGCCAGGTCCCCGGTTCAAGTCCGGGAAGGCCCACCATTTTCAGAGATTATCTCTTGAAAGACAATATATGAGTTTTAAGTAAAGGCTTATACATTGTGTAAGATATAGGGTGCCTGTTTGTAGGGCCTTTAGCTCAGTTGGTTAGAGCATCCGGCTCATAACCGGATGGTCCCCGGTTCAAGTCCGGGAAGGCCCACCATTTTCAGAGGTATGTATGAATGATGATGTATGTAATACTCGTATATTTGAAGAAGGTATTGTCGTAGGCATCTTTGATATCCCTAAGGAATTAGCCAATACCCTATGCCGTGAGTTAACTAGCAGCGGCTACGCAGAGGTAGACTGGCACTACGTAGGCGGTAGAGTAGTCATGAAAGCTCTGATCAGCGATGCCGATAGATTCGCGTATACTCTTAGATCCCTACACGATACGCATAACCAGGTAGTTATTTGGGAGGCTGTATGAAGTGTTATTACTGCTCAAAGGAATTCCCTCTGGAGGAAGTTCGTCCGTACGGTCTGGGTGGCTCCTATATATGCTATCCATGTATGGTATCAGACACTCTCAGAGAGAAACTGGCTATTGAAGAGGTTACTAAACTCTTAAGTAAAATTAAGATTCCTGTAGTAACTAGCACGGGTATAAAAGACCTTAGTGAGCTTGAAGATCAGGATGTATTACCGATCCTCTTTACTAAGGTTTAAAGAATTGCTGTAATCCCTTGAAGGATTAACTATGGCGGACGCGGGTTCGAATCCCGCCAGCTCCACCAAATACGTCTTAGTGGTTTACCCCCAATGGCTGCTAGGGCGTATTTGATGGGGCTGTAATGGTTTCGACGTTGTAGTGAGGCTAGAGAGGCAGCACGAGAGGTGACCTAGCGTATATAGGCACAAACTATCTAAATGCAGATGCATATGAGATGAAAGCAGCAGCTTAAACTGCGCTTTCCCAGGACGGCGGTCGCCTACGGGCCCTGGTCATCAAAGACCGCCCTCGAATTCGAATAGTGTTGCGACTATAGGCAGGGGCTACGGCCCCTTAAGTCCTTGGAGTTATTATGGTAACCTTTATTTATTACAGCCCGTTAGAGTTCTCTGAATTATTCATCACTCCGTGTATGGCAGATGATAAGGGTGGTGTAGTCAAGTCCTGGGGTGAGTTCAATCTAATCACTGCTTACGGTATGCGCGATGGGATAGAGGTGGCGGTAGTAGACTTTTCCCCGGAGTCCTCTAAAGAGTATATCCAGAGCGTCCTCTCTGTACCCTTGAAGTTTATGGGTGGGGTATGCAGGTAGTATATATCTTCGGACTTCTCTTTGTGTCCCTTTCCCTGATGCGTTCGTCCTATCTGCTATACACATAATGTCTGGGCGCGCGCCTATACGTGTATGGGTGATGGCATTATCTTTAATATTCTCATCCCTATTATACATAGGATCCTTGGAGGTTATGTGATGTTTTTCTCTATAGTATTCTTCCTGTTTGTGTCATGCCCGTTAATGATATCTCCTAAGGCAGAACACTTGATATGCCGCGAGTATCGTATCGATCACTTCCTGATAGTCTTAGGTGCGGGGATGCTCTTAATATCACTACTAGTGACTCTAGCGGATACCCGATATGGTTAAATTCGTTCTGTACCTGATCGTACTATTACTAGTACTAATATCTCCTCTATGGGATGGTACTCCCCGATATTACATCGATGTAGCCAAGGTACTACTACTAATACTATGCTACCTATTCGCAACCATAGTCTGTACGATAAACTTAAGATTCCGTTATTTCCTAGTGCTCTATTCTATAGTGTTACTAGTGACTATATGTCTACCTCGTATCTAATTAAGTGGTAGGGCCGATGGCTCCTTTAATGAGTGGGTCCTGTGGGTTATATTAATGTACCCTATTACAGGAAGCAGACCGGACTGCGTCCCTTTGGCGAAAGCACACCACGTAATCCCGGCCAGGGTATGGCAGACGGGTAAGGTGATTGGCAGGTCACCTAATGCCCGTCGACTTTTTTTAGCTAAAATAGGTATATGAAACCAGGGAGGACCTATTATGCAGCTAGAAAACACACAGATAAAGTACGGCACCTTTAGCGGGCAGCTTGTACTACCTATATCACCCAATCTATCTACTATATCAGTGGCTATCGACGGGGTCGACTTTGTTACTCTACAGACCATGCCTATAGGTATGGGCGTACCTAAGAATGTAGGAGATGGAGTAGTTACTACTGACACTCCTGGGGTATTTAACATAGTGCCATCCTCTACTCTTATTATCATACCGTCTACTGAAGATGTGTACTCTTATACTGTAGGTCAGTACTAATGAGATTACCTAGCAGAGAACCTATAACCCTACCTGCTAGGCTTGACGTTACTTACGGTAACCTAGTAGTTCGCAGGGCATTTCGTAAAAATGTAGGTGATTCCTTAGTATCTATACCAGAGCTTAATCTAACAGACTTTAACATGACCTGGATAGGGTCTGATAGTTATCTAAGTGATACCCCTTTTTTAGGTACTGATAGTGGTAGTTATTTCGCTCACAGGTCTAACGGCGATGTAGTAGTATACTCTAACGGTTACGTAGTCCTGGGTAACACCGCGGCTCTAGGTAAGAGAAGATTCTACCGGTTGAGTAGGGTAGGAGGAGTGCTGAGCTGTCACATTGATGGCGTATTAGTAGGCTCCATATCCTTTGCAGATGTATGGACTTTAAAATACCTACAGGGTGGTATGGCGGATACTATGAAGTATTCCACCGGTGTAATGGCTAATTTTAGAGTAACAAGTACTGTTCCGGTACGATACTACCCCTTAGATAACGATTTAGTCATAGACTATATATCGGCGGAGCATGGTTCAATACTAGGCACTAGTAATTGGGATGAGACTGGTGTCGTAGTCGCAGGGGCCTATTGGCTAGGGGTTGAGTCTATAAGAGTAGAGCGATCTCTTTTAGAATGGCTTGACTATAATGGTGCAGTCTTTTATGATATAGACGAGCCTTTCAAATACGATGTAGATAATTATTTCTACTGGTAATTACAGGATGTAATATGACCGAAACACTTAAAGTTTTAACTAAAGGCATGACCCCGTCTCAGATAGGTACTGCTATAAGCGCATCTGCTAATAGACAGGGCGTTATGTATACTGAGTTAGGCCTATCTCTTTTAGACCAGGGACGTTCTCCTTCTTATATATCTCAGGTTGACGCTGACATGCAGACTCGCATGCGTAAGTTCGACCAGAAGGGTGTTTACGCGTGGCTTAAGCGTTGGACTAAGAACGGTTTTACCTACCTAGAGACGGCTGGTAAATCTGGAGACACTAACGAAGGATCACTGGCTCGTATACAACGCGATGTTCTGGAGCAGGATGTCCTACCGGATTATTGTAATATCTGGTTAGGAGGTAATGATATTAACGCTCTGCAGAACTACCCTACTTCTGAGGCAGAAGTGGAAGCAATGAAGGCAGATCTAGAGGCTATCATACAGATACTACACGACAATAACATTAAGGTTATCCTGTCGATTCTACCTAATAACGGTCTGTGGATGACTCGCTATAACGCTATGTACGCCCAGAACCTATGGGAAGCATATTGTATAGAGCTAGGACGTAAGGGTAAGGTAGCCGCTCTTATTAACTACGGGCCTCTTCTGGCAGATCCAGAAGCGGTAGTTCCACGCACTGGAGTGACCTTCAACCGCAACTCTAACGTGGTAACTGTTAACTCTCCCGGGCACGGACTGATAACAGGCAATCGTATAGTGGTATCTGGAACTCCTAACCCATCATTCCAGAACAATAGTATGCCAGTGGGGTTCATTGTAACAGTAATTAACCCCAATACTTTTACTTATGATAATGTAGGCCCTAACGCTGTTACTATCGGCGATTTCGTTAAGGTAAACGTACTTCAAGACAGTGTATCTGACGGTACTACTCACTTGACTACTGAAGGTGCGTGTAAAGCCGCTCATATGGCTCTACCTATATTCGAGAAGTTATTCCCTATGCGTGACATCCTGTCAGCATCAGAGAATGATTTTATGAACCTAGTCGGAGTGACTAAGACTACCGCGGGTACACGCTGGAACCTTGGCATGATGTACGGTACAGGCGGTACTAAGAGTGGAAGCCCTCTGCCTACAGGGGTAGTAGCCCGTAGTTATGAGGTTAGGACTGTATCAGGTAACCCTACTAGCGTAACATGTTCTATAGAACAGGATGATTCTATAGCGTACAGCCAGTATCTATGGCAGCGCATTGACATTGTAGCTGGTGCTAGTGATTGTGAAGTATCATTCGAGATGGCGCATAGTAAGCCTACTAACTGGAGACTTAACTTCTCCGTTATCGCAGGCGGTTGGGTACGTCCCAACGTAGAGAACGGTTACTTCTATGTCAACGTAGGTAGTGCTACTGGTACTACTGGCACTGTAGAGCCTATATGGCCTACTAGGGTAGGGGAGAGAGTTACTGATGGTGATATAGTGTTCGAATGTCGTCTAGGTTTTATTGAGGGTGTTACTAAATGCTACGCAGCCGCAGCATATAAGATACCTGCATGTGATCCTCGAGCCATCCACGCTATAAGCTTCGGTATAATCGATAACACTACAGGTGCTGACTCTATACTAGACTTTAACAATAACGTTGATCCTAACGGAGTAGCTCCTTATTATACAGCAGGGGAGGAAGGTCACTTCTGTACACCTGAGGCTGTATTAGGTGCTTCTGGTAGTTCGTTCACTATAGCCACTAAGATACGAGTGGCGGCTGGGAAATCGGCTTCTGTGATGATAGCCAGAAACACTTGGAGAGTAGTATAATTAAAGGCCCTTCGGGGCCTTATTTGTGAGGTAATATGAAGACATTTAAAGAAGTTACCGGTGGGTTGACTCCTGAAGAGATAGGCACTAAGATAAAAGACGCAGTAGTCAGTGACGTTATAAGTAGTATCATACCTTTAACTCAAGCTGAATATGATGCATTAACCCCTGACCCTAACGTATTATATATAATAACGGAGTAACTATGGATTCCACAGCTGTAAAAGCATTTAGGGTTGGTGATAGTCCGGCCGTAGCTCAGTACCTAGGAGGAGTGCGCACGGATTATAACCTACAGCGATATTTCCGCGATAATAATGGCGTGGGTGACTATTATCAGTTATTAGAACCTATAGTATTGTCTGGCGATTTTGAGTTTGAGTTAAGCGTATATATTGACGCAACAGGAACATTTCACCAACTGCTGTCAGGCATTGGGTTTACATTTAATGTCAAAGCGGATGACTCAATTATACTCTTTAAAAATGGATATATTAATAAGAGTTTCAACCAAAAAGTTATTAGAGGTAGTTTCAATACTATTATCATAAAACGGTTAGGTGGATTACTGATATGTGTTGTTAATGGTGTGTCAGAATCTTCAAATCAACCAGTGACTAATTTCAACATACAGGTAATTGCAGGTTGGTATGATTATGGAACACCATCGCCTTTGGAAGGTATTGTTGCTGGTCTAAAAATCTGGCAAGGAGGCGACCGGAACAGTGATAATAGCGTACTAACAGACTGGTACAAATTCGATAACCCTAACTCTGCTTATCAGCGCAATTATGTAGTGGCGCAGGGTGAAAACCTATGCTTAGAGGAGCCAGTCTACCTTGGTATGGGGTGGACTCAAATAGTTGACGGTTTTACGGCTAACACAGAAAACTACACAGGTGTTATGTGGAGCGGTGCTATTGAGGGCGAGACATACCTAATTTCTTGTTATCAATACGACATAGAAAATCCAGGCTTGTCTAGTAGCGGTAGCTTAGAGGGTGACGATTGGCGCTACAGCGAAATTGATGGCGTCAGATATTGGTTAGTTACAGCCTCTTCGTCCGGCAGATTGGGCTTTAAAGCTGACAATAATGGTATCTTTAAAATCAAAGACTGTTCTATACAAAAATGGTCAGGCGCAGAGATTATAGGAGGGATGCCAAAGGATTGGTTTAAGGTTGAAAGGCAGCCGCATTGGGATTATTGGTTAGGGCCTGAGCTATCTCCTAACTTAACGATGGACACTGATTTATACGGCTGGGCTGGATCCGGGGTTGATGACGGTTACTGGTTTTGGGATAACGGTCGTGCCGCTTGCGCGGGTTTAAACTCCTACAATCATAATATTGCTAAATATGGAATTTTTGAACTTGGCAATACTTACCGAATTTCTTACGACGGCTGGGTTGATAATGCGGGATTCGGGCATCAAGACGGTGGTAATCAGGTAATCCCAGAGTTAACAATTAATACATTGGTAAATCACGTTGAGCACGACTGGGTTGCTGATTCTTCAAACTTTAATATTAAGCGAACAATAGGGACTGTCAATAACGGCTGGTTGGATAACGTATCTATCCGCAGAAAACTGGAGATAGCCCAATGATTTCCAGTCGCCTTCCGAATCACGCTGTATCAATAAATCTAGCGGGTACAGCAACGCACCGAGTGGAAACCACGGGTGCGGTTACTGCGTTAACCGTTGCGCTGGCAATAACGATCACTAAAGCCGGTGTGCCGCTGGATTTAGAATTATTCCGCGGTTTTGATTTATTAAACATTGATCCAGAAACTGGCGAGCAAACAGAAATCACGCCTATCGGTTATTTATCTAACGAAGAATTCCGTGCGTTAAATCAAATGATCGAAGCTGAGACTCTACCGGCGAGCTGGGAGGAGATAGACGCTCTAGTCGAGGAGATGAGGTCTCTTAATGAGGAATCAATTACTGGGTAAACCGTGTTATAAGTATAGAGGCAGCTTAGGCTGCCTTTTTTGTGTCCGGAGGTTTTATGGAAACGTTAGACATACATAATGAACTACTCAGCCTACAATTAGATGCTATGACCAGTGATCGTGCTAACATACGATACTGTGAGCTACAGGAAGAGTTAGACAGGCGGCTAGGATTCTTTAAGATAGTAGACTATCCCGCCGGCTACCACTTGCTAGGAACCCAGGTATGCACAGGTCACGTACCCAATAGTATACAGCTTGACATAAGAGTACCGGTCAAGCCTGAGTACTACGTAGATGCCTGTATGCGGGTTCAGGGAGGTCCTGATGCGGGTCATATACGAGTGGGTAACTTCTTCGCCACTTACGCAGAGGCCCGCTCAGCCGCCGCTAAAATGAAAGAGTTACTTAAGGATTTGAAATGTGTAAAACACTGAGGTCTATATGTTAATGTCACGTAAGTCATATGAGGATACTATGCTAGACATAAACACCTTAAACCATAGGATTAAAGCTACTTTAATCACGGATAGTTGGCCGGTGACACGTAGGTGCATGGGCCTGACTAACATTACAGTAGTAAGGGACTATTTATCATCTCTAGGCTGGAATGTACTCGTGGCCGGTAGGGATATTACTGTGGATAAGCCTTATGATTAGTGCAGAAGACTATTTAAAGACCAGAAACGTTATAAGTAATATAGATTGTGAGATTCGTAAGAATATCATCAATCCAGTATGGCCTATAGTAGCGCCCTATGTCCCGGATGTGTTTAACGTACTAACAGAGTTAGGTTGGTACATTGATCTTGACGGGGATTTTATGAACATACACCCAAGGAAGCCATGATGAAAAAAGTAATAGCAGTAGCGATTGTAGCAGTGATTTTAATCACTTTAGGAATGGTTAAAAATAACCGCGGCTTTACCGAGCGTCGCGCCTATGCTAACGCCGATGTATTTATCACTAGTAATAAGATAGATGTTAAGCGCGTCACCTGCGCTGGCGATAGCGATAATGATGGCTACGGCAGCTGCACTGTGGTAGCTCAGGATGATAGTAAGATCCGCCTGGACTGCCCTACAGACTTCGTTAATGTTTACATATTCCAGGCGCGTAGCTGTAAGGAAGTATTCATTAACTTTGGTATCATGCCTAATAGCGCTGGGTGAACCTGTTCTTCTTAGATATGGATCCCGTCCTAGCGGCACAATATCAGTGTGACCAGCACGTAGTTAAAAATGCCTACAGAGACAGCTCAGATGCTCTGTACGGCACACTACGTGCTAGACGGTAGTAACGTATGGAAACCTTCTTATATAAACCACCCGTGTAACGTGTGGATACGGGAGTCCATAGAGAATTATGAATGGGCAGCTCTTCACTACAGTGCTTTGTACGACGAGTTTCGTAGGCGCTATAAGCCTTACCACCGCTCGTTCTTTGAGCACCTTACTCACCCTCCTTTAAACATCCCCAACCGGGGTTTCACTCAACCTCCTCTATGCATGCCGGACGAGTACGCTGGATACGACCTGGTAGAATCTTACCGGGCGTACTATCGTAGCAAGACGTTCGCACGCTGGAGATATACTGATAAGCCGGAGTGGCTATAGATGATACAGAACGGTACCTCTCCTAGCTGTCGGTTAGAGAACATTCAAGTAGGTAAGCACAATGATTAAACCGGGATTGATGGTTACATTCACTGTAGTAGACACGGGCGTGAAGGTTTACAGCTTCGGGCTATCAGAGGAGGATGTATCCTTGTACCGTAGGCTGAACGACATCAGCGACGCTGTTAGAAGTTTTCTGGATGTAAAGGGTAGTGACCTGTATGACTGTAGTGATATAGATCACTATATCAACCTAGTAGGTTCTGATGACGGATTCTTATACACCATGCGTGACTTCAAGGTATACAATATAACATCAGTAGAGCTGACTGAATGCTAAAGATTAAGTCAGGCATAGCGGCTACTTTTACTACGAGTGAGGGGGATTACGACTACGTCAGAGATGAAGCTGTGTATGGACTTGATGAGTCTGACATCCCTAAGTACCGCCGTCTATGTGCGTTAAGCGACGCTATGGTGAACGGTAGTATGAAGGGGTTGACCGGATTTACTCAGGAAGAGATCGATCTATATAAATCTGTAATAGGTTACGCAGAACACTCTGACTATAGAAATGTAGAGATGATGAGGTTTTATTTAGTAGAATGCACTTTTAAACCATACGGGAAATAATATGATCAACGCGAAGCCAGGCCGGGCACTGGAAGTGGTAATTGAAGGGGCCACTCATACCTACTATGACTGCTCTCCAGAGTATCTAGCCAAATGGGATACCTTCCGTGAGTTAAGTGATCTCATCGAAAACTCACGTATAGCAGGGCACTTTAATGTACCTAAGGACAGATGGGGTGATATGCATGATTACTGTGAAGTCGTAGGCTCTATGGTACCTGTAGACTCTATCACCACGTTCTTATTAGCATTAGAAGAGAAAGATGACACAATTATCTTGACTCTGTCTGATATAACAGTAAAATAATAGTGGGGCTGTGGTGGAATTGGCAGACACGCTGGACTTAGAATCCAGTGCTTAGGCGTGAGGGTTCGACCCACGGCCCTACCAAGGATTATTATGGAAATAGAGTATACTGCAGTACTAACCGGTAGATGCTTAGAGTTATCTGAGAGATATTTAAAATACCGCGACGTGCCCATACCCTGCCGTAAGCGATATAAACAACATGCCGATAGGGTGTTAGAGCACTTATCTAATATGCTAAGGAGGAAGGGTATAGTTAACTTCCGTGTAACTACTAATCGGGACGTACATCGTGTTTTCTGGCCGTTAGCTCAGTAGGTAGAGCACGGGGCTTTTAACCTCGTGGTCCTGGGTTCGAGTCCCAGACGGTCAACCATTCAAGGCAGCTTCGGCTGCCTTTTTCTTTGGGTGAAATATGAACATATTTAAGAGATTATACATAGCGCTGACATACGGGCCTGAGCTGGAGACCATGTTAGCTCAGATACGTAAAGAAGCCGAGGATAAAGAAGCCAAGCGCACCGAGGAGTTTGTATTCCTATGTGCCCGCCATCAACCTAAATATCCAGGGTATGAAAGTGGTATAACAGACTGTGCAGTGTGTAGGGACATATACCTTAGTGACGGGGTTTAGATGATACTACTAAAAGTAACGCTAGAGTGTAGTGATGGATTCGATGAACCTTATACGGAGGTACTCAATATGTTTACCGACGTAGACGTTAAGTGTATGTATCAACTATTCACCCTACCCCTAGATTTAGAATACCTGATTAAGTACCGTGCATCCGTAAGCAGCGCTAAGGTCAGTATACACTTCTTCCCTCACAGCCCTTTCCTGGAAAAACATTTAGTTCAGACTGATCTAACCTCCTTAATTAACCTAGCCAGTATACCTATGAACTCGGAGTTGCTCAAAGAGTTTCAGGAGTATTATAAGGCTGGTATACTGGACGTGCCTACCGCTTTAATAACGTTCTTCAAGGAGAAGGGTATACCCTATCAGCCTATACCTGTAGAGACCTTCCGCTGTAACAAGGATTTAATCTGGTGTATTTTAGAGATTAACGCTAATAGGGACATAGTATGCTGACTAGACAGGAGTTTAGAGAAGCGGTGCTCGCCAGGGACGGCGGCTGCGTGTTCTGCGATAAGCCTGCAGTGGATGCACATCATATCCTAGAGCGCAGGCTATGGCCTGACGGCGGATATCACCTGGATAACGGAGTGGCAGTATGCTCCGACCATCACATGGAGTGCGAGAAGACTTTAATATCTGTAGAAGACGTACGTTTAGCCTGCGGAGTCAAGACTGTAGTACCACCACATCTATATGCAGATCAGGCCTATGATAAGTGGGGTAACCCTATTCTAGAGAATGGTATGCGCCTACGCGGGGAACTATTCTTCGACGAGAGTGTACAGAAGGTCCTGTCCGAAGTACTGCATCTATTCGTTCATTGGGTTAAATACCCGCGTACTCATCACTTACCTTGGTCTGAAGGTATTAACAGTGACGACCGTATAATACCCTCGCTAGATGGTCTACAGGGCGATGTAGTGGTCACTGAGAAGATGGACGGCGAGAATACTACTATGTATAGGGATTATATACACGCTCGTAGTGTAGATGGTAGGAGCCACCCTAGCCGCAGTTGGGTTAAGCAGTTCTGGAGTACCATATGCGCAGATATACCTGAAGGCTGGCGTATATGTGGGGAGAATATGTACGCGCAGCACTCTATAGCATACGATGCGCTTCCATCGTATTTCCTCGGATTCTCTATATGGAACGAGCATAATGTATGCCTGCCGTGGGATGAGACCCTGGAATGGTTCGAGCTACTAGGTATAACCCCTGTGCCTGTGATATACCGCGGTGTCTTCAGTGACAGTATACGAGATATCAAGAATGAGTGGGGTACTTGTGAAGGCTACGTGATAAGATCTACGGGCCCTATAGCATACGGTGAATTTAAACATAAGATAGCTAAGTTCGTAAGGGCCGGACATATCCAGACGATTAAACACTGGATGTATGGTCAACCTATTATACCTAACAAGCTGAGGTCGTGATGTACTGTCTACCTTATACCGAGCGCTCTATACGGCTCGAGGAGTTAAGAGAATTATAATTTCATAATGAGGGGTTTTATGAAATTATAGTTACATAAAGCCCTCCATTATAGGTATAAGTACTATAGTCAAAGGAGGCAATATGAAAACTGTATATCAAGTAAACCCTGAAAAAATGAAAGAAGTATATGCTGCACTGAATGATATGGCTGTAGTCCACGGTGATGTAGAGGTAGACTCTACTCTATGGTGCCGCCGAGCAGAGGCCGCATGCCAATTAGACATGAAGGCCTGCACGGTCACACTAGTAGGTTATGCCGAATCTGTACGTAAGTACTTCGGTAGTATGTTCGCGGATTACCCTGTAATATTCTCCATGCGTGACATGGATATCAATCGCTTTGTAAAGTAACTCCACCTTAGCCTAATGGCACCCTTGTACTACAAGGGTTTTTTTTAGTATACGACCCCCTTGTACCACAGGGGAGTTTTTCAGTTAGAATTACTATAGGGTTATGGAGTAGCTATGGACACTAAAGAAATAATTGAGTTTATCGAAGATAATACGACAGGCGGTAATTACTTAGTAGTAATCAATTATTATGTTGAAGACTTATTAAGATACGCACCTGCCGAGTTACAAAATCGAGCACAACGCATACTTAGTAGTGCAGGTGTTCGTAGCGGGGCCGGACGGAGCATGGGTATACATATAAGGAGTAGACATGACTAAGATCGTAAATTTATACGGAGGACCAGGGTCCGGTAAAAGTACTACTGCAGCAGCTTTATTCGCAGAGATGAAGAATCAAGGGATTAACTGTGAATTGGTCACAGAGTACGCTAAGGAGTTAGTATGGGAGCAGTCTAATTGCAAACTAGACGATCAGCTGTACATATTCGCTAAGCAATACCGTAGGATCAGTAGGCTCTTAGGCAGGGTAGACTACGTGGTGACAGACGCACCTATACTTAATTCATTGGTATACGGCGTGACCACTGATACATTCAAAGACTTAGTGCGTGAGACTTATGCTTCTATGGATAACATAGACGTATTCCTGCGTAGGGTTAAGGTTTACAACCCTGCCGGCCGTCAGCAGACGGAGGGTCAGGCACGTGATCTTGACCAGGATATCGAGTTGATATTAAATGATATAGCTGACTTACACTATGTTAATGGGGATAGGAGTGCTATACCGCCTTTAATGGAGTTAATAGGACATGTCACGGAGTAGACGGAAGCTTCCGGGTTATGCAGATCGTAATCCCTATATGAAGAATTACGCTAACCGTCGTTTACGCGTACTAGAGCGTACGGATCCCTACCACGAATCTATGAATCACGGACGGTACCGTAGGCTCACTAGCCCGTGGAATATATGTGACTGGAGGGTTATATATACTAGGCAGGAGTGGTTAGCCACTAAACACCCTTACAAATGGATAAGAAAATGAATTACTTCGAACGCGTAGAGTCTTCTCTAAGAGGATGCTCTGAGAAACACCTAAGACTCTCTAGTCGCAGGGGTCTTGGATACTCACAAACAGGATGGGATAACGCTAAAGCCAAGGCGTGTGCCCGCCATATGCCTCGGGGTAAGGCATATCGCGTAATGTCCAGTATCGATCGTACTAAGAGATACATGGATATTATTTCAGATACCTCTAAGATACTCAGAAGTGTGAGAGAAACTTATGCGGTAGATGATATCTTAGCAGAGTATCTTCCGTGGATAAGATAACAGTATGGAAGCGACTTGATCAGCATGGTAGATGGGAGCACAACCATATTGAAAGCGGTTGGGTAGAAGGAACTCCGTTAGTTAAGTTCGAGTCTCAGGCTGGATGGGCTAACGGTAAATGGAAGCATGAACATAAGTACTTAAAGGATGGTGTAGTATGCAGTATGTAGATATGGTACAATTATTAGCTAAGCCGGGACAGGATATTTTAGATGGCATGACTGCCGATAAGATGCATCTGCTGCATATGGCCCTGGGTGTGGCTGGGGAGACCTTCGAGCTATTAAATAGCACTGACGCGGATAATTTTAAGGAAGAGGCCGGGGATCTGCTGTTCTATTTAGTAGGTCTCGGCGTGCCTACCGTAGAGGTGCCGTTTAGTAGTGATTTTGAATGGGGATTGACGTCTAGCGCGGAATCCGTAGTAGATCAGATTAAGAAGTACTGTATCTACGGTAAGGACCTAGATACACAATCTCTAGAGACTGCAGTATCACAGGTTATGTGTTACTTGGAGTGCCTAGTCATTCAAGAAGGTTTGACTATGGATGAGATCCGTACTAGTAACTATGATAAGCTTATGAATAAGCGCTACCCTAATGGTTATAGTGATGCTGCCGCTATAGCCCGGGCTGATAAATGAGTGTAGACTTCCGGCTACTTCGAGGTGCTCACGGACTAGCAGGCGGGTATAATTGAGATGCCTTTAAGCACAAGATCCTAAGAAACGAGACCATACCGGTTAGTGTACTTAATTATTTACATAAAGATAAGGTGATGTTATGGACGCATTTGGAAACCCCCTAGAGATAGGTGATGAAGTAGTATACGGGGCTATGTATTCTGGAGGCCTTCATATGGGTACTGTCTTACGGGTCACTCCTAAGGGTGCCACGATCCAAAGGTACCCACTTGAAAATCGGCAAGAGCTACCTTATGCCAGACGGTCTAAGCATATATATAAGGTGCCTAAATGAGAGATTTTAGAGGCTGCGAAATGCAAGAAGGAGATTTAGTAGCATTCTCAGGATGTTCTGATAGTACTCTTAAGCTAGGCAGAATCATAGGTTTTACACCACGTATGGTATCTATAGAGTATACCGCAGAGGATCGCAGAGGTACGTCCCTTCGCACTACTAGGCGAATACCAGACTATGTATGTAACTTAAATATTCAGGCGTAACGTGTTATAAGTAAGGTAAGCAACTTTAGGAGTAACGTATGCCTACTATAACTCGTGCATTAGCACAGATCCGGAAGCTAGACGCTGATATCTCAAATTTTAGATCTGATATATGTGGAGTGACCACTGCAGGTAAAACTGATGGCCAGGATACTGCCGCAAGAGAGGCTATATTCAAGGTTACCTTCCAGTCGATGGAAGATAAGGTGCGGGAGCGTAATCGCATCAAGATGGCTATCGTAAATTCTAATGCCACCAACACCATTACAGTACCTCACTACGGTACTATAACGGTTGCTGCGGCGATAGAATTACGTGCTAGTAATGCCAACCGTAAGAGTTTACTAGATATGTACCAACGGTCGTACCAGAAGGCTTTACAGCAGATAGCTCAGGGTGTAGAATCTCTTCGTAAAGAAGATAAAAGCCCTGAACTAGTAACTTTAATGACCCCTACTCTATGCGATCCAGTTAACATAGCAGGTAATTTAGATGCTATGCGGTCATCATGTATCGAATTCGACTCGGAAATCGACACACTTTTAAGTGAGCATAATGCCGTTACTACGGTAGAGTACTCCTAACCCTTTTTGAACAGCCCGGCGAAACACAGAAGTGAATCCTATCTACAGGAGGTTACCTGCAGGAATTGACTATTAATTAATATACTAGATAAAAGTTCAGAGTTCAAAGCTCAAACTTCAGTATTCAATAGTTCAAATTTCAGCGTTCAACCTTCAAAGATTAAGGAAATCCTACATACAAAGTTTAGTGGTTATTCACACCCTTGTGTAACAGTAGGCGGCCGGGATGTTCAAACCCTTATACTTATAGGATCATTATGATAAATGTAGATGAAGATTCTTTGGTTCACGATACACTGAATACGGTAGACAATTACTTCACAACAAGCTTCGTATTAACCTGGCTTGATAAGGCGGACCTAGACTTAAAATTACAAAAATTAGGTAGAGGACCCGTATATTTCAAAGATACAGGTTCTTTGAAATACAAATGTTACAGATGGGGAAATACACTGTTTGCCAGAGGTACCGCTGAAGGTATACGTTATTTAAGCGACCTGATTGGTAGCGTAGCTCAAGAGGCTCCTAAAGACCTCTCTGGTAGAGCCCATATAAAGCAGCAGCATTACCTAGAAGGGCGTATGCAGTCTAAGGACTCTTATATCCACGCTAAAGATCTAGAGGTTATGGACTTCCTGAACCCCGGATTAGACGTTAAAACTATGACTCGTCAGTACTTGACCTCACCTGAGAACCTACTGATATTCGTAGGCCCTCCTGGTACGGGTAAGACCAGTCTAATAAAAGCCATTATCAGTATAGGCGTAGAGATGGGCCTAGACAAAGTGATATACACCAAGGATACTAGCTTATTAGGGAGCCAGGCATTTTGGTCTCAGCAATTTAATGGCTGCGATCTAGTGATATTGGATGACGTAGACGGTTTACTCACTCCTCGTAATATGGAGGGCGAGAATACGTTCACAACCAATATACTGTCGGTGACTAACGGCGTGTTCCCTTCTAAGACTAAGTTTATCATATCTACCAATCTGCACGACGGTAAAATAGATTCTGCATTAGCTCGTCCTGGACGTTGTTTCGATATTTTAAACCTGAAGACTCTTACAGAGGATCAGGCTATTGATATATGGACTACTAAGCTGGGATTAGAATTGAAAGACTACCAGTTCTCTGGTAATGTATCCCAGGCTGCTCTTATAAGCGAGGCTGAGAAGCTTCAAACTAAGGCCAGTATTTATCTTACCGATAAAAGTCTTTCCATACGTAATAATTACGTGTAAAATATAAGAATATTCCTTAATAGCTCAATCGGTAGAGCGGGCGGCTGTTAACCGCCAGGTTGGAGGTTCAAGTCCTTCTTAAGGAGCCATTCCGGGGTTTAATAGACCCGGCGAGCCTACGGGCATCTATAGAATATCACGGTAGAAGAAGTAGCATACGGACATAATGTAGTAACCTAAAGGTGAAAAAGGTCCCGAGGGCGAAAAGTAAACTTAGGGTATGATATAGTAGAGCTAAGGGAATATCATTATTGAAACCTTAACTCTTTAAAACATGGAAGGGTGGCCGAGTGGTTTAAGGCTCTAGTCTTGAAAATTAGCGTCCCGAAAGGGGCCCTGGGTTCGAATCCCAGCCCTTCCGCCAGAAGTGGTTATGGATGGACGGTATTGAGACCGTCTACTAATAACTTACTATCCCGACGGCTCACTTCTAACGGTAACGTCGGGTAAATATTCTAATGTATACACTTTCAGTGTCTATATTTAAGGAGACTATGATGAACGAATATCTAATAGCTGTAATGACTGCAGTAGCATTGATAGTAGGACTATTATCCTATATATTATTAGCACGTAAACGCGTAGATAAACGTTCTGACGAAATCGAAGGGTATGTAAGAAGAAGTAGAGAGCTACGTGCTAAAAAGCTTAAAAGTCTAGAGTCAGATGCTGCACAAGACTCGACGATGGATATAGAGGACTTATACCCTCAGGTATCTACGTCGGACTTATGCGATAGCTCTAAGCACACGTGTAGTCCTGACGAGAATTCAGTTCTTAGGAATACAGTTTATTCTGATAGCTCTAGCTCAGACAGTTTTAGTAGTTCTAGCTCATGCAGTTCTAGCTCGTCTAGCTCGTCTAGCTCATGCAGTTACGATTAAGATAGTTAACATTATAGCTGCAATAGCGGTGTATACTGTAGTGGCAGTTGTATTATGCTACGTGGTGTACACTATAAGTATTGAATCCGTTTCGTCCAGCGGTTAGGACACTACCCTTTCAAGGTGGTAACACGAGTTCGAATCTCGTAGCGGATACCAATTAGGAAGGTTGGCTGAGAGGATTAAGGCACTCCCCTGCTAAGGGAACGTCCCGAAAGGGACCGATGGTTCGAATCCATCACCTTCCGCCAGAAGTAACCCTCCCACTGGGTGGAGGGTAACTATCCCCGTGGTTAAACATCTAACGGTAACACGGGGTAAATATTCGGCTACGGCCTTACCAAAGTAATAGTCTAAATGTAGGCTGATACTATCCCGACGGCTCACTTCTAACGGTAACGTCGGGTACAATGCGGGGTAGTTCAGAGGTTAGAATGCAGGACTCATAATCCTGATGTCGCCGGTTCGAATCCGGCCCCCGCAACCAGTTTTGCCGTGATACTTACGGGATTAATGTGTTAAGTTTGGTGACATAGCCGCTACCAAGGTGGCTATTAACGGTTCGACTCCGGTATTATACTACGCGTAAGGAGTACCATCGGCTCTCGGGGTTTAGCTCAGTTTGTGTAGAGCGCTCGGTTTGGGACCGAGAGGTCATAGGTTCGAATCCTATAACCCCGACCAATTTTAAGGAGTGCTATGAGAGCATATGGCATACCTAGGGTACTCGATACGGAGTACCCGGATGTAGCGGATATAAGGAAGTTTGGTTTTAACACCTCCACGGGTGGCAGGGATTACTTTAAGAATAAAGCATCTAAAGCCGCCTCTAGGCGTTACTATAAGAAACGCCACCGCTTACAGATTAAAGCAGAGTTAAGGATAGGTACGCATGCTGGAAAATGCACCGCGCTGTAAACGCGCTGGGAAACCTTTGGGGGTTCGAGTCCCTCCCTATCCACCAGATATGATCGATAGGAAAGAGTATCCAGGACTGAATGATCTGAGATGCTCGTAGGTATCTAGATAGTGTTAGCAGAGAGGAGCAGCTTTTAGTGGATAGGTTATGTAAAACTTACGGTAAGGGGTTATTCCTGTGATAAAGATTATATTAGGTGATATATCTAATGATGGACATGAACAGAAATCTATTTATCTCATGCAGATAAACTGCGAGATAGAGGAGATGCAGGCTGCCTATAAGAAATCATGTGAGGATACAGGTATACTATTCCACAATATAGTTTCTATGTACGAAGACGCCCAAATACCACTGAATATAGTAGAGCGTTTTAAAGAGCTCGGCATGGATCTAGAGGGTATCGACACTGATCATCTGGATGAAGATATGTACCTACATCTTCTAGAGCAGTTCATAGTATTAAGCCTACCTGGATTCAACATGAAAGAAGTAGAGGTGCCTATTTTTAATAGGATGGCAGCGGATATTTTCTTAGGCTACGGTCTATTCAGCATGTAAGCGGGATTAACTCAGAGGTAGAGTCTCTGCCTTCCAAGCAGTAGGTCGGGGGTTCGATTCCCCCATCCCGCTCCATATTATAGCCGCACTGCGGCTTTTTTTACGTCCGGAGGAAAGATGAAAGGATGCAAGATTATAGATTCCCGTGTAGCTGAGGTAGGTAGTTTCGCTACTGAAGTATCCAATGATGACATACGTAACGAACCTATGTTCTTTAATTGTGACGTAGATTTTAGCTATAAGCACGGCGGTCCTATAACACGGTCGTTCCTGGATAATCTGCCAGCAGGATGGGACGGTGTGTTCGATAGTCGCGTGCATATGTTAATGAAAGGCTGGTACCCGGCTATACCAGGCTATCATCATGACGACGTACCCCGCCCAGATATACCTGCAGGGCAACACTTCATTACAGCCGGTCAGCCGGACTACGATAATCCTACATATAAGTCTAATCATATCCTAGGCCTAGTGAACGCTGATGTAGCTCCTACTCACTTCGCCTTAGGTAGAGCTACCTTCTCAGAGATACCTGACGGCGAGCTGATATATCGTGCCTGGCACTTAGAGGTATTGGATAAGATTATGTCAGGTGAGTTGACTCCCTATAAGACTCCTGATAGAACCTTACTACAGTTTAACTGGCAGTCCTGGCATCAGGGTGTAGAGGCCGTAGGTCACGGCTGGCGCTGGTTCGGTAGAGTCAGTAAGGATACGGGCAGGCTTAGCAAGATAACTAATGAGATAAGGGTCAATTCCCAGGTGTATATGAAATTCCCTATGGAAGGGTGGTAATGTTTATGAGAGATTATGAAGAGTTAATGAGACGCTCTAGTGAGGAGTTCAGGGCTAAGGTGGCGGCTGATGCACCTAGAAGGGTATTGGAGAATGCTAAGAGGTTTACTAATGAGTGTTATCTCCTTCAAACGCACAATAATCGTATATACGGACCTTTAAAGGAGGTATCATGGTAAAATTCCTGAAGTGGTTAAAGCCCTATAGAATCTGGGCGTACACTGGACGTACGCGCCTGATATGTAGGATATACCTGAGCGTGCTGTATTGGACAGCACGCGGAGATATGAGTTTAACGCTAGACGTCTACCGTACGTGTAAGTGCTACGGCCTAACCTCCAGTGAGCTTACTAGGCTAATGCGTCGGTATAATACCGAATTCTCCGTGACTCACACTAACGGTATGATAACGTTAACTTGGTGACAGTGCGTGGGCTGCTAGAGCGGCCCCCGCCAATCCCATACCTATACCGTTAGCTAATCTTCTCTTACCACCCTTAACACCTACATACTCCTTAAGATTCTTTAGGCGTGCATACTGACGTGCGCCGCGGTAATGCTTAGAGCCCTTTATCTTAGTAGCTGGTATGCTACGCTCCACTGTAAAGGCGTTCCTTTTAGATATAGCACCGCCAGATAGGGTCTGTACTAAAGGATCTTTTTTAGCGTTGGAATATTGCTTATGTGAGATTTTACCACTCACTATTTTTCTAGCGTCAGTGCCGCTAAATATATCTTTAGTATAAGTTAATGCATACGGCTTATTCTTAGTAAGGAAAACCTTACCCTGTGCGTGTATATGGTGTGAGGAACTACCACCCGCATTAAGCGCACTATCCGCCATAGATACTCCGGTACCACTGTAGTTCTTACGCAGGCCCTGCTTCTTGATGTTAGTCACCGCAGCAGCATTACTATTGCCGTGGTATACCCGGTGGTATCCCAGTACTTTAGGAGCTGCATGGTATGCTAAAGCACCTCCAGCTGCTATTTCCGCAGCACGACCCTTCTTACTGCGCTCAGCAAGTTTTTCTAAACATTTCTCATATAACATAGGGTGTTACCTAATAGTGTAATTGGTGTTATAAGCACTTTAGGACCTAGAGGAGGACCTTATGAAGTACTTAATTCTAATTCTTATTTTAGTTACTGGTTGTGATGGTATGACAGATCGCGAGCGTACGTGCCTAGAACTTACAGGAGACGTGGCCTGCGTTAAGACGTACACTAACTACTACGGTAGTCCCGAGCACGGTAGCTGGGTAAACGGGCAGTATCAATTCCATAACCCTAACGGTCAGTACGCTAGTCAGACTAACTCATTCCTTTTAGGTGCGGGGCTGGGAGGCCTGGCTGCGTATGCACTTACTAGCTCTTCTAATAAGAGTGAGTGGGAGCGTACTAATCCTAAGGGGTGGTCGCCGGAGTATAGAGATAATAAGGGATCTATTAGCAAGGCAGAGATGGAGCGTCGTAAGATGCAGTCTGAGAGGGATAAGTTAAAAGCTAAGCTGGCTACACCTGCCACTCCTGCCAAACCCGCTACACCTGCCACTCCTGCCAAACCCGCTACACCTGCCACACCTGCCACACCTGCCACACCTGCAAAACCCGCTACACCTGCAAAACCGGCTACACCTGCAAAACCCGCTACACCTGCCAAACCGGCTACACCGGCTAAGCCTAACTTCAGCAAGCCTGCCAAACCAGCCACACCGGCTAAGCCTAACTTCAGCAAGCCTGCTAAATCCTATAGCCAATCAAAACCTAATTTCAGCAAGCCAACTAAAAGGTAGTTATATGCTTACATTAAACGGCGTACCAGTAGAGTCCTTTAAATTCCCTGCAGGGGAGTCTATGCTAGCGGTTAAACCATCGGTATCAATGGGCGACACCTCTATTGTAGAGTGGGACTACGAGAGTGACGAAGAGTTCTTTCAATTAAGTCTCTTGGTGGATATAATCCGTCGCAATGGTGGTACTGATATTGAGCTAGTAGTGCCTTATATGCCGCATGGTAGACAGGATCGGGTTATGAAACCAGGCGATCCTCTATCTATACGAGTAGCCTGCGACTTGATCAATACTATGAATTTCAGTCGCGTAATAACTCTAGATGATCATAGTAGTGTTGTAAGTGCGCTGCTTAATAATCACTACCCGATAGACAGGCTGTATATACTAGCATCCTTCCCCTCTGTTATGGAGCTGTTAGAGGGCGGGGCGGTGATAATCAGTCCTGATGCAGGTGCTCAGAAGACTAATGACTCTATAGCTAAGGAGTTCTCTGTACCACATCTATGTGCCAGTAAGACACGGGATGTTACGACTGGTAATATCATAGGTGTAGTGGCACCTGAGGTGCAGGGTAAGGTATGCCTTATAGTTGACGATATCTGTGATGGAGGACGTACCTTTATCGAGTTGAGTAAAGCCCTACGCGCTAATGGTGCTACAGAAGTATACCTATATGTCACTCATGGCATATTCAGTAAGGGTGTAGATATATTCGACGGTTTAATCGACGGGGTGTTCGTGGCCAATATGATAAATCAAGTAGAGGGAGTAGAAGTATGGAGCGACATGTCCTCTTCAGCTACGTAAAATGTCCCGATGGGACTGAGTTAGTGTACAGAGGGAGTGAGGTGTGCCACTTTGATAATTCAGGAATACTTTATAGCCTGAAAGGATTAGTATGTACGCCCCCTCTTAAAGTGCACCGAATATACTTAGATTCCCCACACAGAGTATTACGGAAGTACTGTGTCTGGGGGAATCGCGGTTTAGAAGGCAGGGATCCTCTGCAGTTCGTACCTGTAAGAGAGCTTGATACCGACCATATAGAAGCCATAATAAGGGGAGGTTATGGCGGCGGTTATATGCTAAATGTATTATCAACTGAATTAGAATACAGAAACGTTCCTAGTGAACGTATTGATGAACTTAAACGTACAAGATACTCGAGGTATAAATGTTAGATATACAAGCCACTTTATTCAAAGACGTGTACAAAGAAAGTCATGTAGCCCAGGTACAGCAGTACTTAGACCGTGCGTATACCACCTTTACCAACCGTAGCGGTAAGCACTCTACCTGTAACGTAGGTAAGGTCATGTCGTTCGGTATGCAGATGACCGTACTGGACTTCTTAATTGATGAGTTTGATAACTTCTTTGCCATGGATAAAGAGGAGGCGCTTAATACCCACTTCGAAGTAATCGAGAGTATGGTAGAAGGTGATCACTCAGCGTCTCGCAAGGCTCTAGGAGAGCTGCACGATCTAGGGTATCTACCTATACGCATTAAGAGTATTAAAGAGGGTAAGATGGTTCCTTATGGAATGCCTACCTTCACGATCAAGACTACCCGCCAGGGTTTTGCATGGGTAGGACAGTCGCTAGAGACTGTAATATCTATGGAGATGTGGCCTCTTCAGACTAGTGCTACCACTGCACTTATCTACTACCGTAACTTCTATCGTGCCGCCGTGACTACCGGGTTAGATCCTGAGTACGCTAAGTTCCAGGCCCATGATTTCTCTATGCGTGGTCTATTCGGGCGTCACGCCTCTGTTAAATCTATAGCGCATTTAGCTGCCGGTAACTGCGGTACCGACGTAATACCGGCAGTAGTGGCTGCACGTGAGTTCTACGGAGCTAACCTGCAGACTGAAGTAGTAGGCAAGTCTATCAATGCTACAGAACACTTCGTGATGTGCATGGGTGCCGGTACTGATGATAGTATCGAATACTACCGTAAGCTCATCACTGAGGACTACCCTAGCGGACCTATATCTATAGTATGTGACAGTAAGGACTTCTGGAAGGTAGTCACTGAGTATTTCTTAGAACTGCGCGACGTAGTACTATCCCGCGACGGCGTAGTGGTTATACGTCCGGACTCTGGTAACCCTGTTCGTATCCTATGTGGCTATCGGGAAGATGAGATCATCCGCGGAGAGACAGTTACTACACTGGACGGCGAGCCTCTTATGGAATGTGAGGTTAAGGGGTTAGTGCGCTGCCTGGATGAGATCTACGGCCATGATACTACTGACACAGGTTTCAAGATGTTATGCCATAAGGTAGGTACCATCTATGGCGACTCTATCTCTATCGAGGTTCAGGAAGATATTCTAGCCCGTCTTATAGCCATGGGTTACGCTACTACTACTGTACTCGGTATAGGCAGTTATACCTATCAGTACGTCACTCGTGATACACACGGATCTGCTATGAAAGGTACGGCTGTGCAGTACAAAGGCGATCTAGACTGGTCTGCTATCTTCAAGGCACCTAAGACGGATATGTCTAAAGCCTCTCAACGGGGACTTATTCGCATAGACCTAGTCGATGATGAATACGTCATGAGAGAGGGTGTGACTGAAGAAGAAGAGGAAGGTGGAGAGCTAGAGGTGGTGTTCGAGGATGGTATCGCATACAATCTTACTACACTAAATGAAATCAGAGCGAGAGCGTTTGAATATGTATAAGCGTGTTAAAGCAGATTTAATGGGAGCACGTCGCGCAAGCGACGTATTCTCTCGTAGTAATCTAACGGTACTTCTAGCCGAGTTCCAGAAGGAATCACTGGCGGAGCTAAAGGCAGATCGTAATTATGTGGTACCTGATGATAAGTGCCTGGCTGTACTTAAGAATCAGATTAAATCCCTGCGCAAAGGTTATGAAGATTCTGCCGCAGAAGAACTTCTTAAACAGGCAGAGTTCCTCGAGCAATATCTACCTCAACAGGTATCAGAGGAGGAGCTGCGTATGGTATTGAAGGGTTGTACCAGCCCTAAGGTAGGTATGCCTCTAGTAAATAAACTGGCTAAAGATACATGCAGGGACGTAGATCGCAGTTTGGCTAGCCGTATAATCAAGGAGAATGCTGATGGAATTCAAAAAGTATAGCTCTATAAAGACTATTAAGGATATAGGTCGTGTGGATAGCATAGCTAAGGTCAACTCAGTAGCCACTGAGAAGGTCCATGGCATGAACGCGTCGCTGTACTATGATGGTACCGTACGCTACGCTATGCGTAATGAGTTTAATGACCATGCGTTCGAGACCGTACGTGATTACACTGAAGAGTGTAGGCGCTTAGCAGAGTTTTACGAGTGCAAAGAGTTAATCGTGTACGGAGAGGTATTCGGCGGTAGTTACGCTGGAGAGATTACGGACGGTGCTCGTAAGATCTTGAAGGGTAATGATTATATCCCTTTCAATGACTTCATAGTATTCGACGTCATGGCCGACGGCGAGATGCAGGTGTTCAGGCCTGATATATGGCGTGCAGTAGGCTTCAAGGTAGTGCCTGTAATAAAATACGGTCCATACCATGAGTTGATGAAACTAGACCCTTCAGGTAAAACCTCTGTGTCTAGTATGTATGGTTTGGACGATATAGGGCGAAGAGAAGGTCTAGTAGTAAAGACTGTAGCCCCTATGTATCGTCCGGACGGCCTGCGTTATATCAACAAGCTTATATCTCCTGCGTTCAAGCCTCGTAAAGGGCCTACGGTACGCACGAAGCCTGTAGATATACCGGAGAGGTTGATGGAGACTTACCAAGCTATACGTAGTGAGATTAACGAGATACGCTTGGAGAATGCTCTTAGTAAGCTGCCAGGTGAACATGCTATACATAAAGTAGCCGGTATTATGATGCAGGATATTTTAGAGGACTTTGATATCACTAAAAAAGACTGGAATTCCATCAAGAAAATGCCTATAGAAGAGGCTATCGAGTTAACTAGGGAGTATATGTTAAGTGAATAAATTAATCATTACTGCTATGAACCCTACAGAGCGGGTATCCTCAGTCGAGTTAAATCTCGCCGGTGATAGTAAAGCTGTAGTAAAAAAGAGACTTTCGGTATTCCGAAAGGAGATAGTACATTATCTACTGACATCCTATCAATATAGCAGACCGGATGTCGCTATAGATAAGCTAGATTATCTACTAGAAAATCTGGATAATCTAGATAAGGATGAATGGGTATCAGCTGAGATAGGGAATTTATCTTTCGTATGGCAAACATGTTAACTTTAGAACTGGCAGAGTTAACTCTGCACCGTAAAGGCTTAGTAGATGACGGATGGGTGGATGCCCTTGATCTATTCATAGCCTGTGGATATAAGACTAGTAATATTAGTCAAACCAATCAACGCATGATTGAGGCTCACAAATTAGGGCCTCATGAATATCGAACTGTCACAACGCCTAGTGTAAGGGGTCGTCCTTCTATAGCGTATCAATTCACTATTAACTCTGCGCGGCATATTTTACTATCAGCGCTCACTAAGCCTGGTAAGATAGCTAGACAGGGCGCTATAGATTTCATGAGTAGTTCTCCTGCAGAGCTACTGCAGTACGTATCTACTTTAATAGAGGACATAGAGCTTAAGGATAAGATACTAGCAACCCGTGACGAGGTTATAAAGTCGCTAGACAGTCAGATTAAAGATATGATGTCGTATCTTACGGATGATGTGACGGTACATGAGTTCTCTAGAACTCTACACGGTGTTAATAGTATGATGGTATCGCGATATCTATCCTGTAAAGGATGGCTCCGCGGCCACCCTCAGGCATGGAGGACTACTAGTTATGCGCGGGACAGGTACGTGAGGGAATTGCTGGTAGATACTCGCAACGGCCCTCGTGTGAAGATTTTATTAACCAAAGCTGGATCTAAGATACTCATGGAAGAGTATCGTAAGGGTTTATTACCGATGAGAAAAGGGATGTAAATGAAGAACTTAAGGGATATATTTAGTCGATCAAGTTACACTAACTACAGTTACTTCATTAGAAACGTGGTTAGACCTGTGGTCGGTAGTAAGGGACTACATGTAATCCCCTCCTCTGGGAGGGGTACAGAATACGGAGTATCGCTTAGAAATCTCGTTAAGGTATGTAATAGATTAGGGCTACCTGTACCTTCTGAGGCAGATCCTATGCGCAAGGTGGCGTCTGACTTACTAAAGCGTACGTCTAAGTCCGCGTTATTAGATCTGGTCACAGAGGCTGTTAGGCATAATCTTAAAATTTATCCTTTAGATTTTAGGATTAACATCCATCCATTCTCCATTAATAGTCAGTATGAGGCTTTCAATGGGTCGCTGGTGAGTACTAGTGATTATAGAGAATGGCGTGACCAGATGGTTGAACTGCTAAAGCTAGTAGAGGCTCCGGAGGGTTTAGACCTAAAGGGTAAGATGGAGGTAGACCTAGTGTTCTGTCATAGACCGTCTTTTGATACTGATAATTTCATTAAGTCGGCCATAGACGCCCTGGCGTCACACCTTAAATTCAACGATAAGTTAATAAGAGTATACACTGTTAAAGGTGTTGAAACTAACGACGATAGTGATTCTTACATTAGGTATAGACTTCGTAATTTATAGGAGGAACCATGTTCGAGGTAGGTGTATATCCAGGTATAAAACATCTAGATCTACTTACCACCTTAGTGGGTAGCCGCTTACGCGGCACTCACTTCGATGGAGAGAAGGATGTAGACGGTAAGGTTCTTCACAGCGATGTAGATACGCGTATAGTATATGCTGTACCTATAGAGGATCGCGTTAGATGCAGTAGTTTTACTAGTAGGTTTAAAGAGGATACTGTAGCCTTTTTCTTAGATGACTACGCGCATAATCTACACCGCGGTAGAAGCAATGAAATGACTATGCTGTTCAGTAATAAGGCAGTGGTGCATCCAGCTATGAAACCCTTAATGGACTTTAAGCATAGGTTTATAAATGAAGTATCAGCTCTAGCTCACTTAAACCGTATTAATTCGGCTATAAACAATGTAGGTAATCCTCATATGACAGATAAGCGTCTGGCAGATGAGTTATACACATCCGAGTCTTTCATGCTAGGCATGCAATCTCAGTGTAGCGTACAGTATTTAAAAGATGTAATTCTGGGGGCGATACCTAGGGAAGATGCTGTAGAAGTGTTGCATGGGCGATACCAATCCTTATCAGATAGAATATCTTCCGGGTATTATAATGCGGCTCCTTCTAATGCAGAGGTTGCAGAGGTACTGTCAGAAGTACACAGAGAGGTGTATAGGATCTTCGATAATGACCTCTAATATGTTATAAGTAATATAACTAAAGGAGGGCTTATGCAAGAGTTAATTTTACTAAATGAACATGGTGAAGTTATATCGGAAGAAGATATAATCAAAGACAGGATTGTTAGTATGAGCGAGGCTATCCTAGCACGTTCTGACACCCTAATACGATTCTTTTCAAAACGCTACGTAGAGGCGTGGGTGCACGGGAGCTCATTAATGATGTCTTACAAAGGGCGTGAATATGTAATGGTAGTAAGTGCAGACACTGCTAAGCCCTGGAGAATACCTTGATGCATACGCCTAGACGGTCTATACCGTCTAGGCACTAAAACTGGAGTACATACAGTAATGGAAAAACCAATGACTAGACTGTTCGAATGCTACGTTTATCGACCTATGCATATTGAGGCCGTTGAGATTATTGAGCGGTTAATTGCTAATGGTGCGAAGGTTTTTGACTCCATTTGTGGCATGGGGGTTGGTGGCAAAGAAGGCGTCTATGACAAGTACGATTGCTGGGGCTATCACTCAGGTTCCGGCACATACACATATGATGGGTATAGCCCCCTGGCCTCTAGCGCCAAACGGCTAACCATGCCAGAATTCCGCGCTGCTTTTCCTTGTGAGAAGTACGATGTACAAAATGACAAATGGTTGCCGGCTATAGGGGAGTGGTTTGAGGTATGGGTCGATACCGTCGGGTATTGGGCTAGAGCGCAGGCCAAGGCGCACATAGACGGTGGTGTACTGTGGCGTAACGGTTCGGACAGGTCTAGTTACCAAGTGGCATTGCCTGATGAGGTACGTCCGCTTGAATCAGAGCGCGAGAAGTTTATTGAGGCTGCTATAGAGGCGGTTGGAGGTAGGCAGGCTGTTATATCTGCGGATTCAGTATTCGGCAAACTCTACGACGCAGACTTTAAAGCACCGAAATGACTGATGAATTCGCGGGGCATTTTGGAGATAAGAAATGAGGATTAGCAAAAAACAACTGGAACTCATCGTGCTACTAGAGCGCAGTGGAGGCATGTTCCGCAACGAACTGAATGAAGCGCAATACCCAAAGAGCCTTATAGATGCCATGATAGATAAGGGGTTGGTTGCTGAATTTAAAGGAAAACTCACAAGCTACACTGCCGACCACAAACTAAAGGCACGTAGCGTACAGTGAATAGGGATACTGCAATGAATTTTGAGATAAAACTAAGTAGCGAAACCGGCGAAAAAGAGTTATATTTATTCGATGAATTCCAAGCCTCGTGGGACGCTAAAGTTAGTGATATGAAAATTATTCAGTACGCCATCGGTCGAGCTGTAGAAATTGGTAAGGAAACCAAGGCTAAAGAGGTACGGGAAGCGCTCGGGCTATAGTCCCAAGCTAGCTGGTATGTACCGAAGGTCTCATGTGTACAACTAGATTTAGGTGTAAGTTCTGGGAGGTAGGCTTAGAAGCAGCCATCCTTTAAAGAGTAGGGTCTTTGCTCCTTGTGACAAAATAGCAACTCGAAGTACTTGAATTAGAGTTGTGAAAGTTGAACTAACCTCTATCCACTGATCACGGTAAGTTAGTTAAACGAGTTGCGTGGAGGTATAGTACCAAAGAGCTAGTAAGAACCTGTGAAATGACATAGGCATAGCGTGAGCGGTAGAAGTCATACCCGCCTAGCCGCCCTTTTGGTGTAACAACACACCAGAGCTTACACCTAAATCTAGTTGGAAACCACGTATTAAAAGGCAGCGCTGTCCGCTTTGAATTATTTATTGTTGCTCTTGAGGGTAAGGATTATGAAATATACAGAATGTAAACACGGGAACAAAGGCGCGAATTGCTTAGAGTGCATAACTGAATTTGAAATTGAACTTAAAAATGTATTTAAGAAAGGAGAACAGGTAAATAAAGTAAAAAGGCAGGCAGTAGTCGAATCACAGTACCGCGCAAATAAACGGCGCTGGTGAGCAACCCAGAGTTAGTTTGCAGAACGAAGCGGGGTGTAGAAATGTCAGAATTGAACGACTTGTTATCTGTGATTGAGCCACAACCCCGAGGCATTAAATATATGCTTGGTGGTGAATCATGGATGGATGAAAAAGACCAAAGCCCGATCAGACTTAATTGTGAAGAATGGGGCAATCTAGGGCCGATGGAACTAAACCCAGAGATAGAGCCTAATAAGGCCGGACTTCGGGTCAAGTGTACGGAAACTATAGCACCAGAAAATGCCAGAGGTTTTACGGTAGTTGATGGTATTTATTATTGGACTAGATCAAGCGTGTGGGATAGATAACCCTTGCCATAAACGGCGGGTGAAGTCATAATGGGATTATACACCAAGGAAGGTAGCATGAATACGATTGATTTTTGTTTTTGGTTGCAAGGATATTTTGAAATTAGTGGTGATACTGAAATCACGAAAGAGCAGGTACAGGTCATCAAAGATCATTTGAGTCTTGTTTTTAAGCATGAGATTGACCCGTTGCGAGAGAAGCAGACTACTACACCTGCCAGCGTTTTAAATGCCGCGCATTCGCCGGTCAATGATATGCAGATTCGGTGCTAGACGTATAACCCAGAGCTTCGCCGAAGTGAGGTCTGAAACAGTGAACTGTTAGTTCTTATCAAAAGGGTGATTTATGAAGAAAGGTAAGGGTGGTCGTTGTAATTTAACAGCGTGCCAAACACCGGAGGAGCCGGCTGAATGGTATAATCATGGCAGCCGCGCTTATTACTGTGAAGGTTGCGCAAAGATGCTGAATGAAGACCCGTTTAATAAGCGCGATGCCCAGGAAATGTTTGGGCATCCTCTTTGCACAATAGAAGAAACGTAACCCAGGTTTGCTGTGAGCCACGGCGATTATCTAACCAGTGAATTGTTAGTTCACGAAATGAGGATTAGTTATGAATAGAATAGTAATTGACGCGGATGTTGTATGGCCTATTTCAATCGGTATGGTTCTCATAGTGCTGATAATTAATGTGACAAGTTGTTCTGAGAAATTTAATCAACTAAAGCACGATGAAACGGTACTATACCTTAATAAAGGGTGTGAGCGAACTATTGTTGCCGGTGGTCCAGGTACACATTGGATCTGTACCAAGTGAAATAACCCACAAACAGAGGCGAAGCCTGGCTTTATGCGCTTGTTAGTAGCCTAACCGTAGAGATGAAATGGAAAGAAAAGAATTCATTAAAAAGTATGGTGAGGTCGAGGTTACCTTCTCTCATTACTATAAATACACATTTACTTTTACTGGAGTCCTAGAAAATGGGAGTATTATAAGTGTGGATATTGGCGGTAACGCTGATGATATTTATCGCGAAGAGGTTAGTAATGATGAGAAACAAGTGATTTCACATTTAGAGCCGTATGCCGGGCGAGTTTATAATCAAGGCAAAGAAGTGCATAGTTTCTACGACTACTGACAAAGAGCTTGCGTACCGCAGGTCACGCAGAATGAAGTGTTATTTCACGAACTGAGGATATCTAGATGCATACACTTAAACTTTTGAAGGAATCAGGCTTAGACGGTCTATACCGTCTGGGCATCAGGCCTGTTAAGAGAGACGGGCTTATACTCTTGAATTATAGTCAAGTGGAAAGTCCTAAGTTTCACCCCGTAGTAAATGAATGTCGTAGCCTACTCTTAACAGAGGACTTACAATTAGTAAGCCGCAGCTTCGACAGATTTTATAATCATAGTCAAGTAGACTCTTCAGAGGATATATCTGATTGTGATGTTTTTGAGAAGATGGATGGTTCTCTTCTGAATATGTACTACCATAACGGATGGAAGTATAGATTAAGTGGATCCCTGGATCTTAACCATGGAGTATGGGATCCTACCGGTCTAGACAGTACTACATGGAAAGACTACGTCAATAAATGTATGGCTGACGCGCCTCTGCATCTGGCTAATGATCGTGATTGCACTTATATATTTGAGATAGTCGGTAAGAGTAATAAGATAGTAGTGCAGTACCCTGAAGCTGATTATAGGCTACTAGCTGTACGGCATAGAGACGGGCGTTATATGCCTATACCTGAGGGTTTTAAACGCCCGCGCAGTTATAAATTCAGTACATTAACGGAATGTGTACAGGCTGCTAACTCATTACCTAACCTAGAAGAAGGCTTCGTTATATATAAAGACGGCCCGATTTTAAAGGTCAAAAGTGACGTCTATATAAAGAGTCATCATATGCGCTTCAATGATATAAGCGCTCGTAGGGTGATGGACATGGTTGTAGAAGGTGATTATGATGAGTACCTCTCGGTATTCGCAGAACATAAACCTATGTTCGAGCCTTTTATACAAGCTGTAGAGCGTATGAGGCTTGATATGATCAGGCTTAAAGCGGAGAGTGAAGGTTATACTACTCAGGAATTGAGTAGAATGTATTCTGGAGTAGAACTTTCCATGATATGGTGGGTTAGAAGTGATCGCTCTATATATGAGAATCTAAAAAGTTCAAAGCCTAATGCGCGCATTCGTTTATTTAAACATTACATGGAGTAGATATGATAACATTAACGGTAGGGATACCGGGTAGCGGTAAGAGCACTTGGGCTAAAAAACAAGATGCAGTAGAAGTTAACAGGGATATGATACGTAAATCACTATTCTGTAATGGTGATACAGACGCCATGTTTGAGTATCGGTTCACTTCAGATAAAGAGGGTATAGTCACTGCCACCTCTGTAGCGGCAGTATCTAGTGCAGTATCTGTCGGTAGGGATGTGATAGTGTCGGATACTAATTTAGTAGCCTCGACTAGGGATAGGTATAAACTGTTGGCTAAAAACCTGGGAGTAGATTATAAGGAAGTAGTCTTCCCTGACATCGATAAGGCGTTTAAACGTAACCTACAACGCTCTATCCCGGTACCTATGCAGGTGATGTTGAATATGTATAGGCTATTCCGCCAGTATGAAGGAAGGACACCTTATACACCTGGAGCAGATCCTTGTATCATCTGTGATCTGGACGGTACTCTGTATGACATGAACGGTCGCAGTCCTTACGCTGACGATGTGTCAGGTGATTTAGTAAACGAGGTGATACTGAACTTACTTCGTAAGGTAGAATACCCTATCATCCTCATGTCTGGTCGTAAGGAATCGGCCCGGGCTAGCACCGAGGCTAAGCTGGCAGAGGATGGTGTAGAATATGAGCGACTCATAATGCGTGCTACTAGTGATAATAGGCCTGATTATATAGTTAAGGAAGATCTTTTTGATACGCACCTGTCTGATAGGGATGTATGGTTTATCTTAGACGACAGGGCTCAGGTAGTTAACATGTGGAGGGCTAAGGGGCTTACATGCTTTCAAGTCGCAGATGGATATTTCTGAATGGGGTAGTGCCGGTATTAATGTTACCGGCTACATATGTAGTAGAAGAGCTTTTTATATTTAATTTAATAGGAGTATTGTATGGGATATCTATTTGCACTATCGATCGTGTGTATAGTAACTTCACTGTTCACCGCTAAACTAGGCGTATTATACCTAGTGCTACTGGTGGCTAGTATTCTCGGCGGATTAGTGCTAGGTGGGTCTAAGCGGTTAGTAAAGGTTTTACTGGTGGGGTTTATCATTATACCGGTAGTATACGCTGTTATGCCAGTTATAATGGCTATATACGGAGGCGTGGTATTAGGCTATACTATAGCACAGGCTTCTGATATCGGCAGGGTAGTAGGAGAGATTGTAGAAGGGATTGTAGACGCGATTGATTAAGGAGTTTCATGAATTCATGGCTTACTAGTGACTTACACGCAGGGCATGCTGGTATCTCACGTTTCCGGAAGATACCCGATGGCCTTACGAATGAGGAATGGCTAGAGAGGGAATGGGGTAAACACATAGGCAAGCGGGATATCGTGAGATGCCTAGGCGACAATGTGTTTACCCCTGAGATGATAGAGTGGCTTAAAGGACTACCAGGGACCAAACATGGTATTGGAGGCAATCATGACGATCTACCCGCACATCTATATCTGGAGTGTTTCGCCACTTACCGAGGGATGGATCGTTACAAAGGTGTGTGGCTCACACATTCTCCGATGCATCCCGCAGAGTTACGTGGAAGGTTTAATGTTCATGGGCATGTGCATTATCAGAGCATAGACGACTGGCGTTATATTAATGTGTGCTGCGACAATCTATGGGAGAATATAGGTAGGCCCTTTATAACCCTGGATGAGCTACGGGCTACTATGGAATTAAGGAAGATTTCAAGGAAGGTGGAATTTGCGTTATAAGAAACATGTGACACGAGATACAATACGTACTGTCCTAGCCGGCAGTACTAACAAAGAGCGCCTATGCGCTCTTTTTGATTCCATTGGTCTGTCCGAAGGCTTCGTAGTGTTCGAGGAGTCTAATGGTACGGTACAGGCAGTAGATATAACCATAAACTACGAGGATTGATATGACAGTTTTATTTAAAGTGAACGGTGGGTCTATCTCTGAACGACTAAAGGGTGAGACACGTAAGGAATTCCTAGAGAACGTGTATAAGACCATAGGTGACGACGAGGTGTACTTAGTTTTTAAACCGGTAGGCTTTAGATATATGGCTACAGGTATACTCCCTATGCACCAAGCATGCCCATGGCCTGTAGTAAAGGATAGTACCCTGAACGATCTGTTACAAAAGCCTTAAGAAATGTAACACGTTTGTAACACCATAATTCCAGCAATGGCGTGGCTTTTTCTTGATTTGTTACAAAAAAACATTGTTACATAAAATAATACACATACTATGAGAGAGAGAGGAAGAGGGAGGAATGTATATATAAATACACTATATAAGAAAAGTGTGTTTTTATATATAGGCCTCTCCCTCTCTCATAGTATGTGTGTGTTCTGGTGTTTCTGTGTTTTCTGTAACGACTCCTCCCCAGCCCGCATAGAAGCTAGGATCCGGCGTTACACGGGTGTTACAGGAATTGTTACAGTAAACTATTATAATCAAGGAGAAGATTATGAAGACAGATTGTAAGCAGTTCCCTAAATCTATGCCTGTAATAGTTAATGATAAACCTAAGGGTGTCAACTTCAGGTTAACGGAGGTATGTACAAACACCCTTATCTATAGGGGTAAACGCTTACCCAATAGAAGTGGAGGTCTTGTCGATATTAAGTGTAGTAGTGTTCATGGATATTCTAACCTATACACTTTAACTATCACAGCTAGGGCTGGGTATGAGTTCGACGGCGCTAGCATACCACGAGTTTCCTGGTCCATAGGACATCCTATGTCTCCTAAGTTCCAGCGTGCTGCGCTTATACACAATATCCTCTACGGGTTTCGTACGGATCGAGAGACCAACGATGAGCTATTCTACCAGTTATTACTAGAGGATGGCGTCAATAAATTCAGAGCTAAACTGATGTGGACTGCGGTCCGCGTTGGTGGTGTATTTTACTATCTATAAGCGGCTTCGGCCGCTTTTTTATTGGGTGTAATATGGCAGAACATGAAGTGGCTATGGCCAGACTGCAGCGTAAGCTGGATAAGAAGGATAAGAGGATAGAGCGATTGGAGCAGCATATAGCTAGACTAGAGCATACTCTAGCTTGCAGGACGTTAGATCTTAAGTCTATAACACCTGATGTAACTAAGGCTGTGTCAGATGCGTTATGTAATGTACGGATGATACCTGTATTGGGCCCATCTAAAAGATTAGAAGTGAAGGTGGTAGAATGACTAGATTTAAATGTGAACAGCGATACATAGTCTTGAAGTGTAAAGACCTTGACTACCTTGATAACGAATCTATAGTGCAGTTGAATAATATTCAAATAGCTATAGATGATGGTAGAGCGTCCGATGGTAAACCACCGTTGAATGCAGTGGTAGTAGAGGAGGACTGGCCTGAATACGAAATGGTATGGCGCTCAATAGAGGCTAGATCAGTCTTAGCAACACCTACTCTCGCGCGGTGTCACATTGAGGAGGTACTTATGGAGATGTTAGCTAACTTCCATAAAGAGATCCCTTTAGACTCTGGTATAGAAGGTTTAACCCCTGAGGCAGTATATGCCATACTCCACAGTAAACTGGCGTGCGAATATCATACGGTAAAGGGTAAGAGTGTACCGGCCCCAGTAAAGGTAATACCCAGCATTTACTACTATGTATCAGATACCGGTAATGTACTTAGATGTGTAGTACATAGCAGTCCAACCGATATTGATAACTTCCGCCTTAAGACTGGTAACGTGTATCGTAATGAAGACGATGCCTTTTTGAATTATAAAGCTTCCGTGGAGTTACTATGAGTGAACTTATAGACGTACTCGATAAGATGCGTGCTAACTTAGCAGATGGTATACCTTTTAACCGCGGTATAGCCGGGGCCGACTTGCTCTACGAAGATTTATCTAAGTGCTATGTGGTAAGGACTCACGTGGTCAACGGAGAGACTGTACCTGCACCCCTATCGTATCTACCAGCCCCATCTTACTTCTTCATAAATTCATCAGGGGCAGTCACTAGAGATTCTAACATTCGGTCACACGACGTGACAGAGGCCTATCCTGAGCTTAATCATACAGACACCTATCGTATTCGTACAGGTAATGTATTCAAAAGTAAACATGATGCTATGGTAAACTTATTGGCTACGATGAAGTGACGGGTGGTATGTTACATAGACCTAGGAGACACTTACTTCTACATAAGTGACGTCGGTACTGTAAATAAAGAGACTTACGAGAGAACTGCTGCAGACTGTTACAGGCTTGCCACAGGTAATACTTACTGTAGCCGTGAAGAGGCGGAGTCTTATATGATAGATGACATACGTAAAAAATATGAGGGTATTGTATGAAGATAGAACTGAGAGCCCGTACTATAGTGAGAGGTGGTCTATGAGATTAATAGGTATGACGCCTACCGGCGTTCCGCACTTAGGTCACTACGTAAGCATCCTGCGTAATCCACAGGACTCACTATGCTTAGTAGCAGACTATCACGCTATGGTTAAAGGATCTACTGACCTACTAGGTAACAGTCGGGTGCTTCACGCAGCCTTCGAGGCGACAGGCGCTGATCCTACCAAAATCTACACTCAGTCCAGTATACCAGAGGTCTTGGAGTTATATTGGATCCTCAACTGCATGACCCCTAAGGGTATGCTCAACCGCTCACATGCTTACGTCAGCGCCCTACAGGGTGATCAGGGTCGTATACAGGCTGGTCTCTTCAATTATCCAGTGCTCATGGCTGCAGACATCCTGTTAGTCAATGCGGATACGGTAGTAATAGGGCGCGATCAGTTATCCCATATGGAGTTAGCAGCCTTCTTAGCTAACCGCTTCAACAAACGCTACGGCGAGGTGTTCCGCGTACCCGCGTATGAGGTAACTGATATACTTCCCGGCAGGGATGGGTTGAAGATGGGTAAGAGCGCCGGTAATAGTATACCGCTGTTCTCTTCACCCGAGCAATTGCTTAAGGATATCAAAGGTATTAAGACGGATAGTAGACTCCCAGGGGAGCCTAAGGATCTTATACCTATCTTCGACTTGTGGAAGGCCTTCGCTACCGAGGAGCAGACGGAGGAGATGCGGGTAGCCTTCAGAGAGGGTATAGGCTGGGGTGACTTTAAGGTCAAGCTATTCAACCTTATTAACGATGAAATCAAGGACGCACGCGAGCGATACTATGAGCTAATGAATAAGCCATATCAGCCAGTAAACGACGTGTATTATACTGCACGCAGTACCTTAGATAAAGTCAAAGAGCTAGTATGGAGTAAGACATGAAGAATTACTTAGACTTAATACACTACGTTAAAGATAACGGCCGTACCGCCCAGACCCGTAGCGGTGAGACCCTGCGCGTATTTGATTACAAGCTAGAATACGACGTGCGCTATGGCTTCCCTGCAGTAACTACTAAACGACTACCGTTCAACCTTATATCCGGGGAGCTACTCTGGTTCCTTAACGGCTATACCACCCTGCGTAGCCTCAGAAGGCTCTCAGGGCTCGCAGAGGACGCGCGGACCATCTGGACTGATGATTACCTTAGATGGAGCGCTGGAAGCTCTGAGCGCCCTCTCAACGACCCTCAGGACCTAGGTAAGCTGTATGGGTACCAGTGGCGTCGTGGGGTGGATCAGGTAGCCCGTCTGGTCGATACCATACAGAAGGATCCTACTAGCCGCTACCTACGTGTGGAAGCCTGGAATCCAGAGACGGTAGTTAACGGCGAGGCTGCCCTACCGCCCTGCCACACCGGCTTCACAGTATTCGTAGAGGATGGATATCTAGATCTTAAATGGCGCCAGCGCTCTGTAGACGTGTTCCTCGGACTGCCCTTTAACATAGCCAGCTACGCGCTGCTACTACACATACTAGCCAGTATCACTGGGCTAATCCCGCGCCGACTCATAGGCGATCTGGACGACGTGCATATTTACACGGCTCACATGAGCGCAGTGGATGAGCAGTTAGCCCGTACCCCTAAGGCTCTACCCACCCTGGTCATGCCGGAAATACCCTCCCTCCTCAGTGTAACTGATCTAACCTGCCATGACTTCAGATTAGACGGCTATGAACCACATCCTACTATAAAAGCCCCTCTACTGGTAGGATAATACCCGTATAGTGTTATAAGTACATTATACTAAGGAGGTACTATGTACTTATATCGTCTAGAATCATTTGATAAGTTTATAGGCTACGTCAATAGTGGCCCCTGGCGCTGTGACAATGCCTTCGCAGCAGGTATAGTACCTCATGACATAGATGATCTCTCTCATCCACATCCCTATGATGATGGACTTACTATACACGAAAACGAGGTGTGTGGAGTAAGGTCTATGAGGGATATAGACCACTGGTTTCCTCGTAGGTTTAAGACCCGCTCTAAGTTCAGGGTAGTCAAGTATTACGTACCTACGGAGCACTGTAAGATCGGCCGCCGTCAGGTAGTATTCCCTGCCGAGAAGGCTCGAGTAGTACACACCCTATACATCAAGGATTAAATATGAAGAAAGCTATTATAATAGGTGGAGGTACGTTCTCACACGTCACCAGCCACCTATCACTGGCGGCGCCGGCCTTCGGTACTACTGCTAGATATCTGCACAGCATATTCCCGTCCGGTATGGACTCGGAATTGGTGCTGACTAAGATGGCAGATCCTGCTAGCAGTATAGTCACTAACCGGGATTTAGAGGATTACGTTGATACTCTGATATCCCTCAACACCACTAAGATAGTATTCTTTAACCCTGCCGTATGTGATTTTGAAGGGTCCGTAAGCGGACACCAGGGTAAGTACTCTACTAGATTGAAATCCTCTGCTCCTGCCATCATAGACTTAACTCCGGCTGATAAGATCGTAGGCAAGATCCGTAAGAAGCGTAAGGATATACTCGTAGTAGCCTTCAAGACTACCTGCGGGGAGACTCGCGCCGAGCAGTTCCGCCAGGGTCTGGATATGCTTAAGCGCAACTCTGTTAACCTAGTAGTGGTTAATGATGTTAAGACGCGGGAGAATATGATTGTAACTCCAGAGGAAGGGGTGTACTACGGTACTCGAGAGGAGGTACTTAATATGGCTGTAGAAATGGCGTACCTACGCAGCCATCTTAGTTTTACCCGCTCTACCGTAATAGCAGGCGACACGATACCATGGGTAAGTGATTTAGTACCTGCCAATTTACGCACCGTAGTTGACTGGCTAGTATCGGAGTCTGCGTACCATGTGTTTAATGGTGCTACTACGGGGCATTTCGCGGCTAAGCTAGGGCACGGACATTTCCTGACTTCTATCCGGAAGACTAATTTTAACGACATCTTCACTAACGGTATGGTGGAGGTGCGCACTTCAGGCCTTGACGAGGTGATAGCCATAGGAGCTAAGCCTTCCGTAGGCGGGCAGAGTCAGCGGGTTATATTCGACGCTACTGATCTAGACTGCATAGTGCACTTCCACTGTCCACTACTAGAGGGATCTAAGGTACCGGTAGTATCACAACGTGAGTACGAGTGCGGCAGCCTTCAGTGTGGTATAAACACCCGCGATGGGCTTAAGAAGTTCGAACACTGCCTAGCGGTCATGCTGGACATGCACGGGCCTAACATAGTGTTCAGTAAGGATACTGATCCAGCGGATATCATAGAGTTTATCCGACTTAACTTCGACCTATCTAAGCCTACTAACGGCTTTAGTGAGGTCTACCTATAGTGGATATTTTGCAGCACGCTTACAATATAGGTGCCACACACATGTCAGTCTATGATACTTATTATAAGGATATAACCGCAGGTAGTTACATGATCTCCTTCTGCAAAATCCCCCAGAAGGGGGAGGATCCTGAGGCAAACTGGCATTACCGTAACGGCATACCTCAGGGTTTTTTTAAAGGGGATGTGGTAAAGATAGATTATACGCCCTTAGGTCCTAACCCAGAGCGTAATACCCCGGAGATGAAGCGGTTGAGATACGCTTACGATAGGAAGGCTACTCATAGATCCACGACCGTCAACCTCTATTACAGAAACATTCTTAAAGGCGCGTCTTATGAAACCTGTACTGATGCTTCTGACTGGATTCATCGCAAAGGTAGCCCTGACGGTGACATAGTAGAGATAGACTATAGCCCGTTGCTCCTAAGAATCGCACCGCGTGATATGCGGTGTTTCGATAAGGTATACAGTGTTATAGGAGAGGCTGCTAAGGAGGAATTGCAGAGAGTCATTGATAGCATGCATACTAAAGGCTACTGTATCGAGGATATGATTAACAAACCCTTAGTCGATGCCTTTAATTGGAAGATCTCTCCTCAGGGAGATACTTTCTGGCAGGATATTAACAAAGGGCATACCCCCAGGGGTTATGTACAGACTACGGGCAACCAGTTTTCACAAGGGATTACGTGTATTATATCTAATGGATGCGATGAGTTACAGGTAGCTATGGATATTCTAACTTTAGCACGGGCTGAAGTACACCGTCTTACCAAGGAGTAGCTCTTGATAAAACTAAGTATCAGGCAATTGAAACGCGCCCTTGACGTATCTGCCACTCACGTAGATCCTATAAGTAAACCCTACCGCTTTTGCAAAGGAGTTAACAGGGTAACAGGAGAGTACCTGTCTAGATCTCCTAAGGACTCTGACTGGGTGCATAATGGTCTACTTTACGGTAATGCTTTCCATCTATGTAAGATAGACTTTCAGCCGCTCTTACGGTCCGGTGAGTACCTAGTATTCCCTCTTCACTCCTCTTTGATCGGCAGGAAGGTTGTATTCAACGGTTACGCCAAGCATGGGCTTAATAAGTACGAGAAGGGAGTAGCTTACACTATAGAGGAGCACTCCGGAGGCGGTATAGGTCCTTTAGATGAGGATGGGTCTATACCCACGCCTAACTGCTACAACAGCTATGTATTTACACTGGAGGGTGGATCATGAAGTATAGGATGAGACCGTTAGTAGTAGACGCCGTTCAGTGGACTGGAGATAATCTGCTAGAGGTGACTAGACATCTGGGTAACAAGGTTAATGCCATGGATCGGCGATGGGAAGACTACGTAGATTTAGTGGCGCGTAGAGGCTTGGAGATACAGTCACTAAGAGGTAGGATACCTGTAAACATAGGTGACTACATAATTAATGACTCCTGGTATAGCGTAGTTGATCCTGCGACTTTCAAGAAGCTCTATGAGCTGGTAGAACCCTATACTTTTACTCTACGTAAGACCCAGGGTTATAGTGAGTTGGTCATGCGCCGGGCAGAGATCACTGAGACTTCACTGGCAGATGAGGATTCTAACTCATGCGCCTCCTGTGAGAATACAATAGAGCCGAGTGGACCTGTTATAAGTACTACGTATACACAGGAGAAACTTATGAATTTAGATAACAAAGCAGTAAGAACAGGAGTATTGGTTAAGCAATATTTATTATTGCGTATCCTAGAGAACACCAGCACTACTGTGCTGCGCAAGGATTTATCAGGCTGCCCAGACATACTAAACCGGCGCAATCTGGCTACGTTAATCGATCCACTGCTACGCCGTGGGTGGGCTACTAGCCAGGAGTCGCTGGTAGAGGGGGTATACTGGTATAACATAACTTCCCTAGGGTGTTTGATATTATCCGAGTACTTCGGTAAGTCAATATCCCGCGCTAACGCCATTAAGGCTTTAGAGTTCTCACATCACTTCTGTGATGTAACCACTCTACAGCTTAAGGCTATGATGGAGCTTCGGAGGGGCCGTGAGGTACGCCCTGGACATCCGGTAGTTATGCTGGAGAAGAAGGGTTTAGTGGAAGAGGGTCACCTCACCGCTAGCGGGGCGCATGCGCTAAGTGTAATGCGCAAGCTGTTCAAGAAGTAAACATTAAGGTTGCAACGCGTTATAAGTATAATGTGTTGCAACCGCCTTCTTAGCGGAAGGCACCTTTTTAATTAGGAGAAATACCATGGACTTTACCAAAATACCTGCAGGCGTACATACAGCTAAGCTGAACTTCAGCAAAGCCACTTTGGCTACTAGCGTAGAGCTATCGGCCAAAAATCTCCGCGTGGAGATGTTCTGGGAAAATGAAGGTGACGGCGAGTTAATCGCGGTCCTTACCGAAGCCGGTAAGATGATACCCGGTGCAGACGCCTCGGACAGCTACAAGCTGAACGGTGCTTTGTACTACCACAATAAATCTCTGCCGGGCCTTAAGCACCTGGGTGACTGCCGTGAAGGCGGTGACGGCGATCCGTCTACCCCGGAAGAGACTATTAGCATTAACTTGTCTGAAGTAATGGTTAATGAGATCAGTCTTATCGTCGGTACTTCAAGCGAAAGCGAACCTCTGCCGTTAGGCAAACTGGGAGGCTGCCGCATGCTCCTAGTGGATGATGATACTAACGACGTGCTTCTGGGCACTGAAATCGTGGATGCTGATAACACATCTAACGAGATCTGTACGCTTAAGCGCGACAACGGTCGTTGGTTCTACGAGAAGACTGGTCGCTCAATCGGCAAGTCTGCCATGGCTATGGCGGACGTGTACGCTTCCTATCAGTAAGTTTAAAGCCCTCCTACGGGAGGGCCTCTGGAGACAATATGAATTTCAACCTTGATTTTAGTAAAGCCCAGACTATATCTGCTGGCCAGACCATTCAGTTCGCTAAAGATAACCCTGGTCTGACCAAGGTACGCGCTGAGCTATACTGGCAGAGCGAGCATGACGCTGACGTCAGCGTATTAGTGCTTGAAAACGGTAAGATTCTACCTGGGTTAATGAACTCAGATAGTAATTCTACCAAGGGCATGCTCTGGTATTTCAACCCTGTACTACCAGGGCTTAAGCATAGCGGAGACGTCCTGGAGTCTACCGGTACTGGACCGGAAGAGACTATTTACATCGACCTGTCTAAGACGGAAGGTGACGAGCTGCTGATAGTAGCTTCTACCGACTGCGGCGGGGTGGCCGGTCAATCACTACCAGGCGTACCATTCGGTAAGGTACGCAATTGTAAGATCCTGATCATCAACGATCTTACCAACGAGGTATTATACTCGTATGAATTGGACGAAGACTTTAGCACCTACACCTCTGTAGAGATGGCTTCTTTCTACGTCCGTAATAATGAATGGCGCTTTAAATCCCGCGGTGTTGGTGTAGCCAACACTCCACATGGCCTAGAAGGCATCTACCTCAAGTATAAAGGTTAATTATGTTAAACTTCGCTAAAGTACAACCTGGTTCTTCCCTGAATTTCGCCAAGGATACCGGTGTATTACACTTCGGTATGAACTGGTCTACTATGAAAAATGGAAGTTCCGTCGACTTGGACGCCGGTATTCTAATCGCTAAGAAGTCCTCAGTTAAGGGTTTCCTAGGCTTCGGTAGTAAGTCATCTGCGGAAGTCGTAGAGTTCTGTAACTTCGGATCTCCTCTAGTACCAGGTGATCCGCGTGGATCTAAGCGTCGTGCTACCGCTCGTATCACCCATAGTGGTGACGATCGTGTCGGCGACACCAGTCTTGACTACTCAGACAATGAAGTAGTCTCATTCGACCCGGCTTCCCTGAAAGAAGACGAAGTAGCTTTGATCGGACTGTGGTCTTTCCAAGGGCATAACCTTAAGGATGTCCCTCGTGCAGGCGTGCGCGTATACAAAGGGGCGCCTAATGCGCCTACTGAAGCCCTGGCTGAAGTAGATCTTACTGATATGTCGGGACGCAGTCTTACACTGGGCTCTGTGACATTCGAGAACGGTGCAGCGGTATTCCGTAGCATCGGTAAATGCGGTAATTCTACATACCCTAGTGACTGGTCTAAGGAGGCCTTAGCATATGTTTGATGCAGCGTCTATCTTGAATAAAGTGATGAATGCACTGCCTGCCGCTGTCAATGACGAGCGTCAGTACGTTAAGTCCCTATCTGCAGCACTGACTCTGTCAGTAGCAGCTGACGGTGTGTACGAAGCCGGTGAGTTTCAGCAGGCTTGCGATTATATCTCCAAGGATACTGTGGTAGTACGACACGATATGCAGGAGATCTCGTTAGACTACTTCCGCGGTTACGTTAAGTACATCGAAGAAGCTATGAAGGCTAATGATCATAACTTCGTGATGATGCGTCAGGAACTACTCAACGAGGTCAAGAAGACTCCGTCTGAGTATAACCGTACGCTGCGTAACGTATTAACTGATCTCAAGCGATACGTTGAAGTGGCTGCTGAGCGTAAAATGATCGAGTCCATGGAGGCCGTTCTATAATGGAAACCCTTATGATGGCATGGCCGTTCCTGGCTATCTTAGCTGCAGGTTATATTCTAAAGTATAGCTGTGACAGCTTCGAAGGTTCTGCCGGCTATCTAGGGCGTAACATGGCACCCGGTATTAAGGGTGCCACTGTCAATGCCGTAGGTAGTAGTATGCCGGAGTTATTCTCCGTGGTAGCCTGTCTATTCTTCTTTAACGACCCGCAGATGTTTGCAGTAGGCTTAGGTATTACTGCTGGTTCTGCTATATTTAATGGTTGTATCATCCCAGCTCTAAGTATTCTATGGGCCCGAGATTCTAAAGGCAAACCTGTAGATAAAATAGTGCTGGATCGTAACTCCCTGCTACGTGATATCTTCTGGGTATTACTAGCCGAGATATCTCTAGTTATCCTGTTAGGGTTCAATGATCTTACCATCTGGGGTGCCGTAGCTCTTAACGCGATCTACGTAGGGTACGCCTTTCACTTATACTGGGATAGCCGTGGTACCCCGAGTGAATCTGACTACGAGGAGGAGCTTATGGATGATAAGGGTGTAGTAGGCAATTTACTGACCTTCAACCTTAACGGATTGATGTTCGGCAATAGTAGTTATACAGCTCGCTCAGCCCTATTCGTCCTGCTAGGTAGTGTAGTGGTAATCGCCGCGGCATCACATCTGCTAGTAGAAGGGATCGTCGGTATACCGGCAGTGGTAGAGGCTACTACAGGTTGGGTACTACCTAACTTCTTCGTAGGCCTAGTACTAGGTGCTGCAGCGTCGTCTGTCCCAGATCTCATCCTGTCCGTCAAGGATGCTCGTAAGGGTAATGGAATGGACGCCGTGTCTAATCCGCTAGCCTCTAATACTTTCGATACTACCATATCCATAGGCCTGCCTTTACTGGCATGGTTGCTGTGGACCGGTGCCAATGGTATAGAGCTTACTCAAGGTGAAGGTCTTACTGAGCTACGTATGTCTATCATAGCGGTTACGATCGCAGTGGCAGCATCACTACTCTTTAAGTACAAGGCAGTTACACGCGGTGTAGCATGGACCCTACTCAGCATCTATGCTGGCTGGGTAGCCTTCGCTGTAATGCTTATGAGTTGACTATGTGAATTATTCCTGGTAGGGTATACTCTACCAGGAATATCTCAGGAGAGATTATGATAGTAGATAAAGGACATGTCTTACACCCTCTGAGGGAGATAACTCTAGATGAGATAGTGTACCCTACCGCAGTACACGCTATATGCATAGCTAATCTATATCTAAATAAGGTTAATATCGAGTATCCCGAGGAGTTTCAAGCGGAAACACTTCTGGATATGTGTGACTTCACTACAGAGGAATGGAATAGCAAAGCGTTCAATATAGTATCACGCGTGGTGCACGCTTTTTTTAATTGTTACGGCGATGAACTACAGCAGTACTCTGAGGAGATGCTAGAGGGCGTTATCACTCTGGACGTGGGGTCTAAGATAGGTATGATTGAAGAAGGTGAGAGTTTACGTGGGGCTAATTATTGGGGCAGGGTAATAAAAATATACTTGGAGAATATATGAGATATAATGAAGATGGCACTAAGATGTTACCGGCAGCCTTTATCATAGGCATACACGTGGTGCTACTACTGTCAGGTATGTTATTTGGCGGTCTTATTCTTAATTCCGTAGAGAACACGGCTGAAGGCTCTATGATTCACTCAGAGTTCGATGGGGTGTGGACGGTGTTTATGACTATGACTACCATAGGCTTCGGCGACTTCTACCCGGTTACCGCGTTAGGAAGGCTAGTAGTTATGGTATCGTTCTTCTTCGGTGCCTATAATGTTGGCGTTATAATAAACACTATGGTATCTAGAATTGGTAATAAGGACTCGTCTAATGACTTCCTAATGAGGAGTATCGCAGAGCTGCTTCGTAAGATGGAGGCTATGGAGTCATGCATGGAGTACAGTAATAAGGAGCATCATCTAGATGCTATACTTCTAGAGTCCTCTTATAAATCTGATCAGGTGACAGGTAGGATAGCCCTGGGTCGCGATTCCTCAGGGCTGCACATAGTCAGTATATACGGTACTGCAGACTCAGGGGATTTCAACCGCTGGATACCGTGTACCGGATATCTTGATGCCTTACGTAGGTATCGCACTATTATTAAAGATCCGAACCTCGTTTAGTACGCTCCTCTAGTTTACCGACTATAATAGCTAGACCATTATTAGTCTTGATAAGCTCAGAGGTGCTAGTAGACAGTAGATTAACTGCGTCAGCTAGGTTTTCAAGAGCCGTGATGGATCTGGCTGACGCTACTTCTAGTGCGTTTACCTTTATCTCCATAGCTATCAATCTACTACTCTGCCTCTCTACCCTCTTATCCATCTCCTGCATATTAACTACTACAGTATTCGTGTTGTCTATAGCTTTTTTTAGCTCCTGCGCATTTGTCTCAAGTATAGCTAATCGATTACCCTGAACTGCTAGAGTCTTCTCTGTCACTATCCACGCACCGCCTAGGCTCATAACCAAGGTGATCAGTGCTGTTACCAACGCGACTAGGAGGCTTTTATCCATCTGTATATCTGCCATGCATTACTCCTTGTCTGTACTTTTATTTTACTAAAATAATGGTAAAGGAGATCTATATGCAACATCCGATTATATCAACAAATAGCCTGACTATAGATGGCTCTCTACTTACGCCAGCATACATGGCACCTTTTCGACCTAAATATGGGCACGAAATAACTTACGGAGAGGCATACTTATCCAACACACAGATCGATCATCTAAATAATCTAGCTAAGCGTTATGGATTTAGGGATGCAGCAGAGGTGGATGAGATCCGGTCACGTCAAGTACGAACAGGGCTAACACTTATAGAGAGGATACGGGGAGTACCTAGTAAAGTGGTTAGTGACTACAATAGACCTATTAATATAGCGAGAGATTTATGGGCGCGGGAAATTTAAAGGAACACCAGCAGAGAGTGGTGGATAACGAGAGTAAGGTTGTATACCACGGGCTAGGCTCGGGTAAGACCCTTATCGGTCTTACTGAACTGGCCCGGGCGGCTAAGAATGGCGGTAGAGGTATCTTCGTAGCACCTACGTCTCTCGTCAATAACGCCCGTAAGGAGATAGCCAAGCATAACATAGACATAGGCGACGGTGTCATAGTCAGTCCGACTAAGCTAATGCTTAACCCCGATGATTATAAGGATAACTATGACGTTATGGTCATAGACGAAGCGCACGCCATGCGTAATCCCGGTAAGAAGACTTCCGTACTAAAGAGTATACGTAACGATTCTGCACGTATCATCCCTATGACAGCCTCTGCTATGTACAACGATGTATCTGATATAGCACCTCTAGTCAATCTAGTGGCCGGAGATAAGCTATTACCTGAGACCAGGGGTGAGTTTTATGGTAGATACGTTAAGACCGTAGATGATCCATTTACATTGGGTAATATTATAGGTAAAGCCCGCGGCGTACACTATGATATAGCTCGTAAGGGAGAATTGCGTAAGGTACTGAATTCTTTTGTAGATAGACATGATACTGATAAAGGTCCCGAGTTCCCTACTACTACGGAAGAGACTATAGCAGTGCCGATGTCAGAGCATCAGCAGAAAGTATACGATTATGCTATGAGTGCCATACCATCTGATATACGCGCTAAGGTTAACTCTGGAGTAGCACTAGATGCTAAGCAGGTAGCTAAGTTACAGGTATTCATGACAGGCCCTCGCATGGCAGCACTATCCTCTGCATATATAGATAAGAGTAGAGATGATAGCGCTAAGATAGATGCTGCCGTAGGCAGAGTAGTCGCTAGATCAGAGGAGCCTAATTTTAAAGCCCTGGTGTATTCTAACTTCATCGAAGGTGGCTTAGAGCCATATGCACGTAGGCTTGAAGAGAATGGTCTAGGAGATAAGTATCAGATATTCAAAGGCGGATTATCCTCTAAAAAGCGTGATGAGATAATCTCTTCTTATAATAATGGGGATAAACCGATACTACTAGTGTCTTCTGCAGGTTCAGAGGGTCTAGATCTTAAGGGTACTCGAGTAACACAGGTTCTAGAACCTCACTTTAACGAAGAGAAGATCAAGCAGGTTATAGGACGTAGTGCACGATATATGTCTCATACACATCTGCCAGAAGATCAACGTAATGTCCACGTAGAGAAGTATATATCGGTTACTAGGCCGACTATGTGGAGCGCCAGTAAGCCCACCGTAGACGGTACTATATCTGCGTCTGCGGGTATTAAAAATGATTTAATAAATAAGGTAAAAGCCCTGATACGTAACCAATGATGTTATAAGTATTAAAAGGGGATTATTATGAAGAAATTAATTATAGCCGCACTACTGCTGTGCACTCAGGTGCACGCAGATGACTACGATAATTATGGATATTATCCTGGATACTTGGTATGGGCTTATCAGAACTGTAAGACGAATATAACCAGGCCCGTTGTAGTACTTTATATGAAGGAGGCTACCCAAAGGTTCCCTACTGATGAGGAGTTCTACAGACTAAAAGTATTCCAGATGGAATATTTAGACAGGATATCCAAAGAGATAGGCATGCGCACTGTATGCCTAGTCTTTGAGGATAGTTATTTCGGAGGAGGCTTATAGCCTCCTTTTTTTAGATAAAGAACTTCTCTGTAGTATAACTAGAATCGCCTAGAGCAATAAAACCTGCAGGCTTAGCGGCTACGAAAGACGCATCATCTGTGATGAGCTTAATACTAACTCCTGACGGCGCGTCATTCATAGTAGACAGCAATAGTACAGGTATAGTACCTAATGGACTAGTTAAGACTACATCTAGAGCAGGGTCTACTGGGTATGCATCCTCGTGGAGTACATCACCGTATATAGTCAAGGTGCTAGTAGTAGGGTCGTACGCGTATCCTAATCTCACATTAGAGTCTATTAACTCAGCAGACATCATATATGGGTTAGAAGGATCAGTAGCCAGCTGCGTTATACAATACTCTAGCGGCAATCCTACATTGATATAACTACCTGCTACGTCCGAGCTTAGTATCAGATCTGCCGCCGATACATTCAATCCTACTATCACAGATAGTATAACTGTTATATCTTCCTTAGCTATGTCTATCTCGAAATACACTGGCTCAGTTATATTCGTAAGATTAATACCTGCAGAGGCACCTGACATATCCACTGTAGCATCGAAGTATACTTCATTGTATCCAGCGGCAATAGTACCTATAGTCATACTCGCCTCTCCTAACAGGCTATCGACTGCAGGCACAGCTTCAAATAAAGCTAGCACCTCAAGAGGGTCGACTACAGGGTAATCATCAGGGTTTAAAGGATCGCTCCCTACAGCTATCTCACCTGTGTCACTATATCCATCTCCATCCGAATCTACCAGGGTATACACGACCTCTCTCATCAAGTACTTACCTGATAATCCATACTCCGTGCCATCTACTTCGTAGACTATAGAAGTTCCATTAGTAGCGAACATATTAGCCTTTGCCGCCGATATATGTATTAGACCACTTCTATCATAAGATAAGATCTTAGCGTCTTCTTTAAAAGATAACACCCAGTCGAAGCTGTCGGATACCTCTGCTCTACCCGGTCCTTTAACGCTGTGTATAAGTTCTCCGTCACGATCATCGTAGTATAGGGTATTACTATCGTTACTACGATATACTACCTTATAATCATCGTCTCCTATAACTCGTACCTGAGCTAGCGATCCTGTTATAGTGCGCACCGGTAAATAACTAGTACCTATACGTCTGTATAGCTTGAGATCGGTCTCGTTGATCAAGGCCAATAAAGTGCCACCGTCTGATATTATCGCTCTCTGATAGTCATCAGTAGGTGTTACGAAAGTTCCAACTACACTGAAGTCACTATTATTGTACATAGTATGAGTTCCAGCACCCATGACTATGGTATAATTAGCCGACATACTAGTAAATAATCCAGTACTACCTACCTGCACGCCATCTATGTATGCCACGCCACCGCTATGATACAGTACGCTGTCACTACCTAGATACACCGCGTCATCTACTTCGATAGGATAGGTAGCTATCACATTAAAGTCTAAATCATATAAGTAGAGAGAAGTATCCCATGTCAGTATACGGTTTGAGTATACCTTTATACCACGGGTGTTGCGTGAGCCTATACTCACGCTTTTCTTAGTGTCCATCACCGTCAGCGCTTCCACTGCCGACACTCTGTTATAGCTATCCATCATTACTCCCAGTACAATAGTACATCGGTATCATATAAAAGTGGTTCAGTGTCGTAGAATACAGCCCCTTCCGTGTTAACAGTATTAGGTACTGATACACTATCTAAAGGATATACTACAGGTACATTTAACGCACTGCCGCCTATCGATTCTCTAAATTTCACTAGAACAAACTCTCCTCCAGACAATCCTTCGATAGCCACCCTGGTGATATCGTAATCATCATTACGTGTAGCAGTGTATCCTGAAGAACTCTGCAATCTACCATCTATGATCAATTCTATCTCACTGGCGGCTACCGGTAAGTCTATTACTAATCTACTAGCGATAGCGTATCCAGATATCTCATATAACTGACGTAAGTTACTGAGACGGTAGTATTCAGCCACAGAGTATATCTGCTCTGGAGTAAATATACGTGGGATGCTTATCTTATCTATAAGATCCTGCTCAGTAGCATCAGGTACACCTATAGTAGGTGCATCTAAACCGCCTACCTTGCGATACGCATTTATAACGCCGCGATCAGTGCTTATAGATAGTGTATTAGATACTACGGACCATCCCGTGATAGCATAATTACCTGTCAGATTATCATCTAGTAGCCATATAGCACTCTCGTGTAGGATAGCTGGATACACACCGGAGGTATTAACCACCGGCACTCCATTATTAACTACCCATTTCTGAATAGTCTCCCCTACATGCAACTCCTGTAGCTGCCTACTCTCGGTCTCTATGAAGTACTGGTATCCTTCTTTTATCTTAGAGAATCTGCTACTCAGAGACTCTACCTTAGAGCCATCGTCTATAAGGTATGTATTAGGATCAGGCCACGCCGAGCGCTGACCTTGGTACACCTCTAAGGTAGTACCTGCAGGGTAACTTGTACTAAGGGTTATAGAGGATTCGCTGGTAGTGGTATAATCTCTAGGAGATGACAGCAGAGTGTTATCTGCGTTTACGCCGCTAATGTAATACTCAGTACCCTCTGTAGTAACCTGCTGCAGATCTACTACTAACTGCCCGTCACTCAATTCTACTCTTTCAGTACGTGCCGCGGAGAAGGATATACCACCTGCAGAAGCCCTGCCTATAAGCAGTAGTTTAGCACCCTCGGCTAACGGAGTGCTTAGCGTAATACTACCATTAGAAGCTGTGTAATCTTCAGACGCACCTGAGAAGAGGCGTATCCCATTTAGATATACCTCTTCATTATCCTGCGTGAAGGTTAGAGGGAACGTAATCTCCCCTCCTGAAGCGGTATACTGTAATCTGTCTACTATAGATCCACGATCCAAATAACTGGCTACTGTAGAACTTAAACGCATTTGTAACTCCTTAGAAGGTACTACCTTCTACTAGCCAGTCACTACCGTAGCGTACACCGCGATATACTGACAGCGGACCTGGGGTGAATGTTATAGACCAAGATGCAGGTACATTTAAAGTACCGCCTTGATCATCCACTATAAGAGTGAATGAATCCTTAGCCGACATAGTAATATTGACAGTGGTAGCTGCTGCTATCACTATCTCAGTTATACCATCGCGTATTTCACAGTCCGTAGTGTAAGAAGCTCTTACAGGAGCTACTCTTCTGTGAAACACGTAGGTGCGCAGTACGTTATCCGTACCTCTAATTCCTAGCTCCAGAGGTTCCCCGGGCGTTATAGTCTCTATGTCACCATATATACTATAATTGTCCTGAGGGTCATAGAACACACCGTCATACAATACGGTAGTGAACACGCCGTTATCGTCCGGTATCTTATCTGTGTAGCGCTGCAGATATGTCCCGATAGTAGCAGTGGAGTAATACCGATTCTGGGCCGTCTCATAATCAGAGTCTATCATAGTAGCTGCTAGGCGGTCTGATAGACGCATATTAGTCTTACCATCATAGACTATAAAGTCATTGGGGTTAGGCCACGCAGGACGTACGCCTTGATATACTTCCAGTACCGTCCCCGCTGCGAAGCTAGACGCCAGTGTTATAGTAGTGGGGTCTGCTATTGTATAATCAGTACCGCTTATTAACTTGCGGCTATCATTGACGTTACTTACGTATAGCTCTATACCCTCTGTAGTCAGTGAGGCTAATGATACTGTTAGCTGGCCGTTACCTAACGTAATAGTCTCAGAGGCGGAGTTAAACCCTTTAAAGTCTTGTTGGTTAGAACGCCCTATTAGGTGCACATGCTCCCCTCCTACGAGAGGGGCTGCGAATATAACCGATTCACCATTATATACGTAGTCTAATGGACTAGACTTACGTAAACCATCTAGGTAAACTTCTTCTACTCCAGGTAGTGATTTAAGCTGGAACTCCGTAGCGCCTGCCAGAGCTGTTACTACTCTGGTGTCTGTTATAGAGGACCTATTTACATAGTCCCCTGTGTATGAACTTAATCTCATGTCTCACCTGTTAATATTTGTAGAATAGCACTGCGCCTACAGGGGAATTCATAGGGTACCATGTATTAGAAGACTTACCTACGCTGAAATTAGGTAATCCTACGATTAACCCATTATCGCTCCATGCTACAAAAGCATTTTCATTAGTCTGAGTTACTCCGAAGGACGCAACGTCATTAACATCTAGCGTACCTACACTTCTGTATCCAGGGTCCTGATGTAGGTATTTACGCATTACCAGTATACCAGACGAAGTACCCATAGCCACCGCTATAAAATCATTGTGCTTACTTATCGATACCGGATACCCAGCTGGAGGGGCTGTAGGGGCCAACACCTCGGTTATAGTGTTAGAGGTCTCATTATATATAAATATTTTAAGAGGAGCACTATTACCGTTAGCCCCTATAATCACCTCGTCGCCATCACCTCTACCTATACAACTAAGTATTAGACCTGAGGAGCTTACATCCAGTATAGTAGTGAAAGATGATGACCCTGGTACCAATTTTCTTAAGGTAGAACCATCTATATTGTATAAATTGACAGATGTACACTCTCCTCCGTTAACCCTTATATTATTATTAGAGGAGTATGATGCCAATACAGGTGTAGATACGAAATTTCCTGTAATACTGTAGCTGTAAGTATAACCACGACCAACTGCATATAGATAATTACCATCTCCTGATAAGTATCCCTTACTCCCATGAGCATTTAGAGTAGCAGGTTGAGCAGTGGACACTACTCCAGATATAGTGTTATCGCTAGCTATATCGTATATCGTATAACCAAGCCCGCTAGATTCAAAGATCTTTCCGGTAACTACCATTCTAGACCCGTCGCTATTCATATGTACGCGTAGAGGGATAGGATAGTTACTAGCCAATTGAATAGACTTAACGTTACTTACTGTGCCAGTTCCTAAATCGTCGGTAGGCAGATCCCCTACATACACCGTAGTAGTAGTAGCCCACGCTACCTTAGAGCCTCTGCAACATACATCGTAACCTTTGAAATAGTTATCTACATCTAAGGCGAAAGTTCCGGTAGAGGAGTGCTCATACACTCCAGTGAACCCCTGGTTAACAGGAGCATGCATTTTACCACGTAGATCCTGTAAACTAAAAGGGTTTGATAGTGCTTGCACTGCCGCATCTGTACTAGACACGGCTGATCCTACGGGATAATCCAGTTCGTACTGAATATTCTGAAAGCTTATACTCCCTGTTTTAGCGAACATACCTGCTCCTTTAGCTCCTTGATAGCCTCTATTAAGAGTCCTACTAAGTTACCGTAAGCTACAGAGTAGTACTCGTCCTCATGCACTGCTTCTGGTATAACCTTCAGCACTTCCTGTGCGATAACACCTATATTACGCTTACCGTCCTTATCGAAGTATACTCCTCGCATGGCAGAGACTTTAGCTAGAGCATTATCTACAGTCACTACGTTCTCTTTAAGACGTGCGTCTGACAGACCTGTTATGTTACCTGATGTAGACAGTACACCTGAAGTACTAACAGTCATCACGTTAGTACCGCCACTGTTCTTCCACTCCTGGATAGTACCGGTCGTAGTACGCGTAGCTGATATAGCTACTCCAGAAGAGGATGGAGTTATAGAATCAGTGCTAGCCACTAAGCGTATGGTATACCACACTGAAGATGTCACTGATACTCGTATAACCATATTACCAGGAGCAGCCGATGATAACTTAGTTATACGCTGTACGCGGTATCCTGTATTTGCTTCAACATAATTCTCTACTACTACCTGTCCACTTAGCGTACTGGCAGCAGATCCATTCTGAGCCGTGTAAGTAACGCCGTTAGTGCAGATAAATATACCATTGTAATCCTCGTTACCCCATATAGTATCTAAGTTGAAGTTACTAGTAGTAACGTTACTTCTACCTCTATATCTACTAATCATATCGTACACTGACAGTACCGCGTCTGCCGATGCTATCTTACCAGTTACGTCCGTAGATATTATCTCAGCTAAATCTACAGGAGCGTTAGTAGTAGGGTTTATACCGTATACTTCTACTGAAGTATTCACAGAGCCAGGCACAGTAGTATTGGCTGATAGGTCCCACCCAGTATATGTATTACTTAGCGAGCTACCTACAGCAGTCGCCCTTACTATACTAGCCACACCCGGAGCATCTACGCTTATGTTAGCACATATCGCACTGCCTACTAATACTGCTTCACAGGTGATATTAAAATCACCGTTCTGTTCTATATAGAATACAGTGTCTACACCATTAGTACCGGCTGAAGCCTTAGTAATAAGTACAGAGGCCTCCCCTTTGGTAGTAGATAACTCTACACGTATGCGGTAGTTACTAACCGAATGTATTATAGGGGTAGTAAGTGCTATAGAGGAAGTGTACGCTACTGGATTTACCGGAGACGTCAGATCTAATAGAGAACTAGTGTTGCGTAATGCGTTACGTAAGTTATCCTTTAAGCTAGACATATCCACCCTACCGGTTAAAGCAGTAGGAACTTCATCAGGAGTGAGAACTTCGTCCAGACCTGATATAGTGGTTACAGGTATATTACCCTCGTCTGTTATTACGCTAGTGGCGCCCATCACTGATAGGGTACCACCATTCAGGGTGGCAGTAGACACTCCGTTATACTGGTATAGATTACCTGCCTGGTCGAATATTATGACCCCACTAGATAAGTCCATACCGGCCATCAGTGGTATCACTCTACGGCCGAATATCAAGGAGTAATCCTCTGTATTAGGCTGGAACACGTTACCACTGGCCAGGATTAAACCCTGACCGGTGGATACTACCGTACCTCGCAGAGTAGGAGTCCCCGGGACTTCTACTAGCATTCCATTAGTAAGATGCGCTTGACTCAATTGAGTAAGACTGTTAAAAACTCTCATGTTATACCTCTATTAAAGCTCTAAGTTGTGCCACTTCGTCTCGAAGAGCGCTTACCTCACTAGTAGTTAAAGAGCCTCCTTGATAACTGAAAGCTTTTATAGCCGCTACTACAGTGCTGTGATTAGGTAGATTACGACTACCTGTGTTATCCGTTATAGTAAGCGGAGTTGTTACCGCCGGGTCCGTACCATCTAGAGATAAAACTGCTACACGGTAATCAGAGCCTACAGGAAGGCCGGCCTGCACCACATCTATACTATAAGTGTTAACGCCGTCGGTGAGCGTAGGGTGACCGTGGGCTTTTACCACTTCATCTCGATGCTCTCCAACATACTTAGTAGAAGTGACGCCTGAAAACACACAGGCGGATACTCTCCAGTAATAATCACTACCCGGGTAAGAGTTACCTCCGGTACCCTTAACTCTCCAGAATTTATGGGGAGCCGCTTCCGTACTAGTTATTGAGAACCATATGTTATTTATGGCACTACCCCCAGTGGCGCTTATGGACGCAGCCGACCACACTATTCCATTATCAGAATACTCCAGTCGTATAGAGGTTGGTATATAACTAGGTCCTTGATCCTCATCTGTGTGAATCTGTACCTGAGTGATACCTACCGGTGCGTCAAACTGATACCCTATGTACTTATCACTAAACTTAACGTACGTAGAGGTAGCAGTATCATTATCCCATAGATTAACGGTACTAGCAGACTCAGTAGTGTCTAACCAGCGGCCTAGCTTACCATCACTTAACACTGCAGGTAGTGGATTTGCACCGATAGTATCTGAGCTATCCCATATCTGTAAGAAATCACCACCGTAGTCCGGTAGGGACACCGTGTCAGCACCGCTACCCTTAGTAAGGTAATCTACTAGCTCAGGGTATACAGAGCGGGTGATAGTCTGCCCTCTACAGTATAACCATCCATCTGGTAATACGTTATGTGGGTATAATCCTATCATACCTACAGGAGCGTCTGCCACCTTAGTAGCACCAGCTACGCCTATGTGTCGTACTCGTATCTCTGAATTCTGCACAGACCCGAAGATAAGAGTATTAGCAGTAACTGAGTATTCTGAGGTCGGTACCACTAACCCATTACGTACTATAAGTAGCGACTCTCTACTAGGAGGTACTCGTGATAGTAGGTAAGAGTTGTTACCTGCCGGGTAACTCTCTTCAGTTATCTCACTTATGTTGTACGGATGATTTACCTGAGTAATCTCCCATTTATTCTCAGCGAAAATCAACTGTACGAATGCATTCTTAAGGTCGATTATCAGGCTAGACTCATCTTCAATAGTATCTAGTCCAGAGGGTACTACAGTAACAGGCTCTTCATTAAACACACCGAATCTATCGGCTATAGCTACTAGTGTGCCTATGGCAGGGTTATTTGGAAGGGTGATAGTGATACCACCTGATGCAAGGTATCCTACTTTATCTAGAGCAGATACGTCCGTGGTAGCGGTAGTCCATTCTAGACCGAACGAAGGGAAGTCCTTCCATGTCAATGTAGTATCGCCGCCGACTATCTCACTGCCTAGATACTTACCGCTAGACCCTGCTAGGACTGGTACGTCACTTAGATCATCCCATCCTAGGTAATTCCTAAGCGCATCCTGTATGTATTCTAATAGTTCCGGGGATATGGTAGATATCCCTACTTTAGTTATGCTCATCGAGTTCTCCTCATGCATGCTTCAATATACCTTTATTTTATGTTATAAAAGCTATGGGTAGCCAAGGAGTACCTTTATGAATTTTTTAGGAATTGACCCTGCTATACGCACATGCGCAGTGTGTGTACGTACGGAAGGAGGTTACTCTACTTCACTGTATGACCTGTCTAAAGTACCACTAGGTAGTATAGTGGGTATACTAGACGAGTTAGTAGGTGACACAGAGATCGAAGGCTTAACCATGGAACGCTTCGTGGCGTTTAAAGGGATGCAGACCGGGCATTCTGAAGGGATACTCATGGTAATAGGGGCTATACTAGGATGGGCATACCAGAGAGGTATCCCTGTTACCTTGAGGAGGAGTATTGAGTGGAAGTCTAAGCTATCATTAGAGCTATTCAAACAGGGGTTCCGTAATAAGAATGAAGGGCTTAACAAGGGCTTCTCCCTAGACGCTGCAGAATTTATTACAGGGATTAGATTTAAAACGGATCACGAGGCAGATGCAGCATGTCTCGCTTATATGGCTGATGTATGAGAAAATATACTGAGTATCAAGGATGTATACTGGAGTCGGTAGATATTGATGGTAAACCTATGGCTAAGATGGATCTTATCCTAGAGAGCATAGTACCTAGTGGATGGAGGGACTATGAGCAGATTCTTAACTCTGAAGTAGATCTTACGGAAGACTTACAGGTATGTAGGCTAGGCGTCGCAGATGGGAAACCTGGGTTGTATATACCCGTGTACAATATAAGTCGCTGGCTGTATACTATAAAACTCCGCGACGTTAATAGTAGGCTTAAGAACCTATTCAGGTTGTATAGAAGGGACTGTGAGAAGTCTTTTAGGTTAACCTGGGCTATGCCGGTAGGAGAGCTGCACTATCGCAGTATGAGCACTCCTTACGTAGAGCCTACCGGGGTCACTATAGCTGACCTAGCCAACTTCATGGAGAGCGAAGGTATCGAGTTGAATATGAGAGCTGATAGCGCTCTAGACGTTTTATATGAGCTGGCTGCTTCTAATAAGTCGGGCGTAGGAGGAGTTAAGCTTAAGGAGATGCTAGAGTATATAGAGGACCTTCCTTTTTCAGACCATATCATGGGATATATAGAGGAGAAGATTTCTATAGGATTACCTGAGTCATACTCTGGGTTGTCTGAATACTTAACCCGTATTAATACTCTGATATCTTTCATAATCACACAGTTCTTCGGAGAGAGAAATGCCGTTAAATAAAATCCACGATATCGTAGATGATGCAGAGGACCAGGTAGGAGTGGATGTAGAACATTCTACTCGTATAGGCCTGGCGCGTAACACAGTCGAGCAAGCCATACCTGTCATACTACACCCTAATGACATCCCTCGTTTAATACAGGGAGTCCCTAAGATGAAGGCTATTAAGAGCTTCGATAATACAGTGCTGCACGTACGTATTAATGGTGTGCACGTGGCTGTACTATTGGTGTACACGGAAGAGGGTATACGATGCATCCCGTATTCAGAGAGAGATGGTAAGTGGTGTGTGTACGACTTATACATTTTACTCAGGGGTGAAGATCTTATCCTACGTGGTATACATCCATTGATGGATGAAGTAGATGAGATATCAGGTATTACCATGGAGCATGTAGAGGCACTGACGTCTCTGTGCTGGGCATACCTGTACAAGATGGATGTAGGCGAGATATCCGTTGTAGAGGACTCTGAGGATTTTACCAAAATCAACAGTAAACGTTATAAGAATAATAAGACTAAGTTAATAAATGACTGGGAGATTTCATGGTCAGACTCAGACTCGCCCTCTACTTACTCAAGCGAAAGCTCCGACGTAATAGTATAAAGGTAACTCGGCCGAGTATAAACTCGGACCAGGTGCGTAGTACTGCGGCAGTGGCAGTAGCTTCCGCAGCCATATCCATATCTGTTATAGGTGGTAAGTTAGCGGCTACAGGAGCTCCTTTGTTAATGCCACACTTACTACTAGTAGGCGCCGTCTGTGGCCTAGCGGCAGGCGCAGTATGGTATAATCTACCGGCATCAAAGAAGCCGCTGTCTAAGGAGGATATAGAAGACCTGGGCGACATTGTCCTAGCCACCAACCTTAGTCCTACAGGTAAGACTGCAGACTTGATGGAGGTGGTGTACGAGACCGTGCTGGGTAGGCAATATGTGGAGCACTCTGACTTAAGCTCCGATGTTAAGGACGAGTTCCCTACCACGGTAAGTGCAGTAAAGTCCGATGTACGTAATATACGTGATACTACGCTGAAACCCGTAGACGATTGTGATGATGGGGATTGGATAGAGAGGCAGTATCAAAAAGATGCTCTGTCAGAGGCTAAGGAACGGATGCTAGCCCGCGGCAATAATAAGGGTAAGTACGCAGGTCCTTACATACCTAAACTATGAAGTTTCTAGCATTATTGAATATCAACCGTAAATACACTACGTCCTATCGACAGGGCGTAGAGGTAGAGTACTCTATACGCATACCTGGATTCCACGGAGAGCTTACTAAGCGTATGTCTCCTGCTGAATTAGACAAGTTCATAGCAGAGAGCAATGGTAAGGCTAAGGCTGCTGTCGGGGAGTCTAGTATGAGTATGGGCAATGCCATTTCTAGGATGATGAGGCGTACACTAAATGGAAGAGTGGAAGGAAGCAGGGAGGAATAGTGATGGAAAGGCCGACGTAGGTAAAGTACGTGCAGGCCTTCTATACACTCAGTTCGGCGATAATTTAATGGAGGTAGCGGAGGTTCTTACGTTCGGGGCTGCCAAGTACCCCAAGCCTCCGCTAGATGATTCATGGAGAGATGTTCCGGGAGGGTTTAATAGATATCAAGACGCTTTATATAGACATATCCACGCGTACTTGACTAAAGGTGAGGTTTTAGATCCAGAGTCAGGCAGACACCACCTAGCACACGCTATATGTAACATATTATTCTTAATGGAGTTAGAAAATGTTCAATCGTAAGAAAGACAGTATGAGCGCTATCCTGGAAGATTTCACTGCTAGAGCGGATTCAGTTAAAACTACTAACATCGCTAAGGCACAGATGGCTGATACTGAAGCTCAGGAGTTGGAAGAGCGCTATCTTAAGCAGAAACAGGCTATCGCAGCCCGTAAGGCCGAGGCTACTCAGGAACTAGAGTCAGCAGACGTGTTCATGGAGAACATCGATAAGCTGTTCAAGGCGCGCCTGTAGTGAAGCCGCGGACTTTAATGAGCATAGCCCACGACGTAGCGACTGACAGTAAGTGTGTTAGCCTACAGGTAGGATGCGTGCTGGTTAAGGACGGGCATATTATATCCACCGGAGTTAACGGTACCCCTAAGGGGTACGTTAACTGTAATAGTGTATGGTCGTGTAGATGTCCCGAGCACAGTGCCTGGTCTGAGAAGTTTGAAATACATGCAGAGATGAACGCTATAGGCTTCTGCCCGGTGTCTGTAGAAGGCTCTACTGCGTACGTAACTCACTCCCCCTGCTTCCCCTGCGTTAAGCATATGATAGCATTTGGTATTAAACATATTATATATGCCGAGCGCTATTATAGAAGTACGGATGCTGAGATAGAGGAGATTGAGGAATTCTGCAGAGTTAAGCAGGTGTCCTATAACATAATGGGGGACTAGCATGAAGGCCATTTTCGCATGTGGTAGACAGGGTGAGTTCGGGTTGCTAGGTGGTATACCCTGGATTCAGCCTGGAGATCTTAAGCAGTTTAAAGAGTACACTATGGGAGGGACTCTTGTGATGGGTAGAAATACCTTCGAGAGTCTTCCCTGTAAGTTACCCGGTCGTAGACATGTAGTCATCTCCTCGCGTAGCGAGTTCGATGGTAAACAGCCGGATGTTGTAATCCGTAGTATATACGATGCCCCTTCAGACGGAATAGTCATAGGAGGAGCGCGTGTAATAGAAGAAGCACTTCTCTCAGGACTGTGTGAGGAAGTGTCGATAACCTATATGGACGGGAGCTTCGAAGCCGACGTACGTATAGATCTGCCGATTATATCGGAATGTCTATCAATGATGAGTTACATGGCCACTAATGAGCCTTGGGGAGTGAGAGTAATATGGAAGCACCGGTGATTTACAGTTTGTACGAAAGCCTACTGGCTGAATACCATTCTGCAGAGGATAAAACCCGCGCTAAACGGGCGATAGCTATGTTTGATTCAGGTGAAGTACATGAAGACGTACTCCACAAGGAGTTGTTCCGTCTAGCTTTATTAGAAGACAGGCTGAAGGTACTTGCTATAGCGGAGTTTCAGGCTTTAGAGCCTGGACGCTTCGGTGCCCAGTTGAAATCTGATGCGCTGAACATTCTCCTGCGTAGTACTCGATACAATGCGGTGCAAGAGCTAGAGGTGCTGAATGATAAGGTATCGAGCGTCTTCAAGATGCATTGCGTAAAGGCGATACTCGAAGTAAACGCTGAGATAGCCACGCTCAAGGAGTCTAGTATGCCTGAAGGGCGCCTCTCAGCATTATGGGGATAACCGGCTTCGGCCGGTTTGTTTTTAGGATTAATATGAGCATAATTTTAAAGTATCTGGATTACAAGACGTATGCTGTAAGAACCTGTAATAAAGAATTAGAAGAGTGTATAGATAAGGTTATCCTTTCTATAAACAATCTAGATAAATATATGAGCAGTCGTATAGGTAAGAAGGGTACCGCGCAGGTTCATAACGACATTCTTATACAGATGAGAAACTGCTTAAACAGTAGTTTTCGTAGAGAGTGGCTTAATATAATCCTCCAACTCTACAATGATAGCAAGCACCCTGTGCATAGGCCTCACATACCTATAGATGGTATTTACATTTATGCAGTGGTAGATGAGGTGAGGCGGTTAACCGAGGTGTCTGAATCTATAATCGAAGGACTTAGATTTAGTCGGCATATCCCGTTATAGCCACTCTGTAACAAATCCTGTAACACCCGTGTAACGCGGGATCCTAGCTTCTATGCAGGCTAGGGAGGAGTCGTTACAGAAAACACAGAAACACCGGAACACACACATACTATGAGAGAGGGAGAGCCTTATATATAAAAACACACTTTTCTTATATAGTGTATTTATATATACATTCCTCCCCCTCCCTCTCTCTCTCATAGTATGTGTATTATTTTATGTAACAATGTTTTTTTGTAACAAATCAAGAAAAAGCCACGTCATTACTGAAATTAGGGTGTTACAAAAGTGTTACATTCCAGGATGCTTTTGTAACAGTCTTAACGGCTGCAGATTATGTTATAAGTACTATGGGGTGTTACGTATGTAATACTCCTTGTCTCTGTGATTGACAAGTCGGGGGTTTATCCCCCGATCTGTTTAGATTAAACGAGCTCGAAGTGCACTAGGTCATTGAAGGTCTGATCTTTAGTATAACCATCTCCATCCCAGTCACCACCCCATCTTATTTTTATCCCCATGGACTCTGCTACTGCCATAACGTAACCGCCGAATATATGGAACCTGCCTGTATCATCCCAGTCGATCGGGTAGGGTGCTACATCTACCGCTATGGACGGTAGAGTATTATGTTTACTATCGGGCCATTTTTTAGTACTGGCACCTTTATCATACGCTGCGTTCTGCTCAGATTCAGTACGAGTACCGCATAGTATACTACAGTCCCTGTACTTAACTACGGCTTCGAATAATAGTTGTATATCAGGATGGCATGTATCAAGCCTATCCCTGCTGGTCTTCCCAAAGCTAGCCATAAGGCCCTCCTAGTTAGTTTTGAGACCTACCTTAGGGTAGGCCTTAGTTCACGCTGGAAACGTCTCTACGGACGTCGTACCGTCTATCTGGTAGTCTTCTATGAGCAAAGAGAACGCTGACTTAACCACCGCTATCATACTCATCAACTCAACCTTGCTATTAGACTTCAGTATGCCCGTGTTAGTACGAGCTATTCTCTGCCCGAAGTTACTGGACTTCGGTGTATACACGGGGTATTTATCTATATCCATAAATCTAAGGATAGCTACAAAATCCCCGAGCGAGCCATCGGGCTCTATTGACCATAAGAAGACTTCCGTAGGGAAGTCCTCTGTAAGGTCCACTAGTTCCAGTTCGGCAACCCATCCTCCCTGGTACTTAGTGGAAATCTGTAGTTTAGACATACTTAATAGTCCATTCAAATATTAAAGAGAATGCATCGGTCTTAGGGATGCTCCTGAACGTCTTAATATTGAACATACTACCTGATGCTTTAAACAAACCACATTCAGTTATACTCTCACCGTTAGCCTCATCGCTGTTAAGTGAGAACACTACTGTTATATACGCCTGTGTAGTATCAGCAGGATCTGATACGATTATATCTATATCAGAGTTAACTCCTGATATAGGACCATACAATCCAGTACGGGCAACGCCTGGAGTCCTAGGACGTTTACCCTCGGGGTCTATCGTACCGTCGTTACCCACTTTAAAAGAGGTTATTAAGTCTAAAGGAGCTGCTGCATCGTGTAGAAACGCCAGATGGGCCCTACGCGATGCCATAGTGATAAGGTTCTTTTCGTTATCAACTAGAACCTCTTCTTCTCCAGTATTAAACCTGCGTTTAACAGTAAGAAAACCTTCCATACTACTATTATCTACGATTTTCATTATACTCTCCTAGGTATTTTCCAACCATTAAAATTAGTTCCGCGAGTCATGTTGTAGACATCACCCCTGCCATTATCGTATAGTCCACCTGGTCTACCACGATCTACTAAGAATGGAGCTCCGTTACGGCTGACAGTACCCCTGGTAACCGGAGCATTTAATACTTCCACTACCTCTATGTGCTCACTATCCTCTGCCATCAATGCAGTAGACGCTACAGTAGGCTCATACACTATCATAGATACGCTCCAGGTATCATCAATGCATGGGGATATAAGCAAGTCCGCCTCTGCCACATCAGGAGCATACGCATTATAGGCGTATATAGATAGTTTATGATCTAAAGGTAACTCATTAGTATGAATGCCAGTCTTACCCTCTCTACTAACCGCGTCGCTACGTATAATCACCATACCGGTAAGTTCTATACCTAGACGTGCTTCTAGTTCATACTTATCAGCCAGGTATAACCCTACCATCTGATCACCTCTGACTACACGCTCTACTCCGTCATAGGTCATACTGGCCGGGAATACTCTGGTTATATAATAAGGTACATCTGTAGTATTACCTCTAATGCCTCTAGTCACCTTACCTCTATTACGTGGAGATGCTAGAGTTCCGCGGCTACCATATATAACTGCCAGCTTATCCAAGTCCCATGAATTAGGGTCCTCGAAGATAGGCTCATATCCTGCATAAGATCTATCACCCTGTCCTACCATATTGTTAAGTTCGTAACTTATGCTATTACGATTATACCAATGCTTTCCGCGGCTAAATACCTGGAGGTTACGTCTCATTAATCTTATATCAGGAGCGCTTATGCATGTCTCGTTGGAATAGTTCTTCAGTGTGAAGTCTAAACTCTCCTCCATGGATACTTTATCATCCGGTATAGGTACTTTCCATACGAATACAGGGAATGTCCATGATGGACGACTATACGTCACTAACCGATTAGCTATGTTAAAGGCGTCTATATCACCTGCAGGCCTAGTTATAAGCACTTCGAATATATGATACTTAGCCTTCTGCATAACAGAGTCTCCTAGAGATCCTGGTATACAACGCCCTAGAGCAGACGAATTACTAGCAGGTAGAAGTTCATTAGGTAGATATATGTTGTACCACCAACCGTCTTCTTTTATGTAATCGATAATCTCTACCCAAGTATCTATCACCTGCCCTTCTATCAACACATCCCCTACGGTTACATTTGGATTGTAACCGTAAGGTATACGATATGAGTTGGATGAAGTGATTATCACGTAATCACCGGTATCGACGTCTTCGAATATATCTAGTACTTCTTCAGTATCCCTGGCGTAAGGCATGCCCATAGCCATGTTAATACCCTTCTCTACATGAGCCATAGTAGGGCCGTTGGTGTAGAGGAAGTATACACCCTCTAGGAACGCCTTATAATTATCTAATGATTTATCTTTATCAAATCCTACCAGCCTACCATATGATTTATAAGCCCAACCACCATCGAAGACTACGTCGTTCAGCCATACTGCGTACTGCCAGGACCCATCGGTATTATGGCGTATAGGGAACTTGTAATCACTTATAGGCTTCTGTAAGCGTAGTACTCCGTCTACGATCTCAAACTCTCTATCTAAGTACAGAGTTTGAGTAGGTAGTACACTACGGTTAGTTATCGTAGCAGCCTGTACGTCTCCTACAGAGAACTCAGTGTCAGATATATAATTATGAGACCCCAATAGTAGGAGTGATATCTCTGCGCTATGGTAATCTTGAACGTCCTCTAGGGATATGCCAGAGGTGCGCTGTAGGAAGTAGCTATACGCCTCTGACAACAGTTTAGTCTCCTGCTCCAATACTCCATCTACGATGTCGGTACTAGAGAAGAATTCTGTCCAAAAATCAGATATGCCGTACAGGTATGCCATGTTCATAGGTTTACTCCTAAAAGCTTAAAGTTAGATACGGCGGTAGCTTCGTACGTATCTGTCAGCTCAGTCCATGTGTCAGTCAACAAACCACCTCTAGGTATAAGCTGATACCATACCTTACTATCCGTGAAGGAGAAGTCTGTCAATCCACTATCAACTATAGCGTTGAAGATACCGCTCTTATATATAGTACCACCTTCTGGTATAGAGTCTACATAACTCTTTATACGCGACTCGCAGTCAGACGGGATGTCAAAGGGGGACACTATGTCTACCTTTATCATAATCGGCTGGAACGCCCTCACTAGATAGTTAGCTAATACTACTCTGTTATCCGGTAGGTCCATCCAATCCTGTATAGAACCTACCCCTACTAGCACTTTAGATGTGAAAGTGGCAGTAGTACCTGCAGATAATATCATGTTTACACGAGTAGTCTGCTTAGATGACAGTCCGAATTCATCAGCGTCTACTGAGACTGTATATGGGGCAGCTGCGTCAATACTATCTAAGTATCCTTCTAAGAAGCTACGCGTTACCTCCAGTACAGGCCCTTCTATCTCTATAGCACCAAATTCATCTACGGTATACTGCCTAGTATCTTCCACTATCTCTGTATTGCATAGTACGTCTACGTGTCCTCCGATATGTATATCTACACCATCAATATTCACTAAATCCCTACTCATATCGGGATCCCCCATACCTACCACCTTGACGTTCTTAACGTATGAGAAATTATCCTGTATCTTACTTTCGATAGAAGGATCATTAATAAGGTTACGGGTAGATATAGATGAGTACGATCTCTTAACCATATCAGTGTTAGTCTCTTGGCTAACAGCGTACTGTTTAAGATACAATATCTCACCCTTTACCATGTAAGGTGAGAATAGAGTGAAGTACAATAAGTCCCCTGTCTCCTTATTGTAAAGCTCATCAGCCTTATCGGAGTATAGGTCCACGTCATAAAACCACAGCCCTTCCGATGCATCGTATGTAAAATCCGATTGTAGTACCGTAATAGCCTCAGATAGATAGAACTTAAGTTCATTATCCGTAGAGAAATACGCCGATGACGGTATGATAATAGCCGCCGGCTCACTCTGCGGGAATGAGAAGAATAGGCGAGCTCTAACTATGGATTGATTACCAGACTTACGGGTTATGAAGAAGTTAGATAATCTCTTGTCTACTACGTCACTAGGCGTGTCATCAGTTATGTCCGTTACATCGGTGCCTTCGAAGTAGTAGTCTAAGGCTTTCTTTACAGATGCTATCAGCACCGCATTCGGGCGTACTACCATATCACGTATGGCCGTACCTACACGGAAATCATAGTCTGGGAACTTACTGCTTAGATACTGCTCGGAGAATACCTCCGCCTCTAACAGATCTTCCGAGGTTATCTCTAATCCTCTTATAATAGAAAAAATATCCATTAAGATATACCTGCGCTAGTGAATGGTAGTGCTATAGGAGCTGACTCACCACCCTTGGTTATTATACGGACTCTCAAATCTATACCATCTCTGGTAGTGTTCATAGAAGTAACTTCGACTCTATCAAGTTGAGAATTGACGTCAGCTCGTGGTGAGTTCAGGATCTCCTTAGTTCGAGTAGCAGCCACCTCTACATAGTCTTTAATGAGAGATTTAATTCTAGATGAGGTAGGTGAAGCACTTATAGATTGAAAGTCTGTCCCTATGTTATGTAGGACATCACTACCTTTAGAGGTTATAAACATCCTCAGGAAAGTCTGTGCCACCTTCTGCACCCCACTTATACGTCTAGGGGTCTTATCCATCTCAGGAAGTACTGTACCCGTAGGAAATCCTTCAGGATAGGTAAGTACTAGCAGATCGTATCTACCTCCTGTTTCTAAGTTTACTGTAGTACCTATTCTCATAGCTTACCTATCATATGTGAGTCATTTATCTCTGCATTATACTTAACTCTACCTAGTATAACTTGGTTTTCCGATATAGAGTCTGCGAATATAGCAGCACGTGAAGTGTGGTATAGACCCCTCTCTTTGATAAAGGATATCGCATCATAGTATGATTTCAAGAGAGCCATCTCAAATATACTAGGCCTGTTAGACGCCACTGCACTTATAAGGGCCTCTACTTCGTTTAGCGATGGTACTACTACATCGGCCGGTTCTTTAGGAGGGGTGCCGTCTGTTGCGTATAATCCTACACTCTCCATTAGAGAGTATAGGTTACGATAGAATTCATTCAGGTCTTGAGTAACCATCATATTCCTCCAGTAAACCACGTACTTTATTAACCAGTTTACGGTGGGAGTAATTGAGCTTATTAACATCCATACCGTGGACGCTACTCATCTCTTCTTGCGACAAGCCTTTGAATCGGCTATCCAATAGACTCCTCTCCTCATCAGTAAGACTGCTACGTACGTGGTTCATTCTAGTAGCGTCATCTGAGTACTCCGACGCAGCACCTAGGTATTCCAAGTTACCCTCATGAACGTCCTGGTATAGGTTAGACTGAAAATCAGTAACCTCCTTCTCCTTCCAGCCTAGTCTGAGAGCCAGCTCTGCAGGCGTAGGCTCCTTAAGAAGTTCAGACGATAGATCATCATAAGCTTTTTTGTAGTACTTAAATTGACCCTGTTGCTTAGCCTCTGACATACGCACTACGTTCTGGTACGTATAGTTAAGCCTGGAAGCCTGGGCTATATGGTTAAACACGTGTGTACTTAACTTAGCCCCTTTAGAGGGATCATATGAGTCTATAGCCGACGCAGCATGCTTAGCTATCTCCGCCTTCAGGGCGCTATCCGGTAGTGATCCAGCTAGTGCCTTGAACTTCTTCTGCAATATAGGATGTAGAGCCATTACTAGACGTGTTCGATCTTTTTTAGATCCAGATTTTAGATATTGATCATATATCTCATCTTCTTGGTAGTTAGCCACTATAAACTCCATAATACGCGATGATCATAAGGGCTCTTTCTAAGTGACCCTGTATGCTCTTTAAATATTCTAACTCATCAGGTGGTACACCCTTGAGTCTGTTACACAAACCGTCCATCTCTCTATGATTAGTGATGGTACTCCATAGAGTGTAGTGATACGGTAGCGGATCTGCAGGTATTACTTTATACCCCAGCAATGACCCGGAGTAAGTATTAGCCAGGAAATTCTGATAAGATGCAGCGTCCCCTGTAAGCTCCATGTAAGAGCCTATTATACCACTATCATACGCTCCATACCTAGCACTACTACCGTAGTAACATAGAGAGCACACTCCATTAGAGGTACACGTACTACCATCCCGGACTCTAACATAATAAGTACCTACTGATAATAGGGATGATACCGTACTCTCAGATATAATCTGGTTAGTACCCAATTCAATAAGACCTTCTATAGACGTCAGAGTAGATACTCGACGCCCTATCTTGGTATCACAATCCGCTTCTACACATAATATTTTAGGGGATAGTATCTTTTTTGCAAAGGCTTTTAGCGGTGCATCTGTATCGGGTAAATACTCATAATTGAATACATTCTGCAATACATAATTATTACTATAATCTCTAGTGCCTATCATCCTCCAACCCTCACTGAACCATCTGATTTAAGAACTACCGATACTGAACCGCTTGATATAGTAGCATTAAGACGGGCCACTATATTAGATAATGATACTATAGTCAAAGAGTTTAGTATATCGCGCTCTTTAGTAGACACTTGCGATAAAGACGCTATGCCTCGCAAAGATCCCTGTAGAGATAGCTGTCTTACACTCTTAGCTGCGGAGGTCTGAGGTACAGACTTAGAGCCTAACACTGTAGGATTGCCTCTATACTTAATACGGTTGGCTAGCGTCTCAGGGAAGTTCTGAGTGCGTATAACCAGAGATTCTAGATTAGCTAGAGTACCGTATACGTTACGGGTGGCATTATCTACAGTACGTAACGCTGCGTCTAATCCGAACTCTACAGCATCTAGATAGGCCGCTATCTCCTCGCCATAATCACCTACGTATCCTACTAGATCTGTTATTAACCCTGTAGCAGCCGATATCACATCGGTAGTGAAGGAGAAGAATGACGTCAGATCAGCAGCGGAGAACCCTATAGCACTACCTATAGTGGGCAGGGATCCTAGCTTAATAGCATATGGATTATTAAGTAGATTAACCCTATCCTCGGCAGAGTACCTACGTAGCGATTCTACTGCTGACGCTGTAACTGTAGGATCGGCAGGACGATGTCCTAGACTGACAGTCTCTATGTCACCCTCTATGGTATCCTGGAACGGTACTAGGGTGAACTCCTTAGCTATCATAGTAGCGTTGAACTGTACGTCAGTGTCTCTATCGGATTGATTACTAACCTGCACGCCCATAAAAGCCCCTATCCACTGGGAGTTATGGGTAGTAAGCTCTACGTAGCCGTAGTTCTTAGCAGCTGCAGTACCGCTTATAAACTTGCGATACATAGTTAAGAACTTGATAAAGTGATCGTTATCCAGATCATCTACCAGTAACCCACTTATGGATAGCACTACTGGAGCCTGCCCATAGAAGTACACCATACTCTCACCACCAAAGGCTTGTACTATCTGACTCTTCTCTTGTATATCGTAGGACATACTCTGTAGGATGAAGTCTACGTACCCATCGTCGGATACTAGCTTGTCTAATATAACAGCTTCGTATGAAGATACTTGAGAACGCATGTATGCTATATCAGCGTCCTCCGGCAGTCTAAATCTTATAGTGGCTACATTAGAATAAGTATCCAGTAGGCCTTGGTATCTAGGGCGTACCGTCAGTAACCTTTCTGTATTCTGGTCTATACGTCGAAATTTATCGTCGATCATATTACTCACCTAGGTCTACCGGAACTGCCCGGTCAAACATTATCTGTATGTTCTCCTGGAGTACTAGATCACTACTATTAATCCCCAGGCTTAAATTGGCTATGTTACAATTCTCTAAGTAAACAGCCTCTAAGAAACTCTTAACCTCGTCCGTATCCTTAGATACCGCGTCTGCTTTAGTGCGGAATATCACCATGATACCAAACGGTACACATGCCTGAGCCGACGCTATATTAAGCCATAGATTACCGCTACCGGCTGAGTTACGTGTAGTAGGAGCATACGCAGTATCCTCTGTAACGAAAGCGGCTTCTTTAGTAAGTGCCCTTATTAGGTTACTCTGGTGCGCCAGCATCTTGCTTATGTTAAGAGAGCTTATAGTCTTACCCCTAGTGAAGTACGTTACGTCACTACCTAACTCCCATACAGGTCGTAGTTGATTATCCTGGTTATACTGTACACCGGTTATCAGACCTATAGGGTGATACGGTACCTTACCGCCTTCCGCTAATCTAGGAGGACCTGCTAGTATAAGAGTAGTGTCTGGCGTCACTGATTGGGCGGAGAATACGTCCAGAGTATACTCAGTATTTAGTCTATCTACATTACCGCCCTTCCAATCCCACGACCACGGAGCCTCACTATTGTCTGAGGCTGCAGGTAAACCTACAAATAGATTCTCTTTCTTAAAGTACGATGATAGGCCTGTATCATATATACTCCCCTCCCCCTCTCTAGGAAGAGGTAGTAGTTTCCACGTCATACATCACCTCGCATAACCTTGGTAGTCATAATAGTATAAGCATAGCTTATCATAAGCTCCTGCATCTTCCTGCTATTCTTACGCAGTACGAAGCACTCGCGGGCGCTACTATTATCGGATAGTAGCTCCTTTACGGAAGTAGGTATAAATAGTTTATTCCTACGGATATCTGCTATCTTCTCAGGCCTGCTAAGCTCTCTGTCTGATAGGTCTAGGGTCGGAACCCTAGACACTCCATCTTTAATTTCCATTTATACCTCTCTGCCTACGTAACATCTCAGAGTTATTCTTAAGCCTATCAAGTTCGTTATTGACGTCACGTAGTCTAGTGTTAAGCTTGCCGAACATTGATACAGTACCGTCGTCACTGCCTAGTACCCTACTAAACTCACCCATACTAACAACCGCCTCCTTCATGTACTCCACACCTTCTATATCTATACCGGTGCTAGGGGCCTTGATGGATGCCTGCGTAGTGTTAATCTCTTCCTGCAGGTCTAAGAACTTATTAGCAGACGCCTCTGCCTTACCACCTACAGCCTTCCATCTACTGCTAAGGTTCTGTACTAAAGCGTCTCTATCTAAGGTAGGCATACCCTCTGTCATAGCCCTTATGGCCTTCTGGAAGTCTTCCTCTTTAGTTAGATCTAGCCCATTTATAGTATCGGCCTGTACATTAGTGTAGAAGTCTCTGAAGCGCTTCTGGTCGTCTACAGACTCTTCACCCTTATCCCATTTAGATATCTCTTCCTCCGAGAATCCTGCAGCTGCAAGAGCTTTACGTGCACGCTTACTATCTCTACTATTAGGATCGCCTCCGATAACACGCTTGACGTTGGCCAGTAACCCCTTCTCGATACCCTCACTAGCTCTGATAGAGCCCATTAACCCGCGGAACTCATCGTCGTCGAATATCTTAAATTTATCACGATACAGACTATCATCCCTACCTTTAGTACCAGTACGATTAACTGACAGGCCTTTCATATCACGTGCCGCTATCTTAGCGTCTATCGTAGACTCTGTATCGAAGATATCACCTCTTCGAATAGCGTTTAGTTCTACCAGTGCGTCCGTATCTACGGTAGGTCCGGATAGCACCTTACGGGATAACCTTCGTACATCTTCATCGAATGAAGCGGTTCCTTCAAGTAGCTTAGCCATGATACCGTCGTACTTAGAGTCTCTCTGGAATCCCGAGTCAGTACCATTACGACGCTTACCGCGTTTACCTACTTCTATACGGGATAGTCCATCGTCCATAACAGCGTATTGGCGAGCAGGGTCGTCTATACCGTACCCCGCGAAACCTAGGTAATTCATAAGATCTTCAGCACCACCTGAGGCTATGTTAAGCCATCCTGCAGTATCATCACCGAAGTTCTTAATACCACGCTTAGCTCTTACTAAACCTCTCTCCATCGCACCTATAATAGGTACTCCCTGGTTTGCCAAGCCACTCTCTTCTAGAGTATTAACAAATCTATCAGTGTTAGAGGCTCTTCTAGCGGATGACGCCATAGCTATACTCTTAGAATCTTTAAGAGATTCGTTCTCCAGTACTGCAGCACGGAATACCTGTGGATTCATACCGTTCATCTGAGCTACGTTAGCCAGCTTACTAAGAGTAACCTTCTCATTGCCGTACATAGATTTCAACTGAGTAACTAACTGCTTAAGTATAGTAGTACCTGCAGTCTCTCCCTCCATAAACTTCTGAGAGTATACGCTACGGTTCATATACATATCTCCCATAGCCTCCATAGGGTTGCCTCGGCGACTGAAGTCCCCTAACGCACCGTCTATAGAATCCGCCCCGGTCATACCCATTAGTACGGACCAGTGATCGGTAGCAGCCTCCATAGCCCCTTGAGTAACTAGCTGAGTAGCACCTTCTACACCACCTAGTGCTGCCATCTGGGAGTTACTCACTAGACCAGAGCGATACGCGTTGGTAAAGCCAGCGTAAGCTCCCATAGAGGTTTTCATACCGACGGTAGGTGCCATACCAGCCTGTTGGAATATTAAATGCCCCTGGGCGCCTACAGAGTCTACCATCTGACCGATACTAACCCCGGCCACACCTGCCATACTAGCTATCTCTGACATGGCCGCGGACATCTGGCGATTATTAGTTAAACCTGCGCGCTTTAGCTTGGCTAAATAATCTACTGCCTCTTTAAAATCACGGTTACCAGTGACGTCCTGGATGACCTTAATGGTATCTACCGTGCTCTTAACCGCCTCTACTATACTATCGGAATCCATCATAGTGAATTCTTGTAGAGTACCTGCCTTCATAGCCAGGTCTGCTATCTCCTGTACATCCATACCGTCGAAGCGTTGATCATCCACTCCGATTTTATTGATCTTCTCTGCAAGCTGCGCAGAGCGCATAGCACCTACACCGCGTCTACCGTTAAGACCTGCACCGGTATACACTTTAGATAGATTATCTTGTAGAGCGCCTCGCCCCTCTCTAATAGAAGAGTAGTTATCCACGAAGCCTGTGTTAACTATACTAGTAGCTGCAGTAGCTGCTGCTATAGGGAGTAACATACCTCCGATCATACCACCAGCGTATCCTGCGGCCCCACCTAGTACACTGCCCATACCTAAACTACCAGCGGCGCGCGGGATCATACCTGCACCTACCTTGGTAAAGCCTCTTGATACTAAAGAGCCTAGGCCGCTAACACCAGCTCTAGCTATTCCAGCCCCTAACTTCTCACCACTACCCTTCAGCATCTTATTAGCTGCCCACCAGGTGGCAAGAGGCACTCCTACGTTCTGTGCACCCCAGGCCAAACCGTCAGCAGGGGCACTAGCTATATCTCGAAGATATGGCTCGTTCTCCATGTATGGGTTATGGTACGCAGGACGGAAGTTGGCCATGTACGCCGGGGTCATGAGGGATGGATCTATTCCATAACCCTCATACGTAGACATAGGTGACGTGAACTGTGCCTGATATGGATCTAATCTATCCATCTTAATCCTCGTAATCTAAAAATGGACTAGCCTCATTAGGTACTCGAGTAGTTCTGCCGTAGCTATCTACTTGCTCTACCGTACCGTTATCTATCCAGTCCTTCATTTGTATAAAGTCAAAGTCAGCTAGGCTTACTATGTTACGGGCTATCAGTACTCGCTGGTCACTGCTGCTATAATTAGAGTCTGTGCTCCATGTACCTGCATCACGTGTAAAATCCCTTACCAACCCTGACTTATCCTGTAAAAGTGCTGGTTCCGCAGCACCTACTCCGAGGACATCTCCATAATAATAGCATGCTAACTCGTAAGCTTTAGCGTTACCGTATATACCAGGATCATCTTCAAATCCTAACGTCGCCGCCATTGCAGGTGGTACGGCAGGAGGTTTAAACATCATTAACTCACTTATAGTAGACACACTGGCCATACTATAACTAGTAGTAGCAGAGCCCATGGCACTTATACTATGAGATACGCCTACGCATAATCCGTGAAAACTCTCAGCATAAGGAGATGGATCCACTATATCCATAGGATAACCTACCACCGGGTATGGGTTGAAGTCTCCCTGTGCCTGTGCTGTACGAGATCTATATGCTTCTATAGAGTACTGCTGATCCACCCATAGAATCATCATCCTGGCCCACGGGGTTAATCCAGCCTTATCGCTGAAAGGGTTGAAGCGGTCCTCACCGTCGTACATAGCCTTCCAGAAATTAACAGCTTTAACCTTCTGAGCAGATACGTCTACGCTAAATAAAGTCTCTGACCCTTCCTTACGCTGAAGGCCGTGTCCCATTATATTGTATATCTCAGGGACTCCTATTAACCTAGGATTTATACCGCTACCCCACTCATATTTACCTATAGTATTTATATGTGGTCTAAGGGTATCCTGTAAGTTACCAGAGCCTCCGCGAGCCACCCTTACTGAATGTGGAGCTGTATACGTCTGAGCCTGGGCGGCACCTTCTGCTCCGGACTGAGGACCTCCAGGTATGGGGTACGCCACGTTCATAACCCTAGAAGGTATATCAGAGAATGCGCTACTGACAGATATAGAGTTAACTAGCTGTGGCATGACCACGTTACATATAGGCGCATAGTATGTAGGTAGCGTAGGCTTAACAGTATACTCTATGCCCGTATTAGTAGGGCTATTCATGACAGTCATAGAGTAGTCTATAAGTGCCAAGTACTCCATGAAATAATCATAGAACGAGGACACCTCTGGATTAACTGATTGCAGACCGGCCTTTAAAATACGAACCGTCATAGCTATCTCAGCCTGATTACCTATAAATGTCTTATACTTCAGAGGTAGTATTATATCGAAAGGAGAGCCATCCCCTCCAGCCTTGCTCTCTTTAGAGTAGCTGACCCTGTCACTATCCACACCTGATTCTAATACAGGATGACCGCTGAGCTTATCCCAGAACTGCAGGCCGTCCTCTACTAAAGCTTTATACATAGTATTCAAGGCATCATTATCGCCCTTGACTCTAGATTGTATAACAGCTTCACTACCTATAAGTCTCTCTTCTGTAGAGGTAGGTATATCGGATGTACTCACTCTAGACAGAAGTCTATCCCAGTACACCTTCATGACTCCCGGGCTGCCCTTCAATCTCTTAAACTGCTCCTCTGAACTAGTAGAGCGCTCCCCGCTACGTCTATTAGCCACACTCTTAAGTGCTTGGTGTATAGCCGCTTCGTGAGATATATCGTTTGACTGACTTATAGCTACTTGAGTTTCTACAGGGGCTAGGAAGCTCTGTGCCCCGAACCTAACTAATATCTGCTGGAGAAGTGTCACTGAATGCCTTGCAGATAATGACATGGAGCGTTGAGCTCCGTCTGCACCGTTATACTTAGACTCTTCTATACCAGTTATTACTCCTGAGAATAACTGCTTGTAATCACTATCCTCTGTTCCAGTGGCTAGTGGATCTAAGAAGAATATATGTACCTTAGGCTGGTAGTTTTTACATAAAGCGGATAGGGATGTATGAGGCGGGACTTCTATTCTAGCAGTGGGTACGGACCCGAATGCGTTATCAACAGTAGCTCCTAGAAAGGGTATTTCTACCCCCTCTACGAATACTTTAAAATCACGGTATTTCATGTGTCCACCTGCCTCATAACGCTTTTAGACTCTAATACCCTACGCTGACCTACGATACCTCCCATTGTATTAGGATCCGTGTAGGTCCCACGTAATACTCCTATAACAGACTCTACCTGATTGACGAAGAGTTTCTCAGGTGTCATCTTTACTAGCTTTGTCTTGGCCATTTAATCCTCTCACTACTAATGCACCGTTCTCTCTATGTAGAGTAGGTTGGGTGCCTCTGGTCTGAATAATGTATTCTGCCATCATACGTTCATGTCTATCGTCAGTTACTGCTTGGTACAGGGACTGAGCCATGTGCTTGCGATGCATAGACGCTGTAAGTTCTGCATTACCCAGGGAAGCTGCAGCCTCGACCATTAATCTACGACTATCCGTAAGCTTACTCTTAACTAACCAGCCTCTCAGGGTACGATCTTTTATAGAGCCTAGCGCGCCTGGATCAACTCCAGATGCGTATAGTTCTACCCGCATGCATGCCCATGGCTCTTTTAAAAATTTTCAGAGCCATATGTTACGGCTTCGCGCACCTTGTTATCAAACTCTATGAGCTTCTCTACCAACTTCTCAGTTACAGGAGACGGTATTTCATTACGTATAAACTCATATATCTCATCTGGCTTCTTATCGGCGAAATTCTTAGAGCAGTACGAGATCATTGAATGTGCTAATGTCATAGTAGATACTACAGACGTATACGCGCTTATACTCTTAAATTCCTGTCGATCAACTGCACGTGCTATGTTAACATCGGCACCTGTAGTACGAGTACGGAATACGACTGAGTTAGTCTTACCTATACGCACCGTCTCTTCATAATATCCTTGGAACATAAGAGCGTCATATATAGCTAACGCTGCAGTATCCACTTTAGCGTCTACTTTAGCGTCTACTTTAGCGTCTACTTTAGCGTCTACTTTAGCGTCTACCTCAGTAGTCTCTGCCTCGGAACCTAGAGAAGGTTCAGTGAAGTCAAATGTAAAATCATCTTTGTTCATGTTAAAAATCCTTTGGGTTGTTATAGATATTTTACTCTACGAACGTGTAGTCGCCGGTTAGATACTGATATCCTAAGTTGGCAAATACAACGCTATGGAACCAATCGTCTGGTATATTAGGGTCTTTTATGTATAGGCGTCTACCTGTCCTAGTCTCCTCCTCGTAGATAGCTAGCGCATCATTCCAAAGCCCTTCTGTTAGATTCCAGTTCGGAGTAGCGAATCTGTGAACACCTAACCTCATCTTCATCATAACGTTATCCATGGCCTGTGTACGATCTGCTGCCAGGAAATTACCATTACTATTCCAGTACAATCTGGTATTAGAGGTTACGTATTGACACATGATGACCTTATCTCTACCTAGCTTATTGGCCATTAGTTCTGCCTGTAGTACGCCTACTCCGCGGTCAGAAGCTACTATACTAACATTCCACTTCCTGGCTATCTCACACACTCTATCGACTTGATCTAGTATCTTACCCTCTGATAGCTTAGTAGCCTCTAATAGTATCATTCCTCCGGTAGAATCAATACCTATAACAGACACTACCGTCATGGAGGACTGTGATCCAGATACCGACCAGTCTACTCCTAATACTACGTTGGTTATAGACTTAGCCCTGCTTAGCATCTCTCCTGATAGATTGGACCCGTCTGGGCTAGGCCATTCAGTCCAATCAGGTACGCAACATCCCTGAGCCTCTCCTAGAGATAACGATGATGCCCCTAGGTCCGTGGCTAGTCCGAATATCTCATTGGCTATTAATGTAGGTGTATACATTACACCTTTTCTAGATAAGTCTACTTTAGCGTATAACCTCTCCCATTTACCAGGCTTGCAGTTTGCCCCGAATATAAGCTGTGGCAGGTGCAGGCCTTGTCTCTTAACTCCGGGTTTGGTTGAAACCCACTGCCCACCGTTAAATGAGAATGGGCTATGGCAGTAAGGACATACTAGAGTCTTAGGGTTAACACACATCTCCATGCACAAATCGTATTCATTAGGTATGACCCATTTACTACACTTATCGCACTTCTTAACGAACTCCATCTGATTAGTAGTCAGCCATAGCTGCTCTAAGGTGTTCGCAGTAGACTTACTAGTCCCGGTGAATATCTGGTATCCGTAATCTGAAGTGTTAAGAACCTCGGCTATGACGGGTATGATATCTATTGATACATCCTGCACCTCGTCTATACATAATAGATCCGCAGTGATACCACGCACCCTATCGGCGTCCGCACCTGTCTGCGCGTATGACAGGATGACTTCTGACTTATTATTGTAGCTCTTATGGAATACGTTACCTACGTCTTTACTATTAACAAAGAACTTCTTGATGAACTTAGAATCGCGGAATATATCTAGGTACCCTACAGAAAAGCGTTTAGTCTGAGTCTGGGACGGAGATATGTATAGGCTGGTAAACCAAGGCTGAGAGATAGATCCTATATTTATACGTCCGCCTAATCCTAGAGATTTACCTACCTGTCTAGCAGCCTTAACCACTAGCACCTCTGGGTACATGTCATATATAAGACGTTGAGGATCATAGTCAGGTTCAAATCTTACTCTGGAACCTTTGAAGTCCAGGATCGCCTGTGCGTACTTAGACCCTGTAGCTTTTATAGTGGGCATATACTGTCCTTTTTTAAGTATGATAATTACCTATATTTTATGGTATAAGTACTATAGTGAGTTTAGGAGTCTACTATGGGCATTAGAGACGTTATGGAGATTGAGGGGTATGTATGCGACCACAAGGCATACATAGACATAACACTTTTCAGGACTCTTGATAAGAGAGTCTTAATGATAGAGTCTTTGGCTCATATGGGTAGAGTGGTGAGGATACTTTCGAAAGAAGGTTTGGATATCTCATTACTCTACCAGTTGTACATAACTACCGGCTACTCTTCTGCATGGAGTAGAAGTGCCAAGGCTAGGGGGCTGGCGTCTTACATAAAAGCCTATAAATGCAAGTATAAGAGTATACCTGCATTCTTAGAGGCTTGCTACCTTACTGGTATTAATGGGGATTATATCTATATACCAGACCTAATAGGTAGTACGGAGGGCGTCACGGAAGAGCTAATTGATAAGGCTGAAGAACTTAGCGAACGCGTACTCTTGGAAATTAATAACAAATACGTGGATGACAAAATAGAGGAGCTTGAATTACGGATGAAAACATTGAAGCTAAATATAGATACTAGCCTCTTGCAGTTTCTGGAGGCTCTAAGGAGTAAACATGAGACTTGACAGATTATTAAACAGCATGTCTGATATGACACCGTCTGCAGAGAAAGATCTCTGCACATTACCCTTTATAAAGATGGGTGTCGACGCAGTAGCGTCTACCTCTTCACAACTATTCTACCGTTGCATGCGAAACGGTGATCTTATAAAGGACGCCATGTCCGGCAAGCTATTGATAGTGGACATGGTTATAGATACCCCGCTAAATGATATATTAGTAAGGTACCTAATGGAACTACAGCAGCACGGTTATTCTAGACATCCCGATAGGTTGATACTAGAATTATTGGCCGCAGTAGTATCTTACGGAGAAGACTGCCTTCGTAAGAATGATATAGTGGGCGCATGTAGAGTGCAGTCCGAATGGCGCAAGATAGGCGCTGTATGTGAAGAAGTATGGGTTAACATAGCGGCCTAGGCCGCTTAACTATAGGAGCAGGTACCCCCCCCCTGCTCCATTTTTTAGATTACGCAGGTATAAATACAATGTGGTATTGACATGGCTACCTCTGCGTATTAACATTGCAGGTAGTTTTTTACATTAGGAGAAGTTGATGACTGAGTACTTA